CGTGTCCCGTGCTGACGCGCTCTGCGCGCCCATGAGCATCACCGCGGAGCGCACCCGTGACGCCGCTCTCGTCCTCGCCGGGCACGCCCGCGACGCTACGGAGCTACGCGACTGGCTTGAGGCCCTCGGGCTGGTGACGGCATGACCTGGACCTTCCTGGCTGTCCTGGCTGTCCTGGTCACGGTGTGGGCTGCCTGCCGGTGCCGGGCATGGCGGGCGGAAGCACGGGAGAAGGCCGCCGCCAGGCAGGAGGAGGCCGCCCGGCTGAACGCCGTGCGACGGCACCCGTCCCGCGTCCCCGGCCTCCCCAGAGACGGGGAGCCGCTCACCGACGCGGAACTGAGCGAGTACACGGGGATCATGTCCCGTCCCGTGCGGGATCCCAAGGCAAGAACAGACGGCAGCCCCCCAGGCGGTCGCGGACAAGACAGCAGTGAGGAAGCACGATGAGCACCACCACCGAAACCATCACTCCCGGCGTAGCGGCGCAAGCCCTGGCCTCATTCCAGGCCAGCACCAGGAACCACGAGCTAGCGGTCCTCCGCGACGACGGGCTGTACCGGCACCTGCGGTTCCGCGGTACCGGCTCCTCCTACTGGTTCGACCTGGTCACGTGGCCCGGCAACCTGGCGTTCACCGGCGACATGGGCAGCTACCTGTTCGGCCGGGTCGCCAGCGAGGACATGCTGGCGTTCTTCCGCGGCCAGCGGATCAACCCCGGCTACTGGGCGGAGAAGGTCAAGGCCGCCGACCACGGTGGCGTCAAGCGCTACTCGCCGGAGGTTTTCCTCCAGTCGGTTGCCGAGGAGGCCGCGGCGGGCGAGGAGGAGTTCCCCGGCCTGACCGACGCCGTCAACGCCGCGGTCATCGATGAGCTTTTCAACGCGGAAGACGAGGGGCAGGCGCGGGAGTTCCTGAACGACTTCGAATACCGCCCCGCCGATGAGGATGCCCGCGATGACGCCCCGCTGGCGTTCCGGTTCGCGGACACGTGGGAGTGGGACCTGACCGACTTCGGCTTCCACTACCTGTGGTGCTGCCACGCCCTCGTGTGGGGCATCGCCCGCTACGACGCGGTCAAGGCCGCCGGGGAAAGCACGATAACCGCCGAAACCCCCGGTTCCGCATCCCCCGAGCAGATGCTCCGGGAGTTCCATGCGGCCCTCAACGTCCACGGCGGACTCGCCCCCGCCACCCCGACCGCCGATATCCCCGGCTGGGTCCGTGACCTCCGCCTCAAGCTCCTCGACGAGGAAGTCGCCGAGCTTCATGAGGCGATGGAAGCCGGGGACCTTGAGAAGATCGCGGACGGGATCGCGGACATCGTCTACGCGGCCGTGGGGACCGCCGTTCCGTATGGCATCCCGTTCGACGCGGTACTGCGGGCTGTCCACGAGTCCAACATGACCAAGGACAACGACCCGGACCTCGGGAAGCTCGTCAAGGGGCCCGGGTACCAGGCGCCCCGCATCGCGGAGATCCTCGCCGCCGCCGGGGACGCGGCATGAGCGCCGGGACCGCAGAGCAGCCCGCCTACGAGGCGCTGATCCGCTGCCGGTACGCCACCCCCGATGAGGACGGCGACTTCAACGGCTGCGAACCGCACCCGGACGCCTGCGACTGGACCTGGTTCTGCAGCGTCTGCGACCGGGAGGTCAGCGACGGCGGGTGCCCCGACCACGCGCCGTCCGACGTGCCGGGGCTGCAGGTCGTCAGCTGTGACCAGCACCCGCGGACGCGGCTCCTCGCCGACGACGGGTATGAGCCGCCGTGCCCCTGGTGCGTCGCTGATGAAGCGAGCAAGGCCCACGAGGGATGCGCGCACGCCCGCCACGGCCGGTGGCGACGGTGGCGGGTCACTCACCGGGTGCTGTCGAGCCTGTACGGGGCCGGGGTGCTGCGCGGCTGGTGCAGTAGCTACGACTCCCGGTGCAAGGGCTGCGCGTCCGGGATCATGCGGGGCCGCAACCGGTACCTGCTGTGGTGGCCCCGGTGGAAGTGGTCCTGTCTCCTGGTCGCGCGGCACTGGCCCGGCGAGGAAGTCCTTGACGGCCTATGCGGGAAGTGCAACCCATGCGGCACCTGCGGATCGCAGCGGTTCGATCATGAGGCCGGCTGCGCGGTGGCAGCGTGACCGCCCGCACCGCCCGGCAGGCATTCGCCATCGCGAACCCCCTGAACCGCGCTGACGGCGACATCACCCCGTACCGTGCCGCCCGCCAGCACGGCACCGGCCTGCTGATCATGACGATCCTGGCGGTGGACCGATGATCGCGGATCAACGCCGGCCTGCCCGTGTGGCACGTGTCGGTGAGCGCCTGGTCGAGGCGCACGGAGAAGCGGGTTGCCGTCCCGGACGTGTGCGAGCGGGAGTCGGCCAGGCTGCTGCGCGGCGCAGGCGGCGACCGCGAGTGGTGGCACTGGAGCACGGCCGCCCTGATCGGGCACCTGCGCGTCGGGCTGACCGAAGCCGAGTACGCGACGCTGCCGCCCATGCAGGCCATCGACGACGCCGGGGAAACCGGCCCGGAGAGGAAGCGGACACCGTGAGCAGAAGCGACCCCGCGCCCATCCCCCTGCCCCCGCTGACTGTCGCCGCCGTGGACCCGGACGCGATGGAAGCCCTCGGGCAGGCCCTTGACGCCCTCATGGCCGAGGCGGAGGCCAGCGATGCCTGACTACCCCGGCACGTGGATCACCATCACCGCCCAGGCCGAGGGCAGCGACCATGACGGCTTCCGGGTCGCCCATTACTGGGACGGCCGCACGTTCGCCAGCAAGCCAGAAGCGGTGAGCAACGGCTTTGAGGCACGCGGGTCCGATGACTTCAACGTCGGCTACGTCAAGGGCGGCCGGCTGGAGTCCCTGTGGTGGATGGAGAACCGCCTCGCCGAGGATGAGCCCACCCTGGCAGGGATCGCCCGCGAGATCGGTATCGTGGCTTCCGCCCCTCCTCCTGAGCGCGCGGCCAGGCGGCTCCCCCCGCCCCGCCGCGCAGCCCCGCCCGCCCTCCCCGCATCCCCGGGCGGGCGGGGCCCCGAAGCCCCTGAGGCGCCGCCAGAGGGCAAGGCACCCGGGTACAGCGGGCAAGAGTGGCGCGACAAGGTGAAAGCCGCTACCAGCGGCCTGCACGATGAGCAGAGGCGCGGGAAGGGCCGCTACCGGAAGAAGGGCACCGTGCGGCCCGTGCCCGGAATGAACCGCAGGATGCCCCCGCAGCCGCCCGGCAGCGCGCCGTGAGCGGCCTCCGCATCGGCTCGCTTTGCGCCGGGTACGGGGGTCTTGACCTAGCAGTTGAGGCGGTACTCGGCGGGGAACTGGCATGGGTCGCTGACAACGACCCCGGGGCCGCCGCCATCCTCGCCCACCGGTTCCCCGCGGTAAAGAACCAAGGAGACATCACCAAGGTCGACTGGGCTTCGGCAGAGCCGGTAGAGATCCTGACCGCGGGGTTCCCGTGCACGGACATCTCCTGCGCCGGCCAGCGGAAGGGGCTGCGTGAGGGCAACCGGAGCGGCCTGTGGTTCCACGTTGCCCGCGTCATCGCCGAACTGAGGCCGCCGCTGGTGGTCATCGAGAACGTCAGGGAGCTGCTCAGTGAGCGAGCCGATAGCGACATGGAACAGTGCCCGTGGTGCCTGGGAGACCTCGGTGCCGAATCTGCTATGCGGGCACTTGGCGCCGTTCTTGCAGACCTGGCCGCGCTCGGGCTCGATGCGGAGTGGGTCAGTATTCCGGCGGCCGGAGTGGGAGCCTGCCACCTCCGCTGGCGAGTCTTCATCCTGGCCTGGCCTGCTGAAGACCCCGACAGCGCAACTCGCGGTGAACGGCGGGTCTCAGCACCCGGACAAGCGGAAGGCGGGGGGCCACGGGCCGACGCTCGCCGATCAGGTGGAGCACATGCCGCCCGCCCCCGGGGGCGCGGGACTGGAAGTCCGGGCAGTCGAACCTCATCGGGACGAACGCCCGGCCGCTGAGCGAGGTCGTGGAGATGCTCCTGCCGACGCCGGTAGCGCACGACGACGGGAAGTCCCCCGAGGCGCACATGGCGATGAAGGCCCGCATGCCCGGCGGCCCGCGGCACTCCATCACGAGCCTGGCGGTAGCGGCCCAGACGCTCCTCCCGATTGGCGGACTGCCGCAGCCTGGCGGCACCCGGGAGCCTTCGGACGCTACGAGCTCGCCGTGCGACGACACGAGCGAGCCTTCGGGCGGCCAGCCCCGGCGCCCGTTATGCCCGGCAGGAACGGTGATCCTCGCCTGTCTCCCGCCTTCACAGAGTGGATGATGGGCCTCCCTGCCGGCTGGGTGACCGATGTTCCCGGCTTGTCCCGCAACGCCCAGCTGAAGGCGCTCGGAAACGGGGTCGTGCCGGCCCAGGCGGAGATGGCGCTGCGGCTGCTGCTGGAACGCGCGGGCTTCTACGGCCGGGAGCGTGCCGCGTGACCGTCCCAGCGCCGGCGTGCGCCACGTCACTTACCGCGGCGGCGAGGGTCCGGGTCCTCCGCAAGGCAGCCGGCTGGTCACAGCGCCTCCTCGCCGAGGAGGCCGGGGTGTCCGGCTGCATGATCACGATGCTGGAGGGCGGTCAGCGGAACTTCACCCTCCCGGTCCTGGAGCGGGTCGCCAAGGCCCTAGGCACGGACGTGGCGACGCTGGTAGCCCCGGCCGGGAGAAGCCGGTGAGCACCGCCCTGCCGCCACGGGGACGGCCTCGCATCCCCAGGGGGAAGTCCCGGCCGCTGCCCCCCGCGTGGACGGGCATCACCGGCCCCGACTGCCACCTGTGCGCATGGTCGTGGCACAACGGCGTCCGCGAGGTCAAGTTCCGCAGCGAGGCGTGCACCGTCCGCCAGGCACCGGCTAGCAGCGGCTCAGAGGGCGGTGAGGGGCCGTGACGTTCCCCTGGTGGATGGCCTTCGCCGCGATCGGCGGGGTAGCCGCCGCGTTCCTGCTGTGGCTGCGGCGGGCGGGCCGCCGTTACTGGGTGCGGGGCGCGGGATGCCCGGGGTGCGCTTACCGGAACCAAGGGCCTTGCACGTGCAAGCGCAAGTGCATCAACCCCGAGTGCGGGTGGAGGCGGAAGCGGTGACCGTCATCCTGGCCGCCCTCTGGTGGACGCTCCCGGTCCTGCTGGTGCTAGCCCTGTCCAGGCTCACCCCGAGCCTCAGGGACGTAGGGCAGCCCGATAAGGACGGTGAATGGTGAGGTCAGTCACCGTCGCGGCGGCGCGTCTTCTTCCGGAGCGGACCAACCTCGGGCGCGGTGAGGCGGCTGATCGTGGCCCGGTCAAGGTAGCGGTCCGTCAGCGCCTCCAGGTCGGCGGGGCCGAGCTCGTCGCCCTTTTCCCGGCGTGCCCGGATGAACATCTCCTTGGCGCGCTCGTGGTCGCGGTTGGCGACAGCGCGGCTCGCCCGCGCGGTCCTGACCGCCTCCAGCAGCTCCTCCACCACGTCCATGCCCCAATCATCGGTGATCTTGCGTCGCGTTGCCAAGTCACGCGACAACGTCACCTTAACACGACATGCGCTCTCAGCGCGACAAGTGGACATGACTCACGATCATGTATTACAGTCATGACTGCGTTACCGGACACGGCACGCGAGCTACCACGGCAGGAGCCCAGACCTTGACCATCACCGACAGCCGGACCGTAGACGCTCATCAGTTCGCCGCCCTGTGCAACCTGTTCTGCCTCGCGCACTGCGACGGCGGCGAGGAACTGACCGCTGAGGAGATCGGCGACGTCCTGCTCCACCACGCCTACCCGGTGGTCTGCGACCACTCACGGCTGATGGCGCGCGCCGTGCTCGCCTACCTCGGGTTCCGCACCGGGGACGCCAGGGCCGACGAGCTGATCAGCGAGGTTCACGCCGCGATGCGCAACGGCAAGGGCTCGCTGCCCTGCGGCGACGACACGCCGTAATACCCCCCTGAAGACCGATGAGCGGGAAGGCGGCCGTGAGTGGCCATCAGCGCCTTGAGCAGCAAGGAGGCTCGCGCCGAGCGGTTCCGCGATGCTCAGCGCGCCTTGCCGGCAGAAGGGTGGTCCTAGTGCCCTGGGCTCGCATCGATGACGGGTTCGACGATCACCCGAAGGTGCTCGCGCTTCTTGAGCACGACGACGGGGCCACCGCCCTAGGCCTGTGGACCCTCTGCTTCACGTGGGCGAACCGGAACACCCGCAAGAAGGGGAAGGTCCCGGGGCACCTCCCGGCGAGCCTGCCCCGCCGCTACCTGGGAGTCCTCGGGCGGGACGCGGCGAAACTGCTGGTCGACGTCGGGCTGTGGGACCCGGACCTGGATGAGGGCGGCTGGCGTATCCACGACTTCGCGCAGCACCTCCCGACGGCGGAAACAAGCTCGGCGCGGGCGGAGGCAGGCAAGCGCGGCGCCGCTGCCCGGTGGGGCAAGCAGGCTGAAACCCCAGCATCCGATAGCAAATTGCCATCCGGCGATGGCAAACCCGATGGCAGTCGCATAGCTGGCCATATGGCAAACGATGGCAAATCCACGGGCACGGCGGAGGAGAGCCCGGCGGCCCCCGGGACGGGCACGGCGGATGGCTCCATGCCATCCGGCGATGGCAATTTGCTATCCGAGGATGGCAAATCCGATGGCCAGGCGATGGCAAGCGATGGCTCGCGCGCGCGTACCCAGTCCCATACCCATAAGAAGGTCAAAGTCAAAGACTCTGTGCCGGCTCCGCCGCCACGCGAAGACGTCGAACGACTCTGTGATCACCTAGCCAGCCGCGTCGAAGCCGGAGGCAGCAAGCGACCGGCCATCACCAAGGCATGGCGCGACGCCGCCCGCCTGATGATCGACCTTGACGGCCGGACCGAGCAGCAGGTCCACGACGCCATCGACTGGTGCCAGAACGACCCGTTCTGGCACTCCCGCGTCATGGCGATGCCGAAGCTCCGCGAGAAGTACGACCAGCTCCGCTTGCAAGCGATCGAAGAGCGGAAGAAGGCACGCCCCGGCGGCGGCCTCCAGCCCGGGGCGGCCGGGCACCCGAGGCAGGTCAGCTACAGCGACGAGGAGTACACACGTGGATGGCAGTGACGGGCACGGGGACGTGGCGCGGTTCTTCCCGGGCGCCGCTGAGGCCAGGTGCGACGGCTCGGGCGGCTGGGCGACCGTGGTGCACCCGGAGAACGGCCCGGCGTGGGCGCGCTGCCCGCTGTGCGCCGGGGACAAGGCGATAGCAGCCGCTGACGAGGTCATCCCGCCCCGCTTCCGGGTGCCGGTCACCATCCCCGCCGCCGTGGAGGCGTGGGCCTCCTGCGGGCGCGACGCGCAGGGCCTGTACCTCACGGGGCCGGTCGGCACCGGCAAGACCCACGCGGCGTGGATGGCCGTGCGGAAGTGGTGCGCCGCGACGGGCGTCATCGCCCGCGGCATCCCGCAGGAGGCCCGCGGGGGCGCCGTGAGCGGGCCGGCCGTCATCTTCACCCGGATGACCGACCTGCTTGATGACCTGCGGCCCGGCGACGGGGCCCGCGCCCGGGTCCGCGACTGCCAGCGGGCCGCCCTGCTCGTCATCGACGACCTCGGCGCCGAGAAGGCGTCGGAGTGGACGCAGGAGCGGCTGTACTCGGTGATCGACCACCGGTACGCCGCCTGCCTGCCGCTGGTCGTCACGTCGAACCTGCCCCCGGCGAACGTCGGGGAGCAGGCCGGCGACCGCACCGCGAGCCGCCTCGCCGAGATGTGCACGGTCGTCCCCATGACCGGGACCGACCGCAGGAGGCCGCCGTCATGACTGAGAGCGCTAGCCGGCGCCTGGTCCCCGTGGACCCGGACGACGATCCCGCTGACGGCCCGGAGGTCATCGCCGAGCAGGCGGTCCTCGGCGCGGCGGTCCGCTCCCCGGACGACGCGGCGCAGGCCCTGGCCCTGCTGCGGCCGGAGTACTTCTCCCGCAACGCCCACCGGGCGGTGTTCGAGGCCGTGGAGCGGCTGTCCGGCAAGGGCCTCGCAGTTGACCCGGAGGACGGCCCGGGGACCGCGTGGCCGGCGGCGGTCCTCGGCGAGCTCGCCGCCGCGGGGATCATGCACAACGTCGGGGCGCCGGGGATGGGCACCGGGGGCGCGTTCCTGCACTCGCTGATGCAGCGGGCCGGGTCGGTCGCCTACCACGCCGCGGCGGTCACCACGGCGGCGCGGCAGCGGGGCATCCGGGCGGCGATCGCGTCGTGCGCGTCCCTCGCGGCGAGGCCCGGCTTCGACCCGGACGCGGACGGGGAGCAGGTCCGCAAGATCATCGACGACGCCATGGCGTTCGCCGCGCCCGTCCCGCTGCGGCCCAACTCCGAGGCCGTGCTGCGGGTCCTGGAGGCGATCGAGGCGGGCGCGGTCCCCGGCCTCCCGACCGGGTACCCGGACCTTGACGACGCGATCGGCGCCCTGCGGCCCGGTGAGCTGATCGTGATCGCGGCCCGCCCCGGGGTGGGCAAGACCCAGCTGGGCTTCTGCATCGCCGACCACGCCGGCACCCGGCTGCAGGTGCCGGTGCTGTTCGCCAGCCTGGAGATGACCGAGGACGAGCTGACCCGGCGGCGGATCGCCGCGACCGCCCAGGTCAGCCTCCATGACCTCGTGCGGCACCAGGTCAGCGACGCCCAGTGGCAGCAGATCGGCGGTGCCCGCGACCGGCTGCTGGACACGCGGCTCTACGTTGACGAGACCTCGCACGCGTCGCTCGGCCATATCCGCGGGCGGCTCCGCGCCATGGCCCGGGCGGGGGACGCGGCCCGGCTGCTGGTCATCGACTACCTCGGGTTCATGAGCGCGCCGAGGGCGGAGACCCGGCAGCAGGAGGTCGCCGCGCTCGCCCGCGGGGCGAAGATGCTCGCCCGCGAGCACTCCATCCCGGTGATCCTGCTCGCGCAGCTGAACCGGGGGCCGGAGTCCCGGGCGGACAAGGTGCCCGTCCTCGCCGACTTGAGGGAAAGCGGAGAGGTGGAGCAGACCGCGGACATCGTGATCCTCCTGCACCGGGAGGACGCCTACGAGCCGGAGTCCCCGCGGGCGGGGGAGATCGACCTGCTCATCAGGAAGAACAGGCAGGGCCCGCAGACAACGCTGACGATGTGCCATCAGGGCCATTACGGGCGGATCGTCCCGATGGCCCCTGCCGCCTGGTCCCCGTCCGCGAAGGCGGCGCCATGACCCGCTCCCCGCTCGGTGATTCCTGCCAGGGCCACGGCCCGGGGACTGCCCCTGTCGTCTTCCCGTGCGACGTGACCAGTGAGGGCGGTTCCCTGTGCGCCGTGTACCGCTGCCACTGCGGGACGTCCTGGGCCTGCTGGTGGGACCTGCGGGCTGCGGGCTGGACACCGGGGGACGCGGCGGGCTTCGGGAGGGAAGCCGCATGACCGCCGCCAGCCCCCCGGTCACCGGACGCGGCCTGCGGATGACCCACGCCGGGCTGCAGGAGGCCGTCACCGACCTGTGCGACTGGTACGGGATCTTCTGGTGGCATGACACGGACAGCCGGCGGAACAAGTCCGGGCTACCCGACTTGCTGATCATCGGCACCGCTGAGCTGTGGCGTGAGCTGAAGGTCCCCCCGGACGGCTTGCGCCCTAGGCAGCGTGAGGTGGGGCAGCGGATGCTCGCCGCCGGGCTCAACTGGGCCGTGTGGACGCCGGGCGACTGGCGGTCGGGGCGGATCCGGGCGGAACTGGAGGCGATCCGGTGACCGCGGTCGTCCTGGGCTTGCTCGCCGCCCCTTTCAGGGCTGCGATCCGCTGGCTTGAGGAAAGCCCGCGCGCCGCCCGTAGCGCGAACGCGAAGGGCCGCCGCACCCCATCCCGGGCTGAGGCTGTCGCTGCCCGCCGTAAGCGCCGTGCCGTGGCTGAGAGGGCACGCCGTGGCTAGGCCCGCCGCCCGGAAGGCGGGCGGGAAGCTGGCGGCGGTCCACTACGCCGCGAGGGGCGGCGCGGCGTGCGTGCCGTTCGAGCGGCCCGGGGGCCGGCTGGTCACCGCGGAGCCGGGTGACGTGACATGCGGGCACTGCTGCAAGAGGCCCGGGTGGCGGGCCGCGGTCGCTGCCGCCGGACTGGACGAGCACGCGGGCGAGTCGCTGCGAGTCATCTCAGGCGGTGCCGCATGACCGATGCCGCGCTGGCCTTCCTGGTCGCCGACATCTTCGGGCTGTGCCGCCGCTGCACGCAGGCCCCGCGGAGGGGCACCAGGGCCTTGTGCCGCCGCTGCTACGACCGGGCGTGCCATTACGGGCGCCTGGATGACTACCCGCCCCTGGCGGACCCCTGGGCGGCGTCCCATGAGGTCATGACCGCCCGGCACCGGGGCCGCCTTGAGGACTTCGAGTTCCTCGCCGGGCAAGCCCTGAACCCCCTGTTCAACGCGAACGACAACCCCCTAGGAGGAACCCCGTGAACGACGACACCGCCGGCGCTGGCCCCGACCCCGGCGAGGTGCTAGACGCCCGGCTCGCCGCCCGGCTAGCCGCGCTCAGCGCAACCTACTCGCCGCGAGTGGAGGCGGACGCGGTTGCCGCTGAGCGGGAGCGCATCCTCGGCCTGTTCGGCAAGTGGATCACGGTCGCCCTGGCCGAGCCGAACGCGCACCCGCCGGAGGCGTGGAAGGTGGCGTTCGCTGACCTGATCAGCGACAGGCCACAGTTCGCGATCACCGGAACCGATCCCAATCATGAGCCTGGCCTCTCCGAGTGCGGCTGCCGGATGTGCGACCCGCAACGGCACGGCGGATCGGCGTGGAACTGGGCGGACGGCCTGGCCGATGCCGGGCTGCGGTCAATCGCCCGGGACGGCGCCGGCGACCTGAACGACGGTCGTCCTGTCACCTGGTCTGCTGCCTGCGCCCCCGGCGGGTACGTGTGCGCCGTACCCGATGACCTCACCGACGATGGCATCTGCGGCAAACCCGGTCGAGAGCGAGCCGTGCAACCGCCACGGGGACGACGCCCCGTCACCCGCCATGGGGGGGCTGCAGGCACCGCGCCCGGTAGTGCGCGTCCTGCCGGACCAGGATGGGCAGCACGAGGCGACACCTGCGGTCACCCCGGGGCAGGCCGCCTACGAGGCCAGCATCGGCATCATCCGCGATGACTTCGACGGGCCGCCGTGGGCGTGGGAGACGCTGCCGCCGAGGCACCGCAAGGCGTTCGACGTCGCAGGGGAGGCCGCGATCGAAGCCAGCGGACTGCGCGCCGAGCTGAACGATGCCCGCGCCGAGATGGCCGAGGTCCGCCGGATCACCTACCAGGGCGGCCAGGATGCCGCGTCCGTCCGTCACGAGCTCCTCGCCTACCTGGAGGGGCGTAATGCCTGAGACCCTCGCCCCTGCCCCGGTGACCGCGGTCGCTGACGCGGCGGTGCGGCTCGCTGAGCTGGCGCTGGCGTTCGGCCGGATTGACAGGACCGCCTGCACCCACCCGGACGGCACCCCTGAGTCCGACAGTGATCACACGGTGATGCTCGGCTGGCTGGCCCCTGCGCTGGCCGCGATCACCGAGCCTGCCCTTGACCCGTGCCTGATAGCCGCGTTCGCGCTGGTGCACGACGCTGTTGAGGTGTTCGCGGGGGACACCCCGACACTGCGGATCACCAGCGACGGCCTGGCGGCGAAGGCGGCCCGGGAGCATGCCGCAGCCCGGAGGTGGCATGAGGAGCTCGGACATGCCCTGCCGTGGCTCCCGGGCATGATCACCCGGTATGAGGCGCAGGACTGCCCTGAGGCCCGGTTCGTGCGGGCTGCGGACAAGGTCTGCCCCAGGCTCCTCCACATCCTCAGCGGTGCCGCCGACCTGGCCGCCTACGGCGTGACCGCCGGGGAACTGCGGGGGATCCTCACCCGGCAGCGGGCCGCCATCATGGGGTACGCCGGGGAGTTCACCGGGCTTCTCGCCCTGTGTGACGAGATGGCGGGCAGGACCGTCAGGGCGCTGAGCGACCGGGAGGCCCGCGATGCCGCCTGAGCAGATGACCCCGGAAGTCCTTGCCGTCACCCTGGAGCAGACAGCCACGTGGATGGCTACCCGCCCTGCCGGGGTGACGTGGACCGGCGACGGGCTGGACGGCACCGTGGCGGGGCTGAGGGACGCGGCCAAGAGCATCCGCAAGAACCTCACTCCCGCGTGGGATGCCCTCACCCGCGAGCGGGACGCGGCGCAGGCTGCCAACGTGGCGCTCAAGAAGCAACTTCTAGAGGCCAAGGCGGATCAGGCTGATGCGATCCGCGAGCGGGACACCGGGCGGCAAGCGGACGTCCGGACTGACGCCGACGAGCCCGGCTGGCTTCACGTGACCTGCGGTGGCTGCGGCGTGGAGTTCGGCACGAACTTCGCCGTCGAGGAGCTTGAGTGCCCCGAGTGCGAGGCGCGACGCTGCCCGGCATGCCATACGTGGTTCGGCGGTGAGTCATGACCTGCCCGCCCGCCCGTACCGAAGCTGAGGCCGCTGCTGCGGATAAGCTCGCCGCGCGGATGACGGAGCTTGGCCTGGACCTGGCGATGATGGTCCGCGAGCAGGGGTCGGAAGCCGTGGGGGAGTGGCTGGACGGGAACGTCTCCGGCCTCTCCGCCGCCGAGCTTCGGGCGCTGCTGGTGATGCTGGCCGCGATGGTGGACGTGGACCGTCCTGTGCGGGACCTGCTCGGCTGGACGTCGGCTTTCACGTCGTGGCCGGGGGAACGGCGGCTGCGGCATCCCTGCGGGACGGAGGAAGCCTTCCAGGCGCATGCGTGGCGCAACCGGCAGCGGAAGGAAGCCGGGCTGCCGTGCGAGCTGATCGACCCGGTGTGCCGGGAGGCGCATGACGCCCGGGTGTCCGCTGCCCGCCAGGTGACGGGAAAGCGCGCCGAGCGGAAGCAGGCGGCAGCGTGACTTGCACACGGCGTCTTTACCTGGTAAAGTAATGGCAAGCGGGAGGGAAGAGCCTCCCGGCCAGGGAAACAGGGAGCACGACATGACCGTGAAGATCCGCAAGTGCGACGCCGGCACCGACTACGCCGAGGCGCTCGCCGTGCTAGATGAAGTCGGCCCGGCCAACGCCACCGACGCCCAGAACATGGCCGGGTTCTGCGAGGACGTCATGCAACTGACGGTCGGCGCGTTCTCCCCCCGGCTGGTCTGGGAAGGCGCGCAGAAGGCCGGCCTGACCACCCTGGAACTCCACGAGATCTGCCACCGCAAGGATCTTGACAGGCTAGACGACCTGCAGTGGAGCTAAGCCGTGGTGCTCACCGCACGCGACATCACCATGAACGCCGATGCGTTCCGAAGCGCGTACCCGGGATGGCCTCATCCTGAGCCTGAGAGGAGCACCATCATGACGCTGGAAGAGGTTTCGCGGGCACTGCGCGACGCGGGATTCGCCGAGGCGGTCGTTGCCCCCACCGCCGGAGGCGTCCGTGTGAACGCCGCAGGCTTCCGCGCGTACGCCGACAAGGGCTACGCCGACAGGGGCACCGTCCGCCTGGGTTACTGGCCGGCCGAGGACGAGTTCCCCGGCGTCCACTTCGACGCGCCCGGCATCAGCGACCGCATGCGGGACATGGATGACGCCTACACGGCGGCGCTAGTGGCTGCCGGGTACGCGGTTGACCGCTCGTCCGGCGCTGTGATCGTCACGGGAAAGGAGTCCTGATGGAAGACGACGGCTACCAGGCCGTGAGCCTCGGCTTCGTGAACGACTGCGAAGGCGAGAAGGTCGAGGTGCTCCGCAACCCGGACGGCAGCGTCCTGCTGGAGCGGCTCGCGACGCTGACGTTCATCGAGATACCGGCCAGTGAGCTGGCCACGCTCCGGGAGGCGATCGACCGCGCCGCGATGACGGGGCAGGAGGAGGCACCTTCTGCGTTCGAGTGCGGTCACTGCGGCGACCGAATCACCCTCCTGGGCGGCGCATGGACCACTGAAGACGGGACGACCGCGTGCACGGACACGTCCGCCCCGTACGTCCCCCACAAGCCGAAGGAGGGCTGACCATGACCGCCCGCCTGTACCGCCTTACCCGGGACCTGAAGGCAGGCACCCCGGGGAACCAGTTCCCCCGTGACCTGATGGCCGGGGAACTGCTCTACCGGTGCACCGCCCCGTACGCGGCCAGCCTCGCCGGCGACGTCGGCGCGATGCTGACCGAGGATCCGGACGGCGGCTACCCGGGTTACGAGGTGCCGCGCAGCGCCGTGGAGGAAGCGCCGGCCGAAGCCGCCCCGGTGCCTGCCGCGCCGGCTTACGACGAGATGGCGCACAGGGTCTTCCATGACCGGCGCTGCCGTTGCGGCCACAAGAAGGGCGTCCACTCCGGGCGGGACGCTGACGGCCGGTGCGTGCTGCGCCGCTGCGGCTGCGGCCAGTTCGAGGATGCCGGGACTGAGCCGGCGGGCCGCCATGAGTGAGCATCCCGCCGCGCTGATGCGCCGTGCCGTCGCCCGCCTGCTGAAGGCCAGCGCCACCGCCACCCCCGGCCCGTGGCGGGTGTCGTTCATCGACGGCGTGATTCCGGTGGTCGACGGCCCTGGCCCGGAGTCCAGCCTGGTAGCGGAGATGTACTGGCGCGGCCACTTTCCGCGCGACGGGCACCTGAAGGCGGACGCCACCCTGATCGCGATCCTCCGCAACTCCGCTGAGGCGCTGGCCGGATGGCTGGAGGCGGAGGCGGAGCGGGCCAGCAGGGAGATTGGCGTCCCGTTCGTGCGGTCCCCGGATCTGCGGTGCCGCACCTGCGACGGCACGCCGGACGTTCCCGGTGGCTGTGAATGCTGGGACGAGGCACTGTCCGTGGCCCGCGCGATCCTCGGGGAGGGGCAGTGAAGGCGGAGCCGTGGATCGTGCATCACCGCGACGGCTGGTGTGCCCTGCCGCCCGGTGCCGTGCCTGACCCTGCCGCACTCAACGACCCGACCCTGTGCGGCTACGTGGTGACGATGCGCGGGGGGAGCAAGCACGGGCAGCCTGACTGCCCTGAGTGCCTTGCGCTGCTCGCCAGGGAGGCGGACGACAATGGCTGAGCCGCTGACCTGCGACCGCTGCATGAGCGCACCTGCCTCGCTGCTCCTGGTGCTGGCGAAGGCTGTCCGCGACAACGGAAAGGCCGCTAAGGGCCTCCGGTCAGGCGAGAGGGTGCTCCTGCTGCGCTGCGAGGCGTGCCTCAGGGGCGAGTTGCCCGTGCTTGAGCGCGGCGGCCGGGCGTTCACGGTACTCGCGGTCACCAGCGCCGAGCACGCAGCGAGGGAGGCGTGTCGTGACCGTGTGGGCTGAGGGCATGGCGTGCCGGGTCGTGGAGCACGACGACCAGACGCGGGAGCCGAAGCCGGGCGGCAGGGTGGAGGCCACGCTAGTGGAGCGGCTCACGGGACCCTACGTGCAGGTCCGGACGGGCAGGTGGGGGCGGATGAGCTTCTGGGCTGCCTCAGGCTGGGCGGCGTGGGATGGCCAGTTCCGGTGGCGGCTGTTGCCGGGGACCGGAGACGAGGCCGCCACGGCGGCAGGAACGGAGGCCCGGTGAGCGACGCTGAGCGCATCCGCTGGGAGGAGAGTCCCCTCGGCATGACCGACGGCCACGTCGGCGGCGTTGAGGCGTGCCTCTTCTCGGTCTGGCAGCCCCCGCAGGCAAGCGGGGAGTGGGTGCTGACCACGGAGCTTCCCGGGATGGAGGGTACGCGCGTCTACGGGGATGACCCGGGGGAGCTGAAGGCGGAGGCGGAGCGGCTGCTGGCGAAGTTCACCGCTTCCCTCGCCGCGGTTTTCCCGGGTCACCTCACCGAGTCGCAGCGCTTCCAGGTGCAGGAGGCCCGCGACTGCCTCGGCACCTGGGACCTCGCCCGCGCCCCTGGCGTGATCAGCCGGGAGAGCGTCCTAGCGGACCAGGTGCGTAACCTGCTCGCCATCATCGATGAGGTCGTCCCGGCCGGGCCAACTGTTAACGATCATCACCAGGAGGGGAACCCATGAGCGAGGCACGGATCGAGAGCGTCACCATCACTGCGGGGGACGATGAGCAGGTCTTCACCGTAGATCCTGAGGCCGGAGAGCCCCAGTCGGTCACGGTCACCATGGCCGGCGGCCGGAAGGTGACGGTGAACGCGGACGGGGGCCTTGGCCTGGAAGACGGCCGCACGGTCACCGTCGGCGCTGACGGGGCCATCCAGGTCGGGAGGCGCGCGAGGGCATCGGACCTGGGCGGAAAGTACGGCGTCAACCTCGGCCCCGGGGCGCGAGGCATCCAGATAGGCCCCGGCAACACCCAGGTCAACTCGTTCTAGCGGAGAGGAGCCCCCCGATGGAGCCTGACAAGACTAGCTATCCGCCGTCACCGTTCCCGGTGGACTACTCGGCTTCCCCGTGCGGTGACTGCGGGGTGGCACCAGGCGTGCCTCACGAGGATGGCTGTGACGTTGCCCGGTGCCTGTTCACGGGAGGCCAGCGGATCACCTGCGGGTCGCTGGGGTTCCTCGGCGTCGAGGTGCCCGCTCACGATGACTGCGGCGATGAGGCCTGGACTGGCACGTGGCCAGGCGAGGCGGAGTGCCGTGAGTTCGGCTGGCATTCCGTGTTCATCCCCCCGAAGGCGGCCGAGGAGTACGGGAAGTGGCTGTGCTGCGATAAGGACCACCCGGGCGCCGGGCCGGACCTGAACAGGCTCGTGACCGAGGCCCGCTGGGACCGGGAGCGCGGCCGGTGGGTGCTGCGGGCCGCCCCGGCGCCGGAGGTCATCCTCGTTCACGCCGTCCGGACATGCAACGCTTACCCGTGTCAGTGGGACGCGACTGACGCCTCCGGCGGCTACTGGTACCTGCGGTACGAAAGCGGCCGGGGGCGGATGGGCCGCGAGCCGCTGGACATACGGCTCTCTTTCACCGGGGCGAGCGACCCTGAGGTGATCACGATCGCCGAGTTCTGCGAGCGGATCGGCGTCGCCTGGTTGCCTGAGGGAGGCTAGCCATGGCTGAGCACGCGGAGGGCGAGGTCCTCGGATTCGTGGTCGTCACGTTCAATCAGGCGTCCGGCCAGCCGGACATTGATGCTCCCGGCCTTGACGACTGGGACACGGCGTGCCTGGAGCGGGACGACCGCCGGGCGAAGACGAAGGCAGCCGGGCGGGGAGAGCGGCATGAGGTAGCCGCCGTGATACGGCTAGAAGGGGATAGCTGATGGCTACCGGACGGCCGCTAAACTACACGACGACGATCGCGGCTAGCCGCACTGCCGGGGAATGCCAGTCGATCCTCGCCGCCGCCGGGGCCGCCTCGGTCGCGACCCACTTCGAGGGAGGTCAGCCGTCCGGGCTGTCGTTCACCCTGAAGACCCCGCACGGCGTCCGCGCGTTCACGCTCCCGGTGAATGTCGAAGGCGTCCAGCGGGTGCTCCGGAAGGCCGAGAAGGACGGAAAGTTCGCCGGGGCCAGGAAGGGGCCGGGGCACTTTTCCAGCCGGGAGCACGCCGCCCGCGTTGCATGGCGCGTGGCGAAGGACTGGCTTGAAGCGAACCTCGCGCTGATCGAAGCGGAAATGGCCTCGCTGGAGACCGTCATGCTGCCCTACTTGCACGTTGACGGGGAGCGGACGCTGTGGCAGGCGTACCAGGACAACGAGCGGGCAGCGATCGAGGCGGGCGGCGCGTCGTGATCGCGGTCCTCAACTGGCCCACTGGTTCCTCCTGTTCCTGCTGTCCGCCTTCGGCGTCTTCGAGGGCGTGCGGGACTTCTTCACGGGCATCGCGCAGGCGGTCTCCCTGGCCGGGGAGCGCAGGCACAAGCGGCGGATGAAGGAGCTCCGGCTCCGGGCCAGGATCGCGGAGGGCGCGGTCCTTCCCCGCCCAGCCGGCCAGGGTTCCGCGCCGGGGCCGTGCGTGCACCGCAACGTCGTTCCCGTCGTGTCCGCGGCCGAGGAGGTCGTCGCGTGGCTGTGCCGGTCCTGTGAGACGAGGCTCCCGGCTGACTGGGCAGTACGGGAGGAAGACCTGTGAGCCGGGTAATGCGGGCCGGTCCTTCTCCGCCACGGCGAAGACCCCCCGCCCGGTGACCGCGAACGCCCATCCCTCGGCGATCAGGACCTGGACGGCCTTAGTGGCGGTTCCCCTGGCGACTCCGTGTTCCTGGGTGAGGGCACGGTTGGAGGGGAGGGCGCGGCGGGGCGGTATCCGCCCGGCGCGGATGTCTTCACGCAGGAGGCCCGCGAGCTGCTCGTACAGCGGCTCGGGTGCCTCCGGGTCTATCGGCCCGGTCACGCGTACATCATGGGTTGCCTCGGGTAGCACGCCCCCCCCGGGGCTGCCCGTAGCATGCCATGGGACACTACGGGATGGTATGGACCAGCGTAGGGCACCCTGGTATGGTTGGTCACCTGCGCACGGTGCGCCGCGGCCCGGGCACCGTGCGCAGTCACGATCCAGGGCCGGGACCGGGAGGAACGGAAATGCAGCCTCAGGGTGAAGGCGCCGGCCAGGGTGAAGGCGCCCGCTGGGTCAAGAGCTCGCGGAGTTTCTCCAACGGCGCCTGCGTTGAGGTGGCCGGCCTGCCCGGCGGCGTGGTCGGCGTCCGGCACAGCAAGGACCCGGGCGGGCCTGTCCTGCGGTTCACGCCGGCCGAGTGGCAGGCGTTCCTCGGCGGCGCGCGGGCCGGGGAGTTTGACGGCTTCGGCGCCACGCCTTCCGGACGCTGAAGATGGGCAGGTCCCTGACCAACGTCCGCGGGCAGAGCAGCAACCACGGCCCGGCGGCCCTGCCGCAGGAAGTCCGGGACACCCAGGTCACCTTCTGGCAGATGATCTGAGGATCCCCCGGCGCTTCTCCCCGCTCCCTTTAGCGCCGGGGGGTGAGCGGCCCAGGGGTGAACGGGCGCATGCGGCTCGCCCGGCCCCGGACTGCCGCTCACAGGGAAGGCCTCGCCCCCCGGTTCACCCGGAGGGGCGGGGCCTTCGCCGTTGCCCCGGTGCTACGCTGGCCGGCGAGGGGGAAGCACGCTCAGAGGGGGGCCGTGACTGCCGTGACCGGTGACGTCGCTGACGGGCTGCTGCCCGACGTCCGCGACATGGACATCGCCGACCTGGCCTTCGGCGGCGAGTCGGGCCTGGACCGGGCACTGGAGCGGATCCTCGCCTCTGCCGGCGAGTGCAACTTCAACAGCTTCGGCTCCAGCATCTGAGACCCGGCTGCTGCTACGCTGGCCGGCAGGATCCCACAGGGGGGCACGGTGAAGGATGGGCGTTCAGCCACCGCTCGCGGCGGATCCCGTGCTGGCCGGTTCCCGGAGACCGTAACCGGGCCTTGTGACCCCCCGCCCACCGCGAAGGGCGGCCCGGCGTACCGCGACTGGCCGGGCTGCCCGCCCCCGCTCTCGCCCTTTGCGGCAGGATAAAGAGCGTGACCGCCGCCGTTCTCCCGCCCCTCATGCTTGAGGATCTCTTTCCCCTCATCCACCGCGGGACGCTGCCCTGCCTGGCCGCCCGTGACCTGGCTGACACCGGTGCCGCGATCGAGCGCCGCCGCCTGGATGAGGTCCACGGGTGCGCGCTGTGCGGCGAGCGGGCATGTTCGGCCTTCGCCTTCGGGCCGTCAGACCTGATCGGCTCCGCCCGGTGGCTTGACCTGTGCCCGCCGCACAGTCACGCACTACGGCTGATGGCAGGCCGGCTGTCCTGTGCCTTCGTTACCGACGATGAGATAATCCGCCGCTATGAGGCATGGCTACGTACCCGGTGACTGCCCAGCCTTCCCTGGGTCACCAAGCGGCGTGAGCTCCGGCCCGCCCTGGCGTGAGTTGAGCACCGTGACCCGTCCCCCTCGCCGCGCCGGCTCCCCGTGGCGCATCCTGGTCCACCAGTGGCTCGGCACCAGGAGCACGAGCGGCTTCCGCTACGGCACGGCGTACCACGTCGGCAACGACCCGGCAGCCCCCGCGCGGGGAGCGGAGACCACCCGTCAGCTGAACGCGATGCGCCCGGACCTGCAGCCGCTTCCCGGGGACGCTGAGGCGTACACGACGCTGGAGGGAACAGAGTTCGATGAGCTGGTCATCGGCCGCTGGATCCACCTGGAGCAGCAGGATTCAGGCCGCTGGTGGATGAGCATTGGCGGGGTAGTCATCAACGTGACCGCCGACAGGGACGGGCGCCCGCGGAAGGTTGACGTCTACGGGCCGGACGATTATGACGGCCGGCAGGAAGGCTGCCGGTACGCCATCACGTGGTCAGGCGAGGAGAACCGCTGAGCGATCAACGCGTCATGCGGCCTCGCCGGAACTCGCGCGCCTGGCGCGCTCAGCTGCCTGCATGGCCAGTATCATCGCGCGGACCTCAGTGAAGGGGACCTGCTCGGGAATCCGGGCATCCCCGGTGCCCTGGTACTTGCGCGCCCGCTGTATGTAGAGGAGCAGCGACTTGCCCGGGCGGAACCACTCCCCCTTCACGCAGTGCGCGGCGAAGACCCCGTGAGCGTCGTTCTCTTCCTTCCGTCCTCCGGGCGTGGCCAGCAGGAGCCGCAGCGGGCCGTGCTCGCCGCGGAGCCTGCGCAGGCGCGGGCGGTAGCTGGCCGTGTAGCCGATCTTGATCAGCCCGTCTGACTCGCGCTGCAGGTAGTAGACGATGCTCCGGGCCTCGCGCTGGCCCTCCGCGATCACGCGGGCGCGCTCGGCCTGTTCTTTCCGGGCTGCCTCGTGGCGCTCAGGCGCTTCCGCGATGTGGCGCTTGTAGAACCAGTCGAGGGCACGGTGGTAGTGGTGGAGGCAGAGGTCGATGTCGCCGAGGGACTCGGTTGCCCGGCGGTCGCACGGGTCGCCGGCGTCATGGGAGAGGTTCGCGGTCGCCCACCGGGCTCCGCATGGCGGGGACGCGTCGTCCTCGCGGTCGCCGGGGACGCTCACCGGGTGGCCCGGATGCCCGCACATTGCCCGCACGGACGCGCGAGAATCACCCCGGTACAGTCAGGGACGGCCGGGGAAGTCAGTCTTTTCGAAAAAGGGCACATGACCTATCTAAACTCTCGATCGCCCGGAGGGTCGGGGACGCGCTAATCCGGTCGGGATCGCACTGCTAATGCGGTTAGGGGGTGACCCCTTCCGGGGTTCAAATCCCCGATCCTCCGCTCCTGACCAGGACGTTTGCTAAAGGCCACCCGGGCCGGGAAGCCCGCACGGAGGCCCGAAAACCTGAAAGCCCGCACATTGCCCGCACGCCGGTCGGCGGGAGGCGCTCACCGGGCATCCCGGCCGGCCTGCGGGATGACCGCCGCCGCCTCCTCCGCCATCGCCGCCGCGATGTCCGGGAACAGGTGCACGTACACGTCCTCGGTGAACGACGCGCGACGGTGGCCGAGCATCCCCGAGATGTAACTGGTGTCCTGCCCGGCGGCCTTCCGGTAGCTGGCCGCCCCGTGCCGGAGGTCGTGGAACCGCACGGGGGGAAGGCCGATCCGGAACGCCAGCGTCCGGAGCCGCCGGGACGCCCACTGCCCCAGCACGCCCGTGCCGTCCTCATGGGTGAACACCCGCCCGGTGTCGGTCCACGCCGGCCCCCACGCCAGCCGCTCCGCCGCCTGCACCCTCCGCCACGCCCTCAGCGCCTTCAGCGCCCGCGCCGGGATCGGCACCTCCCGCATTCCCGCCGCCGACTTCGGGCCGTCCCCGGCCTCGGTGTCCCGCACGTACAGGACCCCGGCGTCCAGGTCCACCTCCGCCCACGTCAGGCCGACCTCCTCGCCGCGGCGCAGCCCGACGTAGACCACCAGGCACCACAGGGCGAACAGCCGCTCGCCCTCGACCGCGTCAAGGAACGCCCCGGCCTGGACCGGGGTCCACACCATCACCGGGCACGGGCGCAGCGCCGGCGACGCCCACAGGGCTTCCCGCTCCACCGTCGTCAGCCGTTTCCCCTTCGCCTCCTCCGCCTCCGCCTCCCGGCGGGCGAGGGCCGCGCGGAACGCCGCCACTCGCGGGCCAGTCCAGGCGATTGGCTTCACCTTCACCGCGCGGGGCAGCTCCGCGCCCTGGCACGGGCTGACGATGAACATCGCTGGTATCGCGGCGTTCATCGCCGCCCGGAACGGGGCGAACATCCTCGCGACCCGGGCGGGGGACAGTGGCCGCGTGTACTTCTTGCGCCGCTCCTCCCCCTCCGGCAGGACACGGCGGTCATCATCGGCGCGGGCGGCGATCATCCGGCGCAGCATCTCCGACGGCCCGGCGCCGGGGAGGAGCGACTGGCCGATGAGCATCATCTCCCGCATGACCTCCTCGACGTGCCGGCGGCGGACGTCGGTGACCCGCATGTGGCCGAGGGCCGGAATCCAGTACAGGCGGAACGCCTCGTCGTCGGTTTCCCGGGTCCGCTTCTTCTGGTTGACCTTGCCCGCCTGGTAGGCCCGCAGGTAGTCGGCGACCTTCAGCGCCCGGTCCGGTGCCCCCGCCCCGCCGCCGACCCGGGCGAGGACCGCGGCCAGCTCGTCCTCGGCGTCCTTCTTCGTGGGGAACGGCCCGCCGACGGGCTGCCTGCGCTTCTCCCCTGGTGCCTTGGGTGCCTCGTACCGGTAGTACCAGGACCCGTGGCCCTTCTTCTTCAGGTCCGGGCAGGCGGTGTGCAGCTTCTTCCCGGTTTCCGGGTCGCGGCACCAGCACTGCCGGTAGACGGTTCCCCTCATCGCTTGTCTCCTTCTATGGCGGCGGCGGTCTGGTCGTCTTCCGCGGCGATCTCCCGGAGCCGGGCGGCCCTGTCGCGGTACCGGGCGGCGGCCATGGCCCGCTCGTCGGGCGCGGTGTCATCGGCGCCTGTCCACCGTGCGACGGCGGCGGCCCACTCGGGGCTGAGCCACCGGCCGGCGAGGGCGTTGAACCGGTCCCGGTACGCCTGCATGGCGGGGGCGTCGTCGTCGCTGTCGGGCATGACGAGCACGGTCATCAGCTCCGCGCGGTCGAGTGTCACGGGGCCTGCCTCATACCGGCCGTTGCCGTCGTCGGCGGGCGGGGGAAGGAACAGCGCGATGAGCGGGACGCCGAGCGCCCAGGCGATGGCGCCGAGCTCGGCGGCGTCGAACTCCCGCCGGGAGTTCTCAGCGTCTGACACGGACTGGCTGGACCAGCCGAGCCGCGCGCCGAGCTCCCGCTGGGTGAGCCCTGCCGTGCGCCGGTAGAAGGCGGTGTTCGCCCCCACGACCTCGTGGAGGGTTGACGGGGTGTCGTCTGCCATGCCAGTGATAGTACGGGACGGCTAAGGCCGGAGCCATAGTATCCGGGGAAAACTAGGGATGGCGCTTGACTATCGGGGACGGTCAGGTAAGTATGGACGGGGACGCACCTGGCTAATGCCGGGGCCATACTCACCGGGACGGGAAGCGATGCCAGTACCGAAGAACGGAATGTCGATGGAGGAGCTGCTTGACCTCCCCGTGAGCGTCGGCCTCCCGGTGGCGGCCAAGGCGCTCGGCATCGGCCGGAACAAGGCGTATGAGATGGCCGCCGCTGACGGGGCGCTGACGGCCGACGGGTTCCTGCCGTGCCCTGTCCGCAGGTACAAGCACGAGTACCGGGTGACCCGCCCTGACCTGTTCCGGGCGGTCGGCCTGGAGCCGGACCTGGTGCGCCCTGCCGCGAAGCCCGCCGCCTGACCTTCCCCGAACTTGCCCCCCACGTCTTTACCGGGTAAAGTAAAGGTAGCCGGGGGGAACCGCCCCCCGCGTGAAAGGCACACATGAGGATCCACGTCAGCGGCCCGTCACTAGGCCCTGTCCATACAACCCTGTGGTCATCCGGCCGCAGGAAGCGCGGCAAGGGCACGGCCGGGCTGTGGGTGTTCACCATCCTCGCCTTGAGCATCTGGGCGTATGAGACGTCCCCGGTCCTCGGTGCCGGGTCAACGATCATCTTCGCGGCGATCACCGCGTGCAAGGCCCGCAAGGCATGGAAGGCACTGTAAAAGCCATGGACCAGAGTGAGTTCGAGGTCACCATCGCGGTGCGCGTCCTCGCGGGCAGCGAGCAGGAGGCCCTGGAGAAGCTCAGCAAGCTAATCCGGGTCTCCTACCGGTTCAAGTACATCATCGAGGTGCAGGAAGACGGCGGCGAATGACAATCGAGGAGTGCCGCGCGCACATCGGCCGGCGGGTGGCCTACCGTGCTGGCAGCCGCCTCGCCGAAGAGGGCGTGATCACCAGCGTGGCCACCACGTACGCGTTCATCCGGTATGGCAAGGCCAAGTTCTCCACAGCTACTAAGCCCGAAGACCTGACTCTCCTGGAGGCAGCTAGTGAATGAGGCAGGCAAGCGGGGCCGGGAGTACCGGACCACGTTCATCCTGGAAGGCTACCCGCGCACGGTGAAGGGCCGGCAGATGCGCCGCGTGCTCGTCACTGACCCGCAGGGGCGGCAGTCGGTAGCCGCCGAGGTGCCCGATGAGTTCGCGCTGGACGTCCTCGAAGCCCTGCGAAAGGGGTACGAGCAGGGCCGGGAAGACCATGAGGAAGCATACAGGGAGCCATCATGAGCGACACCGACGCGTGCTCCCGCTGCGGGGGCGACTGCCCGTTCAACCCGGGCTGGCCGTGAGTGCATGGGATGCGAGAACACCGGCCCGCAACCATGCCCGGCATGCCAGCCGCCCCCGCCCGGGGACCTCTCCGAAGGTGACTGGGACGACGAGCCTTGCAGCTTCGATGGCGACGACGAGGATTACGCCTACCACTACCACTGCATGAACTGCGGGGTGTGCGGCTGCCCCGGGTACTGCGACGACACGTCCACCTACAACCTTCGCCCGGCGGAGACGGGAGGGCCACAGTGAGCATGGTCACCGCCTACGACCGGGAGGTTCCCCCCGGCGCGTACCTGAAGTCATGCGACCTGGAGTACGCCGGCGGTCACGGGCTGGCGACGTGGACGGCCGACAAGTCGGAGGCCCTGGCGTTCGGCTCTTACCGGGAGGCGTTCGAGGCGTGGCGGGCTGTCCCGGAGTGCTGCCCGCTGCGCGATGACGGGGAGCCGAACAGGCCGCTGACCGCGTTCACCGTCGAGATCGAGGAAGGGCCGTCATGAGCCATCGATGCCCGGGACCGGGCTGCGGGGCGCAGGTGCCGGATCACCTGCTGATGTGCAAGCCGGACTGGCGCCGCGTACCGATCAACCTGCGTGATGACGTGTGGGCGACGTGGCGGAACGGGCGCGGCCGGGGCATGGCCGATCATTCCGCCGCGATGCAGGCGGCCGTCAACTCGCTGAGGACGGCCTCACGGTGACCACTGTGACTGGCCTGGTGCCGCCGCTGGCCGCGTTCCTCCGCCCGGAACTGCCGCCCGCTGCCCTCTACGGCCTCCCCGGTGAGATCGCCACGGTCCTCGGGGAAGCCGCCGGAGCCGATCCCGCCGCGGTGCTGCTGGCGTTCCTGACGCTCCTCGGCAACGCCGCCGGCCCGCAGCCTCATGCCCGGTTCGGCGGCGCTGAGCATCCCGCCCGCCTGTTCACCGTCCTAGTGGGTGATGCGGCCACCGGGCGGAAGGGCACCGCGCTGTCGGCTGTGGAACCGCTGCTGGCGGAGGCGGACCCGGACTGGGCGGACAACCGGGTGATGTACGGATTGCAGTCTGGTGAGGCGATGATCGACCAGGTTGCTGATGGCGGCGGGGACTGCCGGCTGATGGTGGTGGAAACGGAGTTCGCGCGGCTGGCGGAGACGATGGCCCGCACCGGCACCCTGTCCACTCACCTGCGGAACGCGTGGGATGGCCGGGTCCTGCAGCGGGCGGGGGCGAGGCAGGCGCAGCGGGCGTCACGCGCCCACGTGAGCGTCCTCGGGATGATCACCCCGGAGGAACTTTTGCGGCATCACCGGCGGCTGTCCCAGGCCGGCGGCCTGGAGTCCCGCATCCTGTTCTGCTTCACCGCGCCCCTCCGTGACGTCAGCCCGTTCGCGGCGGCGGCCGACACCGCTTATCTCGCCGGGCGGGTCCGGCAGGTCCTGGCCGCGTCTCGTGAGACGGTGATGTCCGCGACTGACCCGGTGTCCCGGGTGCTGCTGACCTTGCGGGGCATCCAGCCCCGCACTGAGCTCCCCGTCTCCGCCGAGGTTGCGGGCGGGTGGCCGGTGACGGTGAAGCCCCGCCTCCCCGCGCACGGCGACGGCCCCCCCGGGCTGCATTCCCGCGCCGAGGCGCAAGTCATCAGGCTCGCCGCCGCCTATGCCCTCGCTGACATGTCCCCCCGGGTCACCGCCGCCCACGTTGAGGCGGCCCTGGCCGTCCAGTCGTACTGTGCCCGGTCGGCGGAGGTCGTGTTCGGGGTGCCCGTCGCGCAGCTGCCCCCGCGTGTTGACCCCCGATGCTCGGCGCGGATCGTCCGCTGCCTCCACGATGCTTACCCGGAGTGGGTGCCCCGGGATGAGATCGGCTCCGGTGTCCTCCACGGCAACGTCCCCGCTACCACCGTTGACGCGGCCCTCAAGAGCCTCACCGGGCGCGGGCTCATCGAACGGCAGCAGGTCCCGACCGCGGGCAGGCCCCGCGAGGAGTACCGGCTCACCGCCCCCCAGCTGACCCTTTTCCCTTAACCCCGTCCCCCCTAGGAGGCCCGTGATGAACATCGGGGAAGAATCCGATCCGGTTGAGGTGCCGCTGCCGCTGCACCCCGGTCAGGTTCCGGCTGCTGAGCCGGTACCCGCGCCTGCGCCTGAGCTGGTGCCCGCATGAGCGAGAACCCCGCCGGGACTGTCCGCCGCGCCGCGAAGCTAATGCGGGAACGGGCCGCGCTGGTGCCGCCGCCGCCGTGGTACTCAGCGGTGCATGACGTGACCACACATGACGGCCTTGACGTGATCGCGTCCTCCGGGCTGACCGTGCGCGCCCAATATGTCGCGTCCATGCACCCGGGCGTCGCCCTGGCCGTCGCTGACTGGCTCGATGAGGTGGCGGCCGACCGTCACGCCGCCTTGCCCGCATGGGTTGAGGCTGCGGCGCTCACCGTCGCCAGCGCCTACCTAGGCGAGGTCCCGGCGTGAGCACCCCGGAGGATCTCGCGCTCACGGCACTGCGCGCCGCTACTGACCAGCATGCCGCCGGGCTGCGGGACCTCGCGGACGTGACGCCCGGCCTTGCCGAGCTTTCCGGGGCGATGGCACGGATGATCCTGGAGCAGTGCCCGGATACGGACGGGCGTGCCGTCATCGCTGCCGCGCAGGCAGCGAACGGGGCTATCGCCCTGACCGAACGCGGAGGCGGGGCGCTAGATGCGATCGGGGTGGTCAACCTGCTCATGCTCGCCGGGCGATCCATTGCCGAGGACGGAGCGCCATCATGACGGACGAGGTTACGGGGAAACCCCCCGCCGACCCGCAGACCCGGCTCGCGCTGCGGTCCTGGCAGGTTGACCGGGCGGCGATGGCTGTCCGGTCGCTGAACGCCCCGCTGGGCAGGCGGCCCAACTGGATCGCGAAGGCGATGGCTGCCCCGGCCGGGAACTGGCCCCATGACCAGCCGATAACCGCGACGTGCGCGCTGCCGAAGCCACGCCGGAAGAAAGACGACGACGAGGAGCCGCACGGGCCGGTCCCTGAACCGCAGTGCAGTTGCGGGATCTACGCCACCACTGACCTTGAGGTCATCAACGGCTACCTGTCCCGGACGGCGCCGGTCCTGGGGATCGTGGAGCTGGGCGGGCGGCTGATCCCCGCTACCCAGGGGTACCGGGCTGCCTGTGCGAGGGTCGCGGTGATCCTCCTCATCGATGAGGCGCTGACGGAGCCATGGGGGGTGCTGCGGGACCTCGCCGCCGCCTACCGGGTCCCTGCTGTCGTGCCGCATTCAGCGTCAGCCGAGGATTACCGGGAGGTCGCGGGGCTTCCGACGCTGGCCGGTGAGGCGGAGGCGTGGCTGCGCCAAATGGACGGCATGACCTGACTGGTCAGCGCTATGTTACTGACAGTGAAGAATCCGGGACGGGAGGGGATTGATGACCGCCGAAGACAAGCCGGAGCCGTTGAACCGGGCCGCGCTGGACCGGGCCTACGTCGCCGTCTTCAAGGCCATCACGGAGGGCAGGAACCATGTTGCCGCCGCAGTGCTGCGGGACCTTGCCCCGGAGAACCTGACTGAGCTGGCCGTGATCTGCGGGGACGTCCGGACCATGGCCGAGGCCGCGCGGGAGGGCCGGAAGTGACCGACGTTGAGACGCCGCGACCTGCGCCAGTGGCGGACGCCGACAAGGTGCTCGCGGACCTGGCCGCCTTCTGGGCGAACCCGGAGCCAGCGCGGTTCACTGGCGAGGTCCCTGGGCGGATCGCGGGCGGCAAGTGGGACCAGCCGGTGCCCGACGGCACCGCGAACCCGTACTGGGAGATCATCCGGCAACTCCCCCTCGATGATTCGATGCTGTCATGGAAGGTCCGCCCGGAGCCGGTGACGCACCTGTTCACCGACGGCCCGGCCGGGTACCGGGAACTGGCGGACCGGTTCGCGCTGTGCGGCACGTTCGCGTGGTCGATCTGCTCCCCTGGTGACATCACCTGGATGAAGGGGATCCTCGGCGGGCGGGGCGTCGTGGAGCCGGGAGCGGGCAGCGGCTACTGGGCGTGGCAGCTGCGGCAGGCAGGCGTTGACGTCGCCGCCTGCGACCCGAACGAGGCCGGCGAGGGCAACTGGTACGCCCGCCGCCGCGAGTGGACGACGGTCCTCCGCGACGACCACGACGCCCCAAAGCGCCACCCGGACAGGGCCCTGTTCCTCTGCTGGCCGTCCTACAACGAGCCGTGGGCAGCGCAGTCCCTCGCCTGCTACACCGGGGACCTCCTCATCTACGCCGGCGAGGGCGAGGGCGGCTGCACCGCTGACAGCGCGTTCTTCGAGCTCCGTGACGCCGAGTGGGAGGAGATCGGGGACTCCCCGGCGCACATCAGCTACTGGGGCATCCACTGCAACCTGACCGCCTACAGCCGCAAGGGCGCGTCGTAACGCAAAACAGGCCCGCCCTGCTCCCCCGTCAAGGGAAGCAGGGCGGGCCGTTGCCGCTAAGTGAGGGTTTACGGCCCTGCGCGGGCCGGGGGAACTGGCGGCGGCGCGGGCGCGACCGGCGTCTGGTGGGCGCGGAGGACGATGGCGAGGACCGCGACGTCGGCGACGTTCACCGCGGACACGGTCGCTGCCGTGATGTGCGGGACCCCGAACGCGACGAGGCAGACGAGGATCGCGGTTAGACCGCCGGTCAGGATGGGGACGGAGACGGGCCGGGTAGCTGCGGCGACGATGATGGCCGCGACTCCCGCCGCCGCCGCCTCGAGCGCCCCCGTCTCCCCGGCGGTCAGGGTCAGCCCGAGGGCCAGCCCGATGCCGAGGCCAGCCTGGCAGAGGCCGGTAACCATCGCCGGCTCATTGCGGATGGTGCGGGTGATCGCGTCCAACGGGGCACCCCCTATGACGGTGCACTACAATGACAGTCATGCAGGACGTTGAGCTGACCCTGAAGGCGGCGCGGGTCCTCCGGGCGTTCCTTGAGGACCCCGCAAGGCCCCGGTACGGGCTGGAGCTGATGAAGGCCACGGGGATGGTCAGCGGCACCTTGTACCCGATCCTCGCGAGGCTCGAAAGAGCCGGGTGGCTGGCCGCGGAGAAGGAGGACGTCGACCCGCGCGTGGCAGGCCGGCCGCCCCGCATGCACTACGTGATCACTGATGAGGCGGTCCCGGTGGCCCGCGTGAGGCTGGCCTCGATCGCCGCCGAGCTCGGGGGGCGATGATGTCAGCTGACACCGGGCCGAAGGGGATGGCGGTCATCCGCTGGATAGCTGAGCACCCGGGCTGCTCTAAAGCCGAGGCGGCCAAGGGGGCTAACGCAAGCTATGACTCGGTTGAGAGGCTAATCCGGCGGGGCGTGGTGATCGCGGAGGAGACCTCTTACCGCTACCGGCTGTACCTGGCTGGCAGCGCTTAGGCGCCGATCAAAACTCCCCAGGTGAGGGGCCCGCAGACCCCATCGGGAGCGAGCCCGAAATGCCGTTGCACCGCTTGGAGCGTTATCTTGGTCGCCGGCCCGAACGTGCCGTCGATGACAGCCGGGTAGCCGCGCGCGGTGCATAGTGCCTGGAGGGTGCGGACGGCTGGCCCGGTGGCGCCCTGGGAGAGGACGGGGAGCCTCGTGACGGGCACGGGGACAGGCGGCGGCCGGCCGGGGACGGGGACTGGCTTCGCCGGCGGCACCGGGACGGGCTTCGGGGCGGGACCGGCGGCGGGCCAGCCGAGCGCGGCGAGCTCCCCGATCGTCCCCCGCCAGACGGAGCAGTCACAGGTGCCGACGCCGGGTACCGGGTAGGCATCGGTGAACTGCCACAGCAAGTGGTTCCCGCCCGGCTCGTTGTTCCGGTAGGCAGCGACCCAGTGCGGTGACATGCCGGCGGCCTGCCCGAATGACAGCCCTGAGTACAGCCACGGCATTGCCCGGGGCCCGTACGCGGCGGTGATGACCGCTGACCACTGCCGCCACCGGGCGTACTGCGCTGAGGCGGGGCCTTCCTCGATGTCGCAGATGAGCTTCTCGCCGGGGCGGAGGTTCCCGACGAGCCTGACGAGGGCGTGGGCCTGCTCGGCGGCGTCCTGCCCGGCGACCAGGTAGGCGTACATCCCTACGAAGGCCGCCCCGCCAGCGTGGAGGAAGTCCCTGCGCTGCCCGCCGTACCACGCCCGGTCAACCTGGGTTCCGTACATCGCGCGGAAAATGATGGCACGGGACCAGGCCAGGTAGGCACCCGTGATGTTCGGCTGCCAAACCGAAATGTCCGCTAGCAGCACGCGCGGCCCGGCGGCCTCGGGCACTGACGCCGCGAGGGTGCCGTCGCTGTCCTCATGCCCGGCGCGGAACATGACCGGCTGGCCTTCGGGGTCGCTCACGGAAGCCTCCTCGCGTGGCATCAGGTGCCCGTCCCGGCCCTGGTCGTAGAGCCGCTCACCGTGTCCGGGCGGGGCGGGGCGCGGACGGCGACGCCAGCGGGGCATGGCCTGCCTCCCCCGCTTTGCCGGTCTATCGAAAATCGTGGTACCGTGGACTCGTGACAGTTAGCTCAGCCCGCATCCGCGTGTCCATGGTCGTCCTGGACGTCCTGGACGCCATCGACAGTTCCCCGGCCGATGACCCTGCGTGGGGCTTGCGGCTGTGCGAGCAGACCGGTCACGGCCCGGGTACCGTCTACCCGGCGCTGGACAAGCTGCTGAAGGCCGGGTGGATCGCTGACCGGTGGGAGGACCCGCAGCCCGCAGACAGGCCCCGCAGGCGCTTCTACGCCCTCACTGACGGGGGCCGGGCCATGTACCGGGCCGCGCTAGCCAGCCGTGAGGCGCGGCGCGCGGTATGGTCGCGCGCCGGGGAGGCCCGGTGATCTGCAAGGAATGCGGCACCGTGTTCTGCTGGGATGAGGCGGCCGAGGCGGGTGGAGAGCGCAGGGAGTACTGCTCCCGGAAGTGCAAGCGCACGAGCCAGGCCCGCAGGCGTGGTCACCGCCACCTCACGGAGGAGCAGAGAGCCAAGATGGCCGCATGCGCAGCCAACGGGAAGGTCGGCTACCCGGGTCCTGTGGCCGCGGCGCGGGCGGCAGCCGAGATAGCGGCGAGGAAAGGGCACGACTACAGGCCGCTGACGCCGTACAGGTGCCCGTGCGGGTGGTGGCACCTCACCAAGGCGAAGGCGAAGCTAAAGTACCTTGACCGCTTGGCGAAGATTCCCGGCGGGACCGAAGCGCTCCTGATACTACCTCCCGCCGCGTCCCGGTGAACTGCGATCGGCCGCGGCGTCTCCCCTGGTAGCGGTCAGTAGCTCTCGAGCACGTCGGCGGCGGGGACGGTGATGGTCTCGCCGCCGCTGACCACGCGGACATAGGGTTGATAGAGACCCGGCGCGAGTGCCCCGGTGGCGCCCGATCCGACCTGGCAGCGGGCGCGGAAGGTGCCGTCAGCGGCGGCGACCCAGTCCGCTGCCAGCCACGTCGCGGCATCGGGGGAGTTGCCGACGAGGACGAACGCGACGGTGACGGGGACCGCTGCGGTGACCGGGTTGACGGGGGTGCCGTCGTCGGCCTCCAGGGTGAGCATGGAGATGAGCACGTTGTGAACGGGGTCAGTGCTGACGATGCGCGCCAGGCCCATCAGGTGCTCACTTCCCCCGTCGTGATCTCGGTGGCCACTGAGGAGGCGACTGCCTCGGCGGCGACTGCCCCGGCCTTGATCTCACTGGCGATCCCTGCTGCGGTGACCGGGGTGACGATGATCCCGGCGCGGACCCGGGGCACGATCCGCCCGGCGATCATGACCAGGAACGTGACGGTGAACGACCCGGTTGCGATGGTGACGGTGAACGCGGTGCCGGTGAGGAAGATCCCGGACAGGACCGCCCCGGCAGCCACCGTGACGGTGACCGAGGTCCCGGCGATCGCCAGCCGTGCCGTGAACGCGGCCGTAGCAGCCGTGCCGGACGACGCGCTGCCCGTGAGGACCGCTGTCCAGGTGAAGCCCCCGGCCGTCCCGGACGCGACAGTAGCCGCCCCGGACACGGTCATCGTGAGGGTGAGGGAGCCTGACGTGGTTCCCGTGGTGACGGCGGCCCCGGTGAGGCGCCCCGGCGCGGTGAGGTCGCCGGCCGCCGAGGACGCCGTGGACGCTGAGCCGGCGAGCAGCGCGGACCAGGCGAGGTTCCCCGCGGTAGCCGAGGCCGAGGCGGCGGTGCCCGTGACCGCCGCTGCCTGCGCCAGTGCCCCGGCGGCAGCGCTCGGGGTAGCGGCGGTTCCCGCGATAGCCCAGTTGACGGTGCCGGACGTGACGGTGAGGTCACCTGCGCCGGCGGACGCTGATACTGCGGTGCCCGTGAGGACCGCTGTCCATGCTAGTGCCCCGGACGTGGCGCTCGAGGTGGCCGCGGTGCCGGTGACCGGAGCCAGCCACGCGAGCGTGCCCGTAGCCGAGGACGCGGCTGCCGAGGTGCCGGAGACCACGGCGGACCAGGTCAGGCTGCCCGCGGTGGTTCCCGCGGTCGCAGAGGCCCCGCCGAGGGCCATCGCCTGCGTGAGCGCCCCGGAGGCGGCTGTGAGGGACGCCGCGGTGCCCGTGAGCGCCATCGCCTGGGCGAGGCTGCCTGCGGACGATGACGGTGATGCTGAGGACCCGGCCAGGGCAGCGGACCACGCCAGTGACCCTGTGGTCGCGGAAGCGGATGATGCGGTGCCGGATACCAGGGCGAGCCACGCCAGCGTCCCGGAGGCGGACGACAGCGCGGCGGAGGTCCCGGAGGCCGTCATCGCCTGGGTGAAGCCGCCGGCTGCCGCTGATGCCTTCGCCGCGGTACCTGAGAGGGCTGCCTGCCATGCCAGCGCGCCCGCGCCCGCGGACGGCGCCGTCGCGGTGCCCGCAAGGACCATGGCCTGCGCGAGCGCCCCGGAGGCGGTCGCCGTGCCGGGAGCCGTCCCGGACAGGGCCATCGCCTGGGTGAGCGTGCCTGACGCGGAGCTGGCCGACGCCGCAGGCCCGGACACGGCCATCGCCTGCGTGAAGGCCCCGGACGCGGCGGAGGATGAGGCGGCAGGCCCGGACAGGGCAGCGGACCATGCGAGGCTGCCGGCGGAGGATGACAGCGAGGCCGAGGTCCCTGAGATGACCGCTGTCCACGCGAGCGCCCCGGCGGTAGCCGCTGAGTCGGGCGCGGTCCCGGCCAGGACCGTTACCTGCGTGAAGCTACCTGCGGCGGTCGCTGAGTCCGGTGCGGTGCCCGCGAGGGCCATGGCCTGGGCGAGCGATCCTGAGGTCGTGGCGGCCTTCGACGCCGTCCCGGCCAGCGCTGCGGACCATGCCAGCGATCCCGTGGTCGTGCATGCCGCCGTCGCGGTCCCGGTGAGCGCCCAGGTGGTGGTGCCGAGCTTGAACGCGCCGAGCAGCGAGCCCCACTGGGCGGTGCCGGTGTACGCCCATGACGTGGTCTCAGCACTGCCGGTGGACGACTTGTAATCAACGAACAGGGTGGAGAAGGAAGAGGCGTTGACGTTCTTGGCGTCGGCGGTCCACCCGGTGGAGTTGCCTATGGTGACGGCGTAGCCGGGGTCCCCGTAGATCCCCATCAGGTACTCGCCGGACACGGCGGCGGTGTAGGCGCCGCACGTCGCGGGGGACGTGACGCCGTGGCCGGGGGCGGGGACGCCGTCGCACATCGCGGTGGTGTTCCCGGCGAGGAGCCCGGAGACCTCTTGCACGAGGATCGACGCGCCGAAGTTCGTGGTGATCGTCGCGGTCAGGGTCGGCTTGGCCCCGACGTCGCCGGCGGGGGTGTCGAGGGCGTACAGGCCGGTGAAGCAGTTGGCGTTGGACGTGTAGCTCGTGATGAGCGTCCAGGTGTTCAGCGCGCCGTCCTTGACGGACGTGACCGGGTTGCCTCCGGTGCTGAAGGACACGACGACGACGACGATGACCTTGGTGCCGGCTGTGAGGTTCGCGGTGGTGAACGCTACGGCGACGTTCCCGGACCCGGCGTTGGTGGCCGAGTTGGACTGGATCCGCGTCCACGCCATAACGGCCTCTTCAGGGGATCAGCGGTGCCCGGGGCGCGGGAGGCCCGTCACGGGGACGGCGATGACGGCGACGGGGCAGCGGTGCGCCCAGCGACCGAGATCAGCGCAGTCCCGGCAGGTGGCCATGCCCGCTGTTGCGGCGATGTCCTCGTGGGTGGCGCACAGGTGCAGGTCACGGGCGTGGCGGCAGGCGCAGATGCGGCGGAACGGGGCTGCAGGGGTGGCTCCGCAGTCCTGCCCGGTGTGGTCAATAAACGCGGCGCACGGCCAGGCGCGGGGGACGCGCAGGTCAGGCGCGACCGGCTCAATCAGATGGACGGCCACGGTGGGCGACTCCCTTACAAGGTGCAAGTAAAGGCCGCTGCAGCCGCCGTCAAACTGTCCCCGACAAGAGGCGTCCGGGCGTTCGCCAAAAGGAAACTCGCGAGCACGAGGCTGGTCGTGCCCGACACGGCGTCGGTGAGGACCGCCCACGTGCAGGTTCCCGGCCCGGCGGTGGTGATCGGACCGTAGGTGATCGTGCCCGCGTTGGAGATGACGGACGGGGACGCGGCGGTGGCGGCACCGGGGCCGAAGACCTGCCTCGCGTACCCGTCAGCGGTGCTGAACTCGGTCAGCGCCGCCATGGTCAGGTCGGTCGCGTTCGGCGCGGCAGTAATCAGCGCCAGCCAGATAGACCCGGCAGCGGCGCTCTGCGTCTTCCTGAAGATCGCTTCGAGCGCGATCTGCTCGCCGTGCTCGTTGAGCTGCCCGGATGCGAGCGCCATTCAGATCGCCTCCCCGTCCGTGACCTCGGTGAAGTGGGTGGAGAGGAACTCCGGGCTGACCGCCGTGTTGCGCGGCACCCCGGTCTTGTCCTTCCACGCGACGATGACCGCGCCGGTCTCCTCGTCGGTGCCCGCGTGCTCCACTTCGGTGCCGTGGGGCATGTCGAGGTCGCGCATCTCAGCCGGCAGTTCCCGGCCGTGCTCAGTGGCGTGGTGCTCACCGAAGCCGAGCGACTCCGGGTGGTCGTAGACGTACTTCGCTGGCATCAGTGCCTCTCTCAGGGCCGGGATACGGGGAAAGGGCGGGAACTTGCCTCCCACGTCTTTACCAGGTAAAGTAAATGGCATGACTAGCGTCCACGTACTGCAGGCCGTTACGCCTGCGGAGCTCCTGGCGGCTGAGGATGTCCCGGCAGGCGCTGCCCTCGTGCTTGACTGCTCATGCGGCGCGGAGATCCCGTGTGGTGGAGACGACGCCGATGCGGTCGAAGCGGCGTTCCAGGGGCACGTTCCCGGCAGCACTCTGGTGCGGGCCGGGATGAACCTGCACGGCTCATGGCTGGAAGCGCCACAGTGAGCGCCGGCGAGGTGACCACTGCGGGCCTCGAAGGGGCTAACGGCAATGAGCTGACCGTTGACGAGGTCAAGGCCATCCGCAGTCTCCACCGGCTAGCCAAGCGCTGGCCGCAGACGCTCAAGCTCGTCAGCATGGGCGGCTCGCTCTACGTGATCCACACGGCCGATGAGCGGTTCAACGACCCGTTCGCCCTCGTGCGAGGCGAAGCGATCCTTGACACCATCTTCGGCATTCCGAACGACGGGGGCGACTGGTGAACGTGCCGGGGCGCACGCCGTCCCGCCCTGCCCGGGCCATCTCAGGTTGCGGTGCCTGCCCCGGCGATTGACCCGAACACGCTGTTGCAAGCGAACTGGATGTCGCTGTCGGGGGGCTGCAGCTGGACGGTTCCGGTCGCCCCGCCTGCGATGGTCCCGGGAACGGGAATCGTGAACGTGTCCGCCCCGGTGACGGTGACCTGCCACACGCCGTTGACGGCGTCGTTGACCTGGTGCCCGGCGATGGTGACCCACTGCCCGTCTGACAGGCCGTGCGCTGCGGTGGCCGTGATGGCGGCGGGGAACGCGCCCGTGGTGGACGCGACCGGGATGAACGGCCCGACGTCGGCGGCGACGGACACGTTCGACGCGACCGCCCACGCGAACTGCGCAACCCACGGCACCCCGATAGCAGCGCCGGCGCCGGATGGCAGCCGGGACCCTTGCAGGATCGCGGCGGCGAGGTTGTGCCGCAACTGGTACGTGGTGAGGTCCATCGACCCGACCGCCTCAGCGGCCACGTCGACCGCCGCGGTGACCATCGCGGCCTGAACCCTGGCCTGGAACAGCGGGTCGGTGGCGAGGAGCGCGGTGGCCTGGAGGCTGGCGGGCATCGGGGGTCCTTTCCGGGCTAGCCGAAGGCGGCGAGGAGGGCGTTGACCCGGTTGATGGTCGCCTGCGTGTCAGCGACGTGCGCGTTGTAGGTGGCCTGGAAGCTGTTGAGCCAGTTGGTGCCGTTCACGGTGAAGGTGCCGCCACCCGGGATGGTGGTGGTGAACTGGTCGCCCATGATGCTGCCCTGGCCGCCGTCCCCCGTGGTGCCGATCGCGGTCAGCGGCCCGCCGACCGCCCCGCCGCTGGCGACGAGGGCGACCGCGGGCGCGCAGGCGGCCACGTGGGCGTTGAGGCGGGTTTCGACGCTGTACGCCTTCGCGGCCGTCCTCGCCTGGACGGCGAGGTTCCCGATGGCGGCGACCGCGAGGATGCCGAGCGGCCCGCGGAGCAGTGCCTTCCCGGGCAGCCCCGTGACCCCCCAGGTGACCGCTGCCGCCATCCCCGCGGTGGCGGCACGGCGGGCCGCCCGCCTCTGCCCAGGCGTCATCAGGCTCCCCCCTTCTCCCTGCTCAGGCGGCGCGGAGGCGGTAGCCGATCCCGCGGACGGTCTCGATGCGGACGCTGGTGCCGGACAGCTTGACGCGGGCCCGCATCACGTGGACGGCGATGGCGTTCGACGCGGGCTCGTACTCCCACACGTGCCGGGCGACCTCAGCGCGGCTGACGACGGCGGGCGACCGGCGGATCAGCACCTCGAGGATCCCCGCCTCGGTGAGGGTCAGGGGCAGTTCCCGGCCGGCGGCGCGGGCTTCCCGGACGGCAGGATCCCAGGTGACGTCCCCGGCGGCAAGGACCGGCGGGGCGGCGTCGCGGGGGCGGCGGTGCACCGCCCGGAGGCGGGCGGCGAGCTCGCCGGGGTCGGGTGGTGAGGGGAGGAAGTCGTCGGCGCCGGCGTCGAGGCCCGCTGCCCGTTCGGCGGCGGGGACGTCGCCGAGGAGGAGCACGGGGAGGCGGGCGTCACGGATCCGGATCCGGCGGGTCACGGTGATGCCGGGCAGGACAGGGAGCCGCCAGGCGATGACGGCGGCGCTGTAGCCGCAGCACCGAATGCAGGCCAGCGCTGCCTCGCCGTCGGCGGCGAGGTCGGTGACGTACCCGTGGCCGCGGAGCGCGCGGGCGAGCTGCGCCCCCGCAAGCCTGTCACCCTCCGCTATCAGCAGTCGCACGCACCGTAATGTATCGCGGCTTGGGCGTGGCGGCGGGGGCTTCACGGCGCGCTGGCTGCCGCGGCCTGGCTAGCGGCACGGGGAACCGCCCGCCGGCCGCGCGGCAGCCAGCACGATGACGCCGGCGGCGTTCGCGCCGCCGCCGGCTGGCCCCATGATAGGACGCGGCGTGACGGTTCCGCCGCGTTAAGCCACGGTGACCGGGGTGAGTACCATGGACCGCTCGCTCAGAAGCCCCGTGAGCGATTGATCCAGTGACTGGAACGCGCTGACCTGCGCGGTCTGCGTCTGGTCATCGTAGGAGTAACCGCCCACGATGAACGACACCGGTCCCGGGACTACCTCCCCGCCGTAGGACCCATCCGTGAGGATCAGCCGGCAGACCGTGCCCGCTTGCTCGCATCCCAGGTCGACGGGTTGCCCGCCAAGGTTGAGGAGCTGCCCGGGGCCGACCGTGAAGGGCCCGGCGAATGAGGCGCGCGTGTAAGCGGCCAATACGCTTGAGCCAACTCCCTGCGCCGCTGCGAGGGTCATCGTCCCGGCGCTGCTCAGGTCCACGTAGGTTTCCATCGTCCCGTGGGCGGCGACGGAGGCGGCGTTGGACACGTAGGTGAGCGAGAACGTCGCCGCGGCCCCGGTGGCGGCGTTGTCGGCCGCTGACTGGTACCGGATGTAGATGGCGTTGATGTCGCCGCCGAGCGTCCGCGGGACCGGCGTGTTGCACACCAGCAGCCGGTTGACGGTGGTGGGCAGCGGGAAGACGGACAGGTCGTTGCCGGGCACGCCGCCGGGCTGGCTGGAGACGTACCAGGTGAGGCCGCCCCTGGAGCACACGAGGTTGAGGAGGTCGGTGACGGTCCCGGCTGCCGGGTCGGGGGCCTGCCCGAGCCACATCCCGGCGGGGGTGCCGATGCCCGGGTTGACCCATTGCAGGCCGCGGGACAGGGTCCGGTTCACTGCCTCGTCGGGGTTCCCCGTCGGCCAGGTGAGGGCGTAGTACGCCTGGAAGTCACTGCCCTGGTTGCCAACGCCGACTGCCGCGAGGTTCCAGCCGGAGGCGGTGGGGACCGGCTCGTCCAGCTTCCCCGCCCACACCTGGTGCCCGCCCCGGATCACGGACACGGTGCGGCCCGGGTTGATCGCCGGCACCCGCTCGGTGGCGGGGACCTGCAGCGTGCAGGTGAGCTGATCAGGGCCGCCCGGCATTACGGTCGACCAGTTCAATCCCGTCACATGCCCGATGGAGCCGAGCCAGCGGGGATCGCCGCCGCCGGGGAGGCTGGTGACCACCTGGGAGCTATCGGGGACTGTGTAAGCCATCGGCTCCGCCACCGTCACCCAGTGCGGTCATACCACCACCTGCTGTAGTAGCTGAGGCCGATCGCGGGGGCCGAGGCGTCCGCCGAGTAGGTCAAGAGCATGCAGTCATTGGGAGGGATCGTCAGCGGTCCCCCGGAGATCGCCTGGCAGGCGTCCATCACCGATATGGCCTGCGGCCGGCCTGACTGGCTGCCCATGTGGAGGCCGAGGTCAAAGAGCGGGGTCGGCTCGTCCAGGTAGTACTGCACGTAGCCGGACCCGCTGGCCTCGTTGATGATCACGCTTTGGCCGGCCACGTCCAGCATGAGCACGTCGTAGAACCGGTCTGACGTGTTCGTGTCGGTCACTGACACCGTGTAGTACCCGGCGGTGTTGTCCCCCGCTACCGCCTTCACGGGGAGGGTGAGGACCCCGGCGATGAGTATCCCGTTGTTGACCTGGTTCCCCGGCCCGATGATGCTGGCGACCCCGGGGGACACAGTGACCGGCACCGTCGACACCGAGTAGGAGGATCCGCCGGGTGCCTCGTACTGCTTCACGGTGACCGTGACATTCCTCGATGCCGTCGGGTTGTTCCACGATGACGCGATGAGGACGACGGTGTAGGTGCCGTCGAAGTCGGCGTTGACTGCCCCGGCTGAGGCGGGGACTGAGACGGCGCAGACGGCCCCGGTGGTGGCCGTGCCGATGTTAGAGACGGACAGCGCCGCGCCCGGCGAGGTGATGATCACGGGCGCCTGCGGGTAGGCGCCCGCCGCCCCCAGGTTGACTGACGTGGCGACGACGGTGGTGCCGATCTTCAGCTGGAAGTTGTTGACGTCGGCGGCCGAGAGGGTGCCGGACAGGGTGACGGTCCAGTTGACGGTGTAAGTACCGGGGGGCACCCAGGGGCCGGCGACGATGACGTGCCCCGCCGCGGGTGAGGTGGATGACCCGGATGCGGCCTGCCACCCGGAGGCCATCGGCACCGCGTACTCGGTAGCCCCGTTGGGGACGTCAGACCCGCCGCCGACGGGGACGAGCGGCATCAGCGACGGGGTCGCGGCCGGGCCGGGCCGGTGCACGATGAGCGTCTTGAACGGCGGTGACGCGTACGGGGTGACGGTGAGCTGACCCGCTGCCCCGGCACCGCCGGCGACGGAGGTGCCGCTTGAGTCGGCGCCTCCGCCCGCGCCACCGGGCGCTGATCCGGCCGAGCCTGCCGTGCCCGCGGTGCCGCCGCCCGCTCCGCCTGCCCCGCCGCCTACTACGGCGACGGCCCCGTTGGACGTAGGCGCGCCGCCGGGGTAGGACAGGATGATGGTTCCCGCAGCGCCGTTGCCGCCTGCGTAGCCGCCGACGTAGGAGCCGCCTCCGCCGCCTCCGGGGACCTGCCCGTTGCTGCCCGTCCCCGACTGTGGCCCGGAGCCGTTGCCGCCGTTCCCGCCGCCGCCCGGCGCGATGCCGCCGACGCTGTAGCCACTGCCCGCGTTGCCGCCCGCCGCGGTGCCAGCGCTTGAGCCGCCGCCGCCCGCGTAGGGGGTGGCGTTGCCACCTGCGCCGCCGCGATGCGGGCCGACCGGGGCACCGGTCCCGCCCGCGCCTCCCGCCCCTGACCCGGTGTAGCAGGGGCCGCCGCCGCCGCCGTGCGCGGTCACCACCGCGGACGCGGTGAACGTGCTGTTGCCGCCCGCGGAGCCTGCGTGGCCGCCGCCGCCGGACCCCAGTCCCCCGGCCCCGCCTGCCGCGACCGAGTAGGCGTAGCCGGTGCCGGGGACGACGGTGACGGTCGTGGTGACGGACTCGCCGCCTCCGCCGCCGGACCCGTTGACGCTCGATGACCCTGACCCGCCGCCGCCGCCGCCGCCGACCGCGTACACGGTGACCTGGGTGACCCCCGCCGGGGCGGTCCACGTCCCGGCCCCGGTGAGGGTGACCGCTGAGGTGCCCATCGGGGTGTTCCCCGCGGACGCAGGCCCGGCTGAGCTGCCCCCGCCGCCTCCCACGGACCCGGACGCGGTGCGCCCCGCCCCGCCCGGGTAGGTGACGGCGTTCCCCGAGACGAGGCCGCCCGCGGCGCCTGCGGTGGAGTTCTGCGCGGCTGACGCGCCGCCGTTCGCGGTGACGGCGAGGGTCCCGGACGGGCCGGGGCCGAACACGGTCGCCTGCCCGGGCAACGGGGTCGCGCCCGCGGTTCCCCCGGCGCCGACGCTGTACGGGATCACCTGCCCTGGCACGGCGGGGAAGACGTTCTCCCGCGCGTACCCGGCCCCGCCGCCGCCTCCGCCGAACCCGGCCACGGTCTGGGATGCCCCGGCTCCGCCGCCGCCCCAGCACTCGACTTTCAGCCACGCCGTGCCGCCGGGCACCGTGTACGTCCCTGCCCCGGCGGCGGTGACCGTCGTCGGGGTGCCGGGCGCGGGAGGCTGCTGGAACTGCGCCGAGACAGGCGCCGGGGCTGAGCCTTGCGTGCCGTACAGGGTGTGGATGGCACCCCGGACCACTGGGACGGCGGAGGCGCTTGGAGGGTAGGCGGTGAGGTTGTCGAGGTAGCCGGTGACCCACCTCAGGCTCGCCGGGGAGAAGTCCTTGGAGGTGACGGTGATCTGGTAGGAGGCGACGTTGGCGTAGTTGAAGAACGCGCGGGCGGGGATGGTGGCGGTGACCCGGGTGAACATCGGCACGCCGGCGTCCTGGCTGGCGGGCAGCCGGACCCCTGTGCGGGCGAACGCCGCCGTGACCCCGTTCACGTCAGTCAGGGTGATGTAGAAGGAGCAGGTGACGTGCCCGGCCTTGGCCCGCAGGTTCCAGAACCACCGCGAGCCGAGGCCGAACCACCATTGCAGCGACGTCATCCCGGTCAGGTTCAGCGGCGCCGGGAACGTCGCCCCGTAATTCATCGGGCTGTTCTGGCCCCCCGGGTCCCCGAAGCCGTCCGGGTCCCAGCACGCCGACCACGGGCCGATGACGCATCGCGGCGACTGGAAGAACAAGTTGCTGCTGATGGTGGTGAAGTTGTCGAGGACCACGGGGGGCAGCGGGGGAGGCGGGGACGCGGGGACCGGGGCGGCGAACGCGATCTGCACCTGCGTGTCTGACCGGCCGTACGGCAGTGCCTCAAATGAGATGGTGAGTGCCGCGATCTGGGCTTGCTTCTCCCACTGCGTGTTGTACACCGGGACCGTCGGGCGGGCGCGGAAGCAGTCCAGGACCAGCGGCAGCGCGGTACCGCCCGGCCCCGGGTCCCTCGTCCAGGTGAGTGACCACGCCTGCGCGTCGATGACCTCGGCGAGCACCTCACGCGCGCCCGCGAGGATCGCCCGCGTCGGCGCACGGATGATCAAAGGAAGCGTCAGGACCCTGTTGCTGGCCCGACGGCCGAAGGGCCGTTCCCCATCCAAGATCAACGACGCTACGTAGTCGGCAGTTGGCTGAGGGCTACCTAGGTCGAATCCGGGGGCGAGCATGAACTGCGCGCCGGGGCAGCGGGGGTCAGCCGAGACGGCCTGGTCTCCGAGTAGCTCGACACGTCCGCCCAGGAGCAGGGAATCCGCCATCACCCTCCGTCGCGGGCGAGTGGTGGCAGGATGAGCGCGTGAACCTGACCGAGTTCCTGACGGCGCGGCTAGACGAGGACGAGGCCATGGCGAAGGCCGCGCCAGGCAACGCTTGGCAGGCATTCGGCGAGGCTGACGTTGCCGGCGCGGCGGTCTATGACGAGCAGTGGGTCCTGCTGAACCCGGTGCGCTACGACCATGACAACGCGCTGAGCAGCAAGCCGGGCGCGACCGGCCCGCAGTACATCCAGCGGAGCCGGGACGAGTTGTGCGCCCACATCGCCCGCCATGACCCGGCCCGCGTCCTGCGCGATGTAGCCGCCAAGCGGGCGATCCTGGCCGAATGTGCCCGCTCAATCGAGTGCGGAGACGATGGACGCGTCCTGGCCGAGGCTGTCATCGTGAACATGGCCGGCGCATGGGGTGACCACCCGGACTATGCCGAGGCAATGCAGTTCGCCTAGCTGTGCGGGTACCTTGCCCTGAGGCTGGCTGCCCTCGCGGTGCCGTTGATGACGTCACCGACCCCGGCCGCCGTCGCGTGGGGCAGGGAGGCGAGGATGCCGGCGATGCGGTCCAGCTTCGCGCACACGTCATTCCCCGCCACCGCTGACGTCAGCTTGTCCCACTGGCCGCCGGTCAGCACCGGCTCCGGCCGCCCGGTCCTGTTCATCACCATCGTCGCGCCGGGCTTCAGCCAGCCGCCCTCGTCATAACCATGACCGTGGCCGATTACCGATGCCATTCCCGCGCCGCCGTAACGCGCGGCGGCATAATGGATTCCGGCATAGATCTGGGCCATTGCGTTCTCGGATACGGGGCCACCGCCAAAATTCACCAATGGTGGCGTGTTCCGGTAAGGCCCAGCGTATGCGGCAAAAGTCGCAGGTATCAATTGCAATAGACCCACAGATGGATGACCAGCCTGGGCGTTAGAATCTGTGAGGTTCACTGCCGTCAGCGACCCGCCGCTTTCTGTCTGAATCTGTGATAGCCAATTGCCAACCAGGGTCAGCGGCAGGCCCATTGACCGCAATACCGTGGTAATGTCGGCGGCGTAATTCGATGACCCGGGGCCGAGTGAGCCCGCGCCTGCCGTGACGAACCCGCCCTTGGGGACCCGGTAGCCGACAGCGTTGGAGATCGGCTGGACGATCGTGCCGACCGCGTGCCCGGACGCCGACACGTACGCGGACGGGTTCAGGGTGATGCCGACATGGCCCGGATTGGCGAAAATGCCGTCATTAAAAAATACCAATGCCCCGGTCTGATTGCCTGACGACTGGGTTAGCGGGTCAACAAACTGGGATTCCGACGTGCCATGCCTATTTCCCTGCTTCTCAGGGAAATAGCCGAAATGCTCATAAACAAATGCAGAGAAGCCTGAGCAATCCCAGCCATTCGGCGATGCGCCGCCTAGGACATATGGATGGCCCAATCCGGTGGCGAATGTCTTCGCGTAGTTCGCGACGGACGCGCCGGATCCGCCGCCTACCCCGGCTCCGGGGTCCTTGGACTTGATGTAGCCGATGAGGTCGGTGACGAGGGCCCGGGGGACTGCCTCGATCATGCCCTCGGCGCCACTGGCGGGCTTGGGCATGAGGCCCAGGAGCGCGTCGGCGGCGGGCGTGAACGTGGCCGCGAGCGCGCCGAGGGTGAGGTTCTTCGCCCAGTTGAGGGCGCCGGCGATCGTGCCGGTGACGTGGCCCCAGAGGCCGCCGAGGCCGCCCGGGTTGCCGCCCGCTGTCGCGGCGGGGGTGCCTGCCGCGTAGCCGGGGAACACCCCGGGCCCGGCGAGCCGCTGCGACAGCGGCGACGGCAGGACGACCTCGCCGCCCTTCATGTAGACAAGCTCAGGCCCTTCCTCCCCGGTCCACGCCCACCCGGGCGGCGCCCCGCCGGTGCCCCTGGCGAACCTTGGGACCTTCGGGATCTGCGGCAGGTGGACGAAGGAAAGGACGGCGTCGGCGTCGCCGATGAGGGGGTTGATGACGTTGTTGACCACGAACCGGGCGGGGCCGATGAAGGCGTTCTCGATCCCGGACCAGGCGCCCTTGACCCGCGCGACGGCGGTGGCGAAGTAGCCGGGGATCGTCTGGGTGAGCCACCGGGCGATGGGGGTGCCGAAGTTGGCCATCAGCCAGTTCCAGGTGCCCCGGAACGCGGACTCGAGGGGCGACACGAAGTTCGCCCTGAGGAACCTGATGGCGGCGTTGAAGTAGCCGGGCAGGGTAGAGGTGAAGAACCGGCTGAGGGGCACCGCGAAGTTCGCCACGAGCCAGTTCCAGGCGCCCCGGAGGCCGGCCTCGAACGGGCCGATGAGCCCGGACCGCAAATGGGCGATGGCGTCCTTGCCCATCCGGGTCACGGTGCCGACCGTGTTGTTGTAGATGATTGCCCAGATGTGCGCGGTCTCCCGGCGCATCCCGTCGAAGATGACGGCGGCCTGGTGGCGGAGCGCGGCGAGGTCAGTGGCGGCGGCGTGGCGGATCCGGTCGAACCCGGACGCGGTGACGTGGAGGAGGTCATCGGTCCAGCGGGCGAAGTCGTGGCGGATCTCAGCGAAGTGGGCGGCGAAGTCATGCTCGACCCGCTGCCAGAACGCGCGGACGTGCGTTTCCACCGGCTTGACGAGGAGGTCTGACCAGCCGGACGCGGCGAGGGTCAGGATGCCGCCGACGCCGGACAGCGCCTTGGGGATGTCGCCGGCGATGGCATTCCAGCCGGCCTTCATGTCTTCGCGGATCTTCAGGATGAGCCCGGCGGCGATCGCGGCGCCGCCGATGGCGATGCCTGACTTGCCGAGGATGCCGATCCCGCTGCTGACGACCCCGCCGCCGGCTGCCCCTGCGCCGGCGCCTGCGGCCTTCCCCCCGGCGCCCCCGGCTTTCCCCGCGCCGGCGTCAGCGCCGATCATCGTGTCGGCGGCCCGCTGCATCGCCGCCGCGGCGGTGACCATCGTGTCGGCCGCTACCTGCATCGCGGTCGCCGCCGTCTGCTGCGCGGTCGCGGCGACGGTGACGGTGGCACCGGACAGCAGCCTGCTGATCCACCCGGCTGCCGCGCCGATGACCTTCACGCCGACGCTGACCACGCCGAGCTTGTTGAGGATCAGCAGCCACCCGGCTACCTCGGCGATGGGCTTCGCGAACGACGGCGGCAGCTTCGCGATGAGGTTGAAGAACCCGGTGAGCACCTGGATCTCGCCGGTCCCGCCGGCGGTGAGGCCGGGGGCGAGGGCCTTCAGCGCCCCGCCGATGGACTGCAGCAGCCCCCAGACCTTGGGTCCGTTCTGGCTGAACCACTGCATGAACCGCTGGATGTCGTCGGATGCCTTCTTCGACTGCGACCACTTCAGGACGGCGGGGCCGAGGTCGGCGATGTGGCCGACGGCCTCGCGGATCAGCGGGTCGAACTGGGGCAAGAGGGTGATGAACGACTTGACGAGGTCGATGATCGTGGAGCCTGCGGCGGAGACCGTCGCGGTGCCGGTGGAGGAGATAAAGTCCCGGAACCGCGTGAACGCCTGTGAGTTGACGAGGTCGCCGAACTGCTGGCCTAGCCCCTTGATGACCGGTGATACGGCCTGGATGATGGGCGGGAGGGCCTTGGTGAGGCTGGTGACGGACGTCAGCCATGGGACGAGCGCCCCGGCGATGACGGGGGCCTGGGCTGCCTTGAGGTCTTTCCAGCCTTGCGACATGGTGCCGAGCTGCCTGGACAGGTCGATTTGCGCCTGGGACATGCCCGCGTAGGCGGCCTTCACGGCCAGCGCCTGGTTGGATGCCGCGGTGGCGTCCGCCTTGCGGAGCGCGGACAGGGCGGCGACCTGCTGGGCGTGGGTTTTCGCGGCCCCGGACGCGACCTGGTACTGGGCAGCGGCCTTCCCGATCGCCGTGTTGTACGTCGTCTGCGCGGCGGCGGCGGCCTTCTGGGCTGCCTCCGCCCCGGCGAGGACCGGCTTGGCGACGGCCCCGAACGCGGCGAGTGCCCCGGCGCCGGCGGTGAACGCCCCCGCGAGGCCCACCGCTGCGCCGGTCGCGACCCCGGCGGCGGTGCCGAGCGCCCCGACAGACAGCAGTGCGGGGCCGAGCCAGAACGGGCCGCCGGCGTTCCTCAGCTTGTCAGCGAGCCCCTGGACTTTCGCGGTCACCTTGTCCAGGTCGCTGTTCGCCTGCGCGGTGTCGGCCCTGACCCTGACCGTGGGGGACTTGCGGCCGAGCGCGTCCGCCTTGGCGGCGGCCTTGCCCAGCCCGGCGTCGGCCTCGGTGGTGTCGGCCTTGACCTTGACGACGGGGGCTTTCTTGCCGAGCTGGTCAGCTTTCGCGGCGGTCTTGTCGAAGTCGGCGAGCGCGTGGGTGCTGTCGCCCCGCACGCGGACGACGGCGGTCTTGCGGCCGAGGCTGTCGGCGTTCTTGCGGACGTCGGCGAAGGTTTTCCGGGCGTCTTCGGCGTCGGCCTTGACCTTGACGGTGACGGGCTTGCCGGAGAACTTGGCGGCGTCGGCTTTCGCTGCGTCGAGGTCCCGCGTGAACTCGTCGCGCTTCAGGACAAGCCTGGCCTCCACGCTGCCGGCGTCGAAGCTCATCCGCCATCACCGCCGCCACTCAAGGTGAGATGATGTGCGCCATGAGTGACGAGAAGCGGGGCGCGCGGGTGAGGGCAGCCGTGAAGCGCTGCCCGGGCAAGGGGCTGCTCACCGTCCGGGGCGTCGTGTGCGCTACAGCAGGGCTAGCCGTCGCCGGGGCCGTGGCGTGGGCTGCCGTGAAGGTGGCGGGCCGCCGTGCCGGGTGACGTCCTGCCGCCGCCGGACGAGTGGAACCGGGCCGTTGAGCACAGCCGCGCCTGCCCGGGGCACAGCCTCGGGCCCTACGAGGACGACGACGGCAACACGCACATGTCCTGCGACGGCAGCGGCGACCCGTATGAGCCGTCGAACTGCGGCTTCGACACCGCTACCGGGGCGCGGACATGAGCGAGGACGACAACGGGCGGCTAGAAGATGCCAACGCCCGTCTAGGCGAGGCGATCACCGGGGCAGCCGAGGCGGTAGCCCGGTCCCTCGGATCACTGACCGGATGCGTCATCGCGGCGCTGCGGGTCCTCGCCGCTGACCCGGTGGTGCGGTTCGCGATGGAGCACCCGGAACTGCTCCGGGCAGAGCGGCCTAAGCCGTGCTGGTGCCTGTGCGCTAAGGCCCACCCGGGGCTAGCGGTCTGCGACGGCGAGGGCGTCGCCACCGGGACGGTCACCCTGGAGGGCTACGGGCCGGTGACGGTGCAGTACTGCGCCGCGTGCGCCGCCGCGCAGGCGAGCCGGAGGTTCCGCTCGTGACCGTGACCGCCCCGGCTAGCACGGCCGAGTCCCGGGCTGCCGCCCTCACCATGTTCGAGGGACGGGTTCCGTGCCTGTTCCATCTCGCGGACCCGGCATGCGCGGCGGTTGCCCGGTGGCTGGCGTGGTTCGCCCATGAGGAGAACACCGCACGCTGCGAGAGCGACGAGCCGTGGCCTGTCTGCGACCAGCACAAGCAGGTGATCCAGGCGAGCAGTGACCCGTTCTGGCGTACCTGGCACAACATGCAGCCGGTTCTCTGCACGCGGTGCGGGACGCCGCTGCGGCTGGAGCGTTTCGAGCCGCTGTCATCGCCTTAGCGCCGCTGCCCTTCCAGGCTGGCGATCATCCCGGCGAGGTCGAACGCCTCCGCTTCAGCAGCTTCCACGGCCCGGTACCCGGACCCTGCGGCGGTGAGTGACCGAATGTCATCGGGGACGGTCATGTCCGCGTTCAGCGGCACCTCAGGCCGGGTCAGGAGCTCTTCGGCGTAGAAGCCTTCCAGGTACGCCTGCTGGTGCGCCCAGGGCAGTCCCGCCCATGCCTGCGGCGAGTAGCCCAGGTACCGGCGGGCCAGGTACAGGATGAGCCTGTTGTTGGCTAGCTGACGGACCTTAGCGCCGGCCTCGAAGCGGCGCCGCCTGCTTCCGGGTTCAGCTCACCGGCCAGCCAGCTGAAGAACGCGAGCCGCACCCTGGGGGGCAGCTTGGAGATCTGCGCGAGGGTCGGGGAGCCGCCGCACAGGTCCGCGTACGGCTTGGTCAGCACTGACAGCACTGATGGGAGCTGGCCTTCGGGGAGCGCGGCGATCGCGGTGAGGATCGCCTCCGGGTCGGTCCCGGCCGCCTCGACGCCTGCCATCGACGCCGCGTTCTTCGCCTGGCTGACGGCGAGGTCGGTGATGAACTTGTCGAGGCGCTTCTCGGACGGCTCGGGGACGGTGCCCTTCCCGCCGTTGTACGCGGTGAAGTCCCATTCGAGGGGCTCCACCACCGTGCCACTGTCGAAACCTGGCATGCAGGGGGTCCTTCCATCAGCGTGTCGGCAACCTAGAGGACATTGAGATCCTGTAGGATTGGGGCATGGATGAGATGAGCATCGAGCAGGCACGGCTGAAGCTCGGGGAGGTCGTTGACCGGGCGCGGATCGCGGATCAGTTCACGACGATCACCCGCCAGGGGAAGCCCGCCGGCGTGGTCGTGTCACCGGGCTGGCTTGAGCGCACGCGGGCAGCGCTCGCCGCCTTCGCGGGCAGCGAAGACCCGCCAGTCTCGGCCAGTGAGGTACGCAAGCACGTCGTTCACCTGGGCGGCCTGCTGGACGGGATGCGCAAGATCATGCTCACGGACGAGGTGCGGGACTACTGGAAGCACCTTCAGGACGAGGTCGTTGCCCTCGCCGCCTTGCTACCGGAGAACGCAGAGGGAGAGCAGTAATGACGGAGCACGCGGACCACGACACCGGGGGCTACCCGGCTGGGGCGATCACCATTACGTGGAACTGGACGCGGAAGGGCGCGAGAAGCGATGACCGCCGACTTCGACTGTGAGGCGTACGGCCCGGAAGGCCGGAAGATCGGCGCGCTGTGCTTCATCACCGCTGACCTGGGCGGCCGGATGTGCGCCACGGCGGCGGACTGCCACCGGGTGACCGGCGCCGAACGGCAGGAGATATTCCGCGACGCCCGCGAGAGGGCCGCCGCAGGTGACCCGGTAAGCGAGGAGTGCCTTGAGGACGCGTTCCTGTGGCCCGGAGGCGGATCATGAGCGGGCTAGGCGTGCCAGCCGGGCAGGGAGTGTTCGCTGAGATCGGCTTCCTTGAGCCCTGGGGACGCGACGACATGTCCGAGGGCGTCACCGGCTGCCTGCTGCCCAGTTACCCGGAGGCTGAGATGTGGGTGATCGAGCAGAAGGGCCTGCACCGGAACTGGCTGGTCACGAGCGTGCAGATCACCGCCGAGGGGGAGGGCGGCGGGTGATGGCCAGGTTCAAGAGGCTGACTGACGCCGAGGCCCGCACCCTGACGCGCCGCGAGCTACTGGACCGGATCGAGGCCGAGCAAGCCTACTGGTTCCGCAAGAAGACCCGCACGGGCGCGGATGATGCCGCGTTCCGCGAGTTCACACGGATCATGTACGCCTACCTGGACCCTGCCGCCGCGATGCAGGACACGATCGACCACATTGAGGGCCGCTCGGCCGGCGGCTACTGGAAGACCCGCCCGGGTGAGGATGTCGCTGAGGCGGCGGCCCTCCTCGGTGGTGGTGAGGGCTCGTGAACGCCGCCATCGTCTCGGGCTTCCTCGCCATCCTGGCCGGGATCATCGCGGAGAACGCCCACGTCTACTGGCATCGCAAGTGGCTGCGATGGCTGTCGCTAGGACTGAACATCCCCGGTGCCCTGCTGCTCACCTGGGGGGCGGACATGGCGCACAGGAGCATCCTGGCAGCCACGGCGGTCGTCGTCTGCGCGGCGTTCGTCCTAGCCGTAGGCGGGTCGCTGGCGTTCATCGCCTTCATGGCCGAGGTCAGGCACCAGGGGTGGGCGCCGGTCGTGAGGCGCATGCGGAAGCCGCCCCGGTAGCTCCCCCTACGAGTGCGACGCGCCGCCGCAAGGTGTCTCGTATGGCCACCTCTCGCAGCGAGGGCAGCGGCCCATGGTCGTCACCTTCGGAACGGACGCCTGCGGGTTCGCTGTCGTGTCACCTGGGATGGCAGCCATCAGGGGCACCTCTCGTTTCCTTTAGTGCTTCGCCACGTACAGGAGGGTGAAGATCACCAGGGACAGCAGGAACCCGGCGACGGCGAGGACGGTCCCGGTGTTCAGCCGCGTCTCATTCCGCTGCCCCGACGCGCCCGCCTCGCTGCCCTCGCCCCGGTCAAGCCGGGACGTGAGCCTCAGCTCCAGCGCGGACAGCCGGTCAGTCAGCCCGGTCACCCGCTCAGCCAGCGCGTCGTGGGCCGTGTCGTACTCGGGGCGGGGCAGGAACGTCGCCGTCTGGTCGGCGAGCGCCTTCCTGAACTCATTCACCGACTCGAACCGGGCGTTAGCCGCCAGCTCCGCTTTCGCGGTGGCCTTCTCCGCGTTCGCCAGCGCCACGGCCACGGCCTGCTCAGCGGCCTTGAACGCCGCGTCCAGGGCCTTCGTCTGCGTCGCGTACCGCTCATCGAGAAGCGCCCGCATGTCCGCGATCTGCTGCCGGTGGGCGGCCTGCTGGTCGGTGAACTGCAGCCGGGCGTACTCCCGGCTGTCGATGATCCTGCCGTTGAGGGTGTCCCGGTCGGCGGCGAGCTGCCGGGTTAGCGCCTCATGCTGCATCGTCATCTGCTGCGTGAAGTGCTCACGGAGGGTGTCTACCGTCCAGCCGCTGGCAGCCGCCTCAGTCTCGCCGCTCAACCGCGCCCCCCGGGGCTAGAAGAGCATGCCCTCCGGTGGCGGGGGGACGGCTAGCGCGATGCGGCGGAAGGCGCGGGCCAACTGCGTCCGGCTAATCCCCGACTCGGCAGCCAGCGCCAGGACGGTTGCCCCGGCCCGCCAGCGCGCGTACAGGGCGGTGTACACCTCATCGTCGTACTTGGTGTTGACGCCGCGCTCCGCGTTGACCTTCTGGGGGACTGGCTCCAGATGATTCGGGTTGACGCACCGCCTGTGAAGGCACTGCCGCCCGCCGGGGCACGTCAGCCGCTCGCGGGTGTGGCACAGGTGGTCAAGTTGGAGGCCAGCCGGGACCGGCTTCACGAAGCGCTCATACGCCCAGCGATGCGGGCCGACTACCTTCCTAGCGCCGTTCCCGAACTCGCCGTAACCGTCGCGATTGACGCTAGCCGTCCACGTCCAGCACCCGCCGGGCTCCTTGCGGACATGAGAGAAGAACCGCTCCTCCATGTCTTCGATGACCGTGGAGCGTGCCCCGCCGAGGTTGCCGCTGTTGCGCTGCCGCAGGTAGTGCATGTTGCACAACCCGAGCGCGTAGTGAGGCTTGGGGCAACTGCCGTCACCGGCATAGCCGCAAGTACGCTGTTGCATGTCGATGCCTCTGACCAGGTGTCGGCGGTGCTCCGGGGTCTGCGTCTGGGAAGTCCAGACTCCGGAGCCTTATTCGTACAGTCTATCGCATTACCGCCATTATCCTGCCTATGAGGTCGCGATGGCGGTCAGGTCAATTAGAGAGACCGAGGACATGGGGCAGGTCGCTGAAAGGGTCACGGGATAGAGCCGCGCATTAGCGGCTCTCCGGAAATCTGTCTTCACGCTCCCGGCGCTCATGACGGTGGGCACCGACAGTACCCGGGCGAAGCCGAGCTGGTTCTTGCCGACGACCGCACAGGCAAGGCTCGCGAAACTTGTCGAAAGTACGAGCGTGGACTTGCCGGGCTGGCTGGCGCCGGGGGCGGTGACCGAGATCGAGCCACCGTTGCCGTACGCCAAGTTGACGTTCGCCAGCGTCTCCTCGGAGAGGCTCGTGGTTATCTGAAGGCTGACGTTGGTGACGATCACCGCGACCGGCGTCGTTTGCTCTTCGACATTGATGTCGTTAGTCGACGGAGCGTAGTTGACGGAAACACCCTGGTCGGTGGCCCCGACGTAGGACCAGCCGCCGGACACCCAGGAGGAGCCGACGCCGAGGTTCTGATCGGACGGGAGGGCGGTGCCGACGGGGGCGGTAAATAGAACACCAATTCCATACAAGACGTTGGTGCTCGTGTAGGCGGGAGGGGTGTAGAGCAGCGGCGCACCAGGCATGGGCGGGGGCCTCCTTCAGGCGGCGGGCATGGAGAAGGCCCGCGCCAGGACGGGCGGGCCGGGGTGGCGTACGGGGCGTTTAAGCGCGGCGGGATGCGGGAAGGGCGCTACGATTGGTGACATGGGCGACACGCTGACGAGGCCGGCGGCGGCATGCCGTGACGTGATGGGCACGCTCGCGGTCCGCCTGTGCACGCTGCAGGAGGCGCGGATGGCTTCCGGGGCGGTGCTGCTGCTCCCCGCCGGGACCTGCCCCGATGCCGGGGACCGCTACTGCGGCTGGCCCGTGGTCAGGTGCTGCTGCATCCGGGAGCCGATGATCGGACTGCCGGGTCGCGATCGGGGGCGCGTGGCGTGAGCAGCCCCTTGAAGCTGACCGTCATGACCGGGGCGGAGGGCGAGCCGACCGGGTTCGACTCCGCGATCGCATCCGTGCCCGGCCGCCTCTGGCACGTCACCGCGGACGGGGAGCGGATGCTGCTGCTGTCGGTGGCCCGCCGTGAGCTGCGGGAACTGTCGGAGAAGCTCGCCGCGGGCATCAGGGAAAGGCTTCATCACGCCGACTGGGTGATCACCGCCGACCCGGATGAGGTCGCCGCGCTGGGGCTGATGCATGACTGCGCGTCCTGCCGGGCCGGGGTTGACCAGGCGCTTGCGCGGATGCGGGAGAAGCCCGGCACGGACATGGCCGTCGGGCAGTTGTGGTGGGCGCGGCAGTGAGCGGCCGGTGGGAGCACGACGACGGCGAAGCCCGGTGGGAGCTGGTCGCCTACCGCGAGGACGTCCCCAGGATGACCACGGACCGGATTGTCGGCGCATGGGTGACTGACGAGATGATCGCGTCGGTGGCCAGCCCGCAGAGGCTCGCCGTGAGCCTGTTCAATACGATCGGGTCGGTGCCGCCCCCGCTGGAGGAGCACCTTCCGCCGTGGGACCCGAACGTGGTCACCTGCGGGGCCGGATCGTGAGCGGCTTCAATAAGCCGGTGCCGAAGGTTGCCCGGGTGCTGCTGCGGGTTGAGTGGATGGACGGGCAGGTCCGGGAGTTCGACGCCGAGGAACCGCACGGGCTGGAGGTGGCCATCGGGCGGGAGCCGCCACCGCCGGACTTCGACGCGTGGGCGGAGGCGCTGGGGAATGAAGCGGGCCTGTGGAGGCCAGAGCACCTGCTGGGCCCGGAGGCGATCTACGACGGGGGCGCGTTCGGCGTCGAGGTGAGGTTCAAGGCCAACTCGGACAGCAGCAGGCACCCGTTCACGATCCGGGAGCCGGAACTGTGACCGCGCCCGCGTTCACCTGCCCGTGCTGCGGCGCGGTGTCGCATCACCCTGCCGACGTTGAGTTCCGCTACTGCGGACGCTGCCACTGGTACACGGGTGATCCTGAGCTCGGCCCGGTGCACCTCGCGGATGCGTGCGAGGCCCGGACTGCGCCTACAGCTCGCGGAGGGTGAGCCCGGCTGCCTGCGCTGCCGCGTAAGCCCGTTCAGCGACCGCGTCCGGTACCTCGGTGCCGTACACGTCGATGGTGACCGTCTCCCCGCCAGCCTCAAGGGGGGGCACGATCAGCTCGGTCATCGGGGGGACGGTGGCGAGGTTCACGTGCCCTTCGCGGGCGGGCTCCATCGGCTGGGGGAAGACGGCGGTGCCGGTGTCGGTGACCGCCACCCCGCCGGCCTGCGCGGTACCCTCCTCGGCAGGCGGGGGGAACCCGGTGGGGATCGGCGGCGGCACGGGCGGGTCCTCTACGGGCACCACGGGCGGGTCCGCGGCGTCCGCCGGCTCCGGCGCGTCTTGCTCGGGCGTGAAGGGCACTGCGAGCCTCCTAAGGGACGGGAACGCACTGATACAGCGTGACGCTGTTGCCGGTGACCACGGAGAAGTCGACGTAGGCCATGCCGGAGCCGTCGGCCTGGGTGAAGTCAGCGGCGGACCACGGGCCGAAGATGTAGTTGGTGGAGTTCGCCACCGCGGCCTGGATCGTGGACGCCGGGTACGCCTGGCCTTGCACCTTCCGGCCGATGTTCGACTGGACGTTCCCGGCCCCCGCAGCGCCGACGTACACGACGAGGAAGACCATCCCGTTGTTCGTGAACTGGACGCCGGTGAAGGTCGCGAGAGACTGGGCGCCTGACGTGGGGAGGAGCAGGCCGGATGGCCCGGCGAGGTTGACCGGGGTGAGGGTGACGCGTGCCATCGCCGCCGCCTTCCGCTAGTGGGACTGGTAGGGCAGCCGGGTCACGTGGAGTCAGCCAGCCACTTCTGGAAATCGCCGTAGACGATGATCGGGCACGACGTGACGGTGCTCCCGGCGGTGATGCCGAGGCGGATGTAGGAGCCGGGGAAGCCGCCGTTGACGGGGATGATGAAGCTCGCGCCCGTGACCGCGGTGATCGCGGTGATGGTGGTGCCGACTCCGTTGAGGGGGTTGGTGATCAGCCCGGCGGCAGCTGCTCCGGAGGCGCCGATCCACGTGGTGCCGTTGTCGGGGCTTACCTGGAGGAACGGCAGGATCGTGGGGGTGCCGGCGATGGTGCCGAAGATCCCGTACACGTAGCCGCGGACCCAGTCCGACGCGCTGAACGCGGGGCCGTAAGTGGTCGCCGCGGCGGCTAGGGTGGTCTGGGGGTAAAGCTTGACGACGTCGCTCTCGTACCCGATGGGACTCAACTCCTTGACACGGAGGCCAGCGGCCTCAGTTGCTCACTTCGATGAGGTACTGGCAAACAAAACTGAACCTGTCTGCGTCGTCAGGCTCCCCTGACAGCGGCGCTGGTGCCCCCGACAGCCGGTGCGCGGTCACGATCACCTGGCCGGACGGCAGCGTCACCGGGTAGGCCGCGGCGAAGATGAGGGCATCGAGGCGGTGGGCGAGCGCCTCAGCGGCGGACTGGGCGCCCGGGGAGCCGTCGCCGCCCTGCGGCCCCCGTACGCGGGCCTGGAAGCCGCACACGTCGGTGGCGCCCTCAAGGCGGTACCCGGCCCCGGGGGTCGGCGTGATCACGCACACCTGGTCAGGGCTATCGGGGATGTACGGGCCGAGGTAGAACGGGACGCCGGTCTCCTGGTTAGAGTCCCACCCGCCGAGGGTCGAAAGCCACGAGATCAACGCTGCGGACGGGACGGGCATCGCTCACCCCGGGCGTGGTCTCGGAGCCGGAGCACTGCCCGTCAATGGCCTGATGGCAGCCGTTGTCCTGCCAGACTGCGGCCGGGCAGGAGCATTCCGGGCCTTGACTAGGGCGGACCGGGCACCCGGGATGGGAATACGCGCACCAGTGCAGTCCGGCGAAGGTGACGCCGCCCGGCTGGCAGGCGAGGACGGCGAGGCCCCGGGCGAGGTGGTTGAACACTTCCCCGGCGGACCAGGACGGCTCACCGCGCACGTGGCAGTAGCACTTCGGGCTGACACAGCCTTCACCGTGGCAGCGGCAGTCCCTCACCGTGCAGCGCGGCCCGGAAAGGTGCCCGGCCAGTTCTTTCGCCCCGTGGCCGAACCGGGGGCCGCCGCCGTACTGGAGGACGTCGCCCTGTGACCCGGTGACGCTGGCCGCCTCTTCCGCGATCCGGTGGCGTTCCGCGAACGGCAGGCCCCGCACCTCGGCGAGGTGCATCGGGACGGCGACTTCAAGGGTGATCGCGAGGACCCCGCTATCCACGGGCTGCCCTCGCCTTGTCCCGTTCCCGGCGGCGCAGGACCCCCATGACGCTGTCGTTGCCGGAACGGCACACGTGAGCGCCCCGCCGGTCATTGCCCCACAGCCGCGACGGCTGCTCGCCCTCATGCCACAGGCGCAGGAACCGCAGCCGGGCCAGCCGGACGCGCCGGTAGTAGGCGCCCATCCGCAGCCCCAGCGCAGCCGCGGCCTTGCCGTACTCGTCATGCACCGCCAGCGCCAGCAGCGCTTCCCGGTCCACGTCGCGGAGCCGCGCCCACACCTGCCACAGCGCGAGCCGCTCCACGATGCCGTTCTCCGGCGAGGGAGTGACCCGCACTGCCTCATTCCAGTACAGGGCGTAGCTGGGCCTCTCGCTGCCGTCCGGTTTCAGGCCCCAGTGGTGCCGCTCGTCGGTCAGGAACCCCGACAGTGCCTCCCACCCGGCATGCACTAGCTCAGACGGCTCAGGGCGGTCCTCAGCGGCGTACAGGGCCTCCGCGATGCCTGACCAGGCGAGGTGGTAGCGGAGCCGCCGGTCAGCGTTCCTCGCCCATCCCCGGGACAGCGCCGAGCGTGCCAGGACGTCCAGGTCGGCGAGGTTGTAGCCGTGGCGCAGCGCGTGAACGTCCTCGTAAGCGAGTTGCACCCTCACCCGCCCGCAGTGCTCGGAGCCGCTCACGGGCGGCGGGATCGGCGGGCAGCCCCCAGCGCCCCGACTTCTGCCGCGCCAGCCCTGCGTCTGCGGGGTCCTTGCACAGGACGGGTGGGACGCGCTTGCGGTCTACGTCGTGGTGGCGGTCGAACGCGGTCAGGCCGGTGAACCAGCGCAGGCAGGCGGCGCACTGGCAGGCGGGCATCGCTCACCTCAACCGGCTACGGTGAGCGGATGACACTTCACGATGAGCTAACAACCGAGGTCCGCCGTATCAACTGGGGCTGGTTCGGGGAGCCATGGCCGTCAGGCATCTGCTACGGCGACGACGGCCGGCTGCTGGAGGAGATGCGCAAGCCGTTCCCCGCAGGTGAGAACTGCCTGTACTGCGATGAGCCGTTCGACGAGGCCGCCGGTGATTCCGGGCAGGCGAGACCGCTCACCGGGCCGTCCGGCCGGTCAGAGATCCGCCATGTCCACAAGGAGTGCGGGCTCCGTGAGGTGACCGGTTCGGTTGCCTGCCTTGAAGGCCACCACCGGCACGACACGGGGCAGTCCCGGCGGCAGGAGGCGCTTGCAGCATGGGCGTGGGTTCAGGAGCACGGGACGGCGGGCGGATGACCGGCGACACGGCGGCGCAGACTGAATCGCGGTCCGTGCCCGCCTTCCTGGTGCGGAACGTGCAGGAGCTAGCCTTCAGGATCGCGCAGGACCCGTACGCATGGCAGGTGGCCAGCGACCTGCGCAAGCTCGGGCTTGAGGTAGCGCTCCAGGTCCAGCCGCTCAGAAGCCCCGGCTCCACAGGAAGCGGAGCTGTTTCGCCGTGAACCGTGACGGCACGGGGTGATGCAGCCGGTAAAGCGCCTTCAGTTCCTCTTCGGACAGGCGATGCTGACGCGGGGGGCGGTCGTAGACGGTGACGCCGTCACTAGTCACGCTCGGGTGGCCGGAGGCCCGCAGGTTGGCGTACAAGACCGGAGCCCTGGTTGCGACCCCGCCCTCTTCGGCAAGGTTCTCCATGCTCTCAGCAAGCGACGCCTCGCCGCCATCCTTAAGCAGCCGGTCAGCGTACGCCTGAAGGTAGCGGGGGTGGTTGTCTAGCAGCGGCTGGGAGAGGTACAGCGCCTGCCCGCCCCTGGGATGCCTTAGGTCCAGGCCCTCGGGTAAGTGCTGGTAGCGCGCGTACATCTAAAATCTGGTCGACAACTACACTGCCGACCAGATCGCCGCTACCAACGATTTCCTTCAGGGCATCGATGCGCTCGCCAAAGGTGGAAGCCATGACCCCCTATCACCTCCCCTCAGCGACTGAGGCGAGCCGCGCGGACGCGGCGCTGGCCGTGATCTTCAGCAACCCGTGCGCCTGCCCGGAACGCCACGCGGGCAGCCCGGACGGCGCTTGTGGGCTCCGGGCTGCGAATACGATCAGTCACGCCGGAGCGGACCTCGCGGTGTGCATCCCCTGCGTGCGGTGCCTGCTTGACGTAGAATTCGCGGTACCCCCGGGGCGCGCAAGCGGGTCAGCGAGCAGGCGCCTGCGGACTGGCTAGGGACCGTGATACTGCGCGGGGCACGAGCCTGCTCGATCGGCAGGCCGGTGCGGCGCAAGTCACGGGAACGGCCCCGGGGGGATCACAGGACGGGTGCGCTCACGGCGGGAAGCCGAGCCGCCGCATCGTGTCGGCCGCCTCGGGCAGCTTCATGCTCAGACCGTTCGGGGTGCTGGACCATCCGGGGTAGGCAGCCGAGTAGTCCCGGTCCAGCTGCACCGCTTCCTTCTCCAGGGCATCCCCGTACTCGGCCTGCGTGATGACGCCCTTGCTGACCAGCAGCCCGGTCAGCGCGGTCACCTCGGCGCGGAGCAGGATGGTGACCTCACGGTGATCACGGACGGCCTTCGACTCCCCGTCGCTGTCGGGGCGGGTGCCGAGCTGCCAGCCGGTGAAGAACTTCCGCCACTTGGCCAGCTTCTCCAGCGCCGCCATCAGGCTCTCGTCACTCATGGTGAGTCACCGTATCGCCTGCGCTGAGGCGATGACGGCCATTCACCGCCACCCGTCAGCGAGCCGTGAACCCGGTGCCCCGGCTGGCATGATGCCGCCCCGGCCGTCGGGTTCGGTGCCGCTGTCTTCCCAGGTGAAGATCCTCGGCAGCCGGTTGACGACCTTCCCTGGACGGTCAACGGGGTCAGCGGGGCCGGTGGGCGCGACGTCGATCCTTCCCGCCGCCACGTCCTTGAGCGTCGAGATGGCGTCAAGATAACCCAGGTAGACCGGGTCCATTGGCGAAAGGTCTTTGCCTTTCCTGTACGTTAGCGTTCCGTAAAACGTGCCGATCTGGATGGTGCACGTTTTTACGAGGTCGGGGACCGTCACCGTGGGGTTGGCGGCATCCACGGCGTAACTCGTGCCGACGTAACTCGAAACCTTGGCGCTGGCCTGGGCGATCGCCGCCGAGAGCTGGTCATCGCCGAGCTGCGCGCAAGTCCCGGTTCCGGCGTCGGTACCTGCGACGTTGGCCCGGATGTCGCTTGGCAGACAATACATGGCGGCCATCAGGGCACCGGCCTCTCGCTCGCCTCACGGCCGTCGAGGCTGTGGTGTACCAGCAGCCATCCGTCTGAGCCGTCAGCGAGCGCCACGAGCCGCGCCTGGGGCACGCAGGCGCATTCCTCGCTGACCTCATGCTCAATCAGGTCGCCCAGGGGGATGACGTGGGCCTCGTTGCCGCTCATGACCGTCAGGCCGGGTCGTCTGGTGCGCCGGCACAGCAGCAGCAGTCCCGGTCAGTGCAGCGGTCGCAGCGGCCACGCTTGCACGGGGGGCACACCCAGTCGCCGTCCAGGTCCGCGTCCGCCGGCTCCCCTGGGGCCGTCTCAGCGGCGGGAAGGCTGCCCTGCGCGGTCACGGCACGAGGTCCCCGTCGTCATCGCCGTCGTCCCCGGCCGGCTGCCGCGCTCCCAGGTCACGGAGGGCTGACATGAGCTCGGCGATGCCCTCCGCCACGCACCCCGGCAGCCCCGCCGCCTCAGCCGGGGTCATCCCCGAGATCAGCGCACTGGCCGCGTGGGCACGGGCGATGAACGACGCCACCGGCTCCACGTCGGCGACAGTGACCTTGACGACGGCGTAACGGGCCACGGCCAGCCCTTACCTGTCCTTCGCCGCGTCCGGGTCAACCGAGAAATCGGTCTTCGGGTCGGTGGCCTCCGGGGCGTTCCTCGGGTCCGCCGGGTCGGTGACCTCCACCCGGGACGCGCCGGGCGGGTCGGGGCGGGCGCCGAACTGCTCAGCCTTAGGCCGCTCCCCGAACAGGTCTCGTGCCCGGATCGCCGCCGCCGGGTCGTTCTGGTCCTTCGCGGGGCGGATCACCGGGACACGGTGGCGGGTCAGGAACCCGCGGGCGGTGTCCTCGTCCAGGACGACTGTCTCGCCCTTGTGGACGATGTCGGCCATCTTCTCCCCGCTCTTGGGGTCCGTGATGGTCCTGCTGATCGACAGGTTCGTGAGGGCTTCCCACAGGCGCGTGGTGACCTTCGGCTTCGGGTCGGCCTCTGCGGTCGCCGGCCTGGCCTCGGGCGGCGCAGCGGGCTCTGCGGGCTTTGCTGGGGGCATGGGTGACGTACCTCCATGGCGGTAGGGGAAATGCCCGCCACGGAGGGCGGGTCAGGTCAGGGTGGGGACGGGCTGGCTAAGGACCGGCTCTGGCGGCAGGAACGGCTTCCATGTGCCCTTGCCGAGCATGAACGCCGTGCCGCACATCGAGTGCTTGCCGCCAACCCCGTGGTTGCACGCGGCGCACGCTGGCAAGATGTTCGCCCACGCGTCCGTCCCGCCCTTGCACAGCGGGAAGTAGTGCTCAACTTCCTCGGATGGGGCACCGCAGTAGAAGCACGGGTCCCCGGTCATCTCGATGCACCGGGCCAGCGACAGCAGCCGCTCCAGGTCGGTCAGGCCCTCTTCGGCGCGCATCCGCCGGCGCATCCTCGCCGCTGAGCGCAGGCCGGGGTTCTCACGCGCCCAGCGGCGCGCGTTCTCCCGGTGCTCCTCCACGTAGACCGCGCGGTACAGCCGGGCGTATTCGAGGCGCGCCGCCTGCGTGTCCCGGTAGTACTCGCGGTTGTACTCCTTGCGTGACGGCGACAGGTACCTGTGCTCGCGGCAGAAGCCGATCGCGTTGTCGGCGTTGATCGTCTTCCCGCATCCGCCCTTGGCGCACTTGCGGGCGTCCGGTGCCCAGTACTCGCCCCGGTGCTCGATGCAGCGGCCGAGGGTATTGGTCGTCGTCATGCGGTTATCGCAGCCGCCGACCGTGCACTCCGGCAGTTCCAGCGGGATATAGCGGTGCTCCGCAGTGCAGCGGCCGGTCATGTTGTCTGAGCGCAGCCGGTTGTAGCAGCCCTCCTGCGAGCACTCGGCGCGCTCATCGGGGCGCAGCCTTGTCAGCTCCCGCTGCCTTGCGTTCTCCCGGTCCTTGTACACCCGCATCAAGGGAGACTCCGCGAAGTGCTCCGGGCAGTAGCCGCACGTGTTGTCCACCCGGAGTTGCCGGTCGCAGCCCCGGGCGCTGGCGCAGAACCGGGCCGGAGCGCGGGCGGTCGCGTACTTGTGCTCCTCGCAGTACCCGCTCTGGTTGTCGCGCCGGACGGCCTTCCCGCAGTGGGCGCATGCGCCCATGCCCTCGCCGATGTAGCGGTGCTCCTGGCAGCGGCCGATGCTGTTGTTCCTGCGGAGGGGAGCGCCGCACTCGGTGCAGCCGGGGCGCGCTAGCCGTGCTGCCGCACGGTCGGCCTTGCGCTTGGCCAGCTTCCGCAGGTGGGCTTCATGGGCCACGATCGCGGCGCGCACTTCCTGGCAGTCCGGGCAGCGGACCTGCTTAGTGGATGCGCGGGCGAATGAGACCTGGCAATCTGCGCACGTGCCCGGCTTGAAGACTCGCGGAGACCTGCGCGCGGGGGTTATATCATGCATGCGTGTTGCACCGCCGTAATCGGTGTGGCCACGTCCCGGTGCCTGTTAGCGCAGGTGCCGGGACCTTTACGTACACGAGTCTATCAGACTTTCTAAGCCCGATAACCGGCCCATGCACGTGTTCGATTATACCCCGCTGAGCAGCACAATTGCGCTTGGCTGATCTAGACCTACGGCTGACGCCCTTTGCACGTCGCTCCTCGAAGCCTTGCGGCTCTCATCCCGATAGAGCGGAGAAGCCTGGTACGGCAATTCGTCGGCAATGAAGCCGCACCTATTGCGCTGCATGATAATGGCATTCCCGGCCGGTATTTGCCTCGATACCATAACATCGAGGTTAAATATCCGATTGGGAAGCACCCCCGTATACTGTAGCGATTCCGATGCGATATCGCCAATATAGGGCGCGGCGAATGAGGATGACTGAAGAAGGGTATTCTTCGTTCCGTGATTGATTATCATGGTGTCTGCCTCGAATCCGAGGAAAGACGAAAGGCCGGTGATCGGGCTTGCTATTGAGGCGTTTTCGATCAAATACACGCCATTGGCGATGTCCGCGCGGATGGTGGCGTTGCTTGACGCCCACGCGTTGGACACCGCCAGGGTCTGGATGCCCGCGTTAGCTACTACAGCGCTGTAGAAGGCCGCGTTCCACGAGTACACCATCGTGTTCTTGACCTGCGTCAACTGCCGCGTGACCGGGTCGACGGACTGCCGGCGCCGCATCTCGTCGGAGACCATGATGGCCATCGCCCGCTCATGCGAGAACACGACCCGGGGAATGCCGACGGACGTCGGGACGACAGGGACCTCGGCGAACTCAGCGCGGATTTCCGGCACGTCATCCGCATATAGCGGAGTGCTCTCGGAATAGCGGACGGCACCGGACTCGGCGAGGCCACCGGAGCGCAAGACGGCGTCTACGATGAACTCGTTCTTCGTCATGTCGAGGATCAGCGCGGGGATCGTCAGGGGGTCCTTGAGGAGGGCATCAACGGTAATCCGCGGGCCGTCCATGCTGGTGTACGCGGGCGTGGGCATGTCTGTGTCCTTCCGGGGTCGCTCAGTGCACCCGGCGCGGCAGGGCTGCCCAGGGCATGTCGTTCACGGGTGATGGCCCCGGGGGAGTCAGCAGGGCGGGAAGGGGGCGGTTAACCGAAGATGCGGGCGCGGCCGACGGCGTTGGTGGCGACGACGACGCCGCCGGGCTGGGTGCAGCGCCCGACGATGGTCGCGGGGAGGGTGTCGGTGCCGGACACCCACGGGGTCACCTGGCCGTTCGCGGCGGCCTTCAGGAGGGTGCCGAACGCGCAGTTCGCGGCGAAGACGACGTGCATGTCCTCCCCGTGGTGGACGGAGACGTAGTCGCTGACCACGCTCACGTCCAGCAGCGGTGCCCCGCCGGCGAGGGTGTCGGTCGCGCCGGCCTGGGTGGGGATCGGGGCGGCGTCGTTCCCGGCGACGCCGAGCACGAGGATCGAGCCTGCGCCCGCGGTGGAGACCGTCGTGGCTGCAGCGCCGTCAGCGGCGACGAGGGTTCCGCCTGCGACGGCCGCGCTGACCTGGTAGGAATCGGGGCCGGACTTAAAATGCGGTAGCGAGCCGGGCACTGTGAGTCACCATCCTGTTCGTGGGGCATGAAAAAACCCGCACGCGGCGGGTGAGTGAACTGCGGGGGCGAGGCGGGCTAGATGCCAGTGCGGCGGCGGAACTCCGAGACGAGCGCGGCACGGTCCTGCGCGGCCTTCTCCTCCGCCTGGCGCTCCGCGTCCGCGCTGAAGTCCAGGGGGGTGCCGAGCTCGCCGGACAGGTCCAGCATCCTGACTGTCTGCCCGACCTCCTTCAGTACCTTCCGCACGATCGCCCCGGCGTCGATGGAGGAGCCGTTGGACAGTTCCACGACGTGGCCCTCACCTTCGAGGACGGGCCGGGCGAGGTCGGTGATCCTGGGGGGGATGCCGTACTCGCGGGAGTACCAGTCGCGTTCCTTCTCGAACGCGGCACGGTTGAGCGCCTGGGTGACGCGGGCCAGTTCCAGGGACGTTTCCTCGGCGCGGCTGTTGGCGAGGTCAATCTGCGCCTGCGCCTCAGCGGACAGGGAAGCCCCGGCGGTGACAGGCTCCCGGTCGCCTTCCTTGTCGCCCCCGGCCCCGCCGTCACCGCTTGTGCCGTCGCCTTCCCCCTCGCCGTCTTCGGGGAGGGAGTCGATGAGCTCCTGCAGCTGCTCATCAGTCAGCTGGTCATCAGCGCCTTCCCCTGCGGCGGTTTCCCCCCCGGCGGCGAGGACGGCGTTGAACTGGTCGTCGGGGAGGTCCAGCAGCCGGGCTAGCCGGGCCTCCTGCGCGTCTGTGAGTGCCATGCGGTGTTCCTCCTGCGTGGGAGTGCCGGGTTCGGCTGGCGGCTGTGATGCGGGCGGGGGCGGCGGCTCAGGGGCCTGCCCTGGCGGGGCGTACTGCTCGGCGGTCAGGTCGAGTACCTCGCCGTCGCCGTCGTTGGCGGCCTCGATCGCCTGCCACGGGCGCATGCCGGTGATGCGGGGGTCGAGGGTGCCGAGGACGTGCTGGATCGCGGCGGGGAAGAACGCGCCGTCAGCGCGGTGGTAGTCCTCCACGATGCGGGCTGAGACGCCGAGCGCCGGGTTCTTCCGCAGCACCTCATCGCCGTCCTCGGTGGCGGCGAGGATCAGGTCGAGGCCGTCGTCGGTGGCCTCGAAGCCGCGGACCTCGCCGCGGAACCGCTCCGGGTCGTTGGTGTGGGAGTTGTCGCCGGGAGCGAGCTGGAACGGCACCTGGTCGAATGCCCGCGCATTGAAGGCTTTGGCAAGGCCGGCGAGGTACTCGGGCGTGAACGCGATCTTGCGGCCCTTGTACGAGATCTCGCCGACGGGGAGAATCTGCTTCCGCCACAGGCGGGACGCGCCGGACGGGCGGGCCTTCCCCCGGTCTACCGGGGTGAGCATGGTCGTGGTCACTGGCCGCCTCCGCTTCTTTTCCGGGTTGCCGTGCTGAGCGGCCGGGACCGCGCGCAGCCAACCCCCCAGCAACTGCGCGCGGACCGGGCGGCTCAGCCTGCTTGCCATCCGTGTCTTTACCGGGTAAAGTCTGGCGTCATGACTGACATGACCGCCGAGGCCCGTGACGAGTTCGACCCGGTCGGCCTCACCGAGATAGCCACGATGACCGACCCGCCGATGACGCGCCAGCACGCGCTTTGGGTGATGGGCCAGGAAGGGGCACCGGAGCCGAGGCTGCTGGCGCGGATGAAGGTGTGGCGGCGGTCGGAGGTCGAGCCGTACCTGAAGGAGCATGCCGCCCGGGTTGCCGCCGGGTGGCGTCCCGTTCCCCGCGACCCCGCGTCGGGGCGGTTCAAGGGGAAGGAGTCGTAAGGCCGTCCGCTTGCCGTCCTTCACTTTACCTGGTAAAGTGAAGGTGTAGCGAGGGGAGATGCCCCGCGCGGAGGGGGCAGGAAATCATGAGTTACCGCGATGAGGACCCGTGGGCGGAGGTCGAGGCAGAAGAGGCCGAGCGGTTCGATGCTGACCTGCTCCAGGCTGAGATGGACGCGCAGGGCGACGCCATCGCTCGCGCCTGGAAGGCCGGCCGTTGCACCCACGGCTCTACGGCCGGGTACATGCGCCAGTCGCCCCGCCCGGAGCAGGCAGGGCTGAAGCCGGGGCAGTCGCGGTGCACCGCCGGGTGCGAGGCCGTGTTCGGCTCTGACCAGGACTGGTATGACGCGATGGACGCGGCACTGGAGGGCGTGTGATGATCACCATCAGCCACAGCTACGCGGACGGGACCCTCATCGGAGGGTCCCGGAAAGGCGACGGCGTCTGGCAGATCCTGGTCGCGCTCCGCAGCGCCGGCCAGGGGAACTGGCGGTCATCCCGCGACGTGGGCCTGTACCTCGGCCAGTCACGCGACAAGGACGCCCAGACCTGGAAGATAGACAAGGCCGCTGAGGCGCTGCGGGCAGCCGGGTTCGAGGTCACCGTCGAGGTTGACGAGGGCGAGGCACGCCCGTTCGCCGAGCAGGAAGCCGACCGGAACGCGCGGGCGGAGGAACGCGCTGAGCGGTACGCCGGCTACGCGGACAGTGCCGCCGCGCGGTCCACTGCCGCCTATGAGGGCGTCCGGCGGATCTCAGACGGCATCCCGTTCGGGCAGCCGATCCTGGTTGGCCATCACTCCGAGCGCCGCGCCCGCCGTGACATCGCCCGGATGGACAGCGGGATGCGCAGGAGCATCGACGAGGGCAAGAAGGCCGATTACCACGCCGGCCGGGCAGCCGCCGCCGAAAGCTACCAGCAGCACCGTGAGGATGTCCCAAGGACCCTGCGGCGCATCGGGAAGCTTGAGGCTGAGGAGCGGGGCGTGCAGCGCCGCCTCGCCGGCACTGGGCTGGCCATGCACGGTGAGGACAAGCCCGCCACCGGACGCTACCGGGAGCAGTTGGAGCGCCGCGCCGAGAACTTGGCCCGGGAGCTTGCCTACTGGCGGGAGCACGTCGCCGCCCGCGAGGACGAGGGCGTCAAGGTGTGGTCCCGCGCGGACTTCGCCAAGGGTGATTACGTCCGCTACTCAGGCCGCTGGTATCAGGTGGAGCGGGTCAACCCGAAGTCACTGTCGGTGCCGCACGGCAACAATGACCACCTGCTGGCCGTGGTGACCCGGGACAAGGTGACGCATGCGCTGGGGCCGTCACAGTGGACTAGCAAGGTCACCTATGACGAGGTGCGGGGGCGGAAGACGGCCGCCGAGATGGCCGCCGCGCTCGGTGCGGCGGCGGAGTAAGGGACAAGCCCGTCATTCCCCTTGCCGGGGGGTGGCGGGCTTACTTGCCTTCCATGTCTTTACCAGGTAAAGTAAAGGCGTGAGGGGGAAACGCCCCCGGGGGAAGGGAACCGAGATGACAGTCACCACCTGCACCGGATGCGATGAGGAATGCGGATCTGAGGACTCCTACAGCGACTGCTGCAACGAGCCCGTCACCGCCAGCGCCCCGTACGGCCTGTACGGCGACCCGGACGGCTACGACCGCAACGGCGCCTGGGACGGCTTCCAGGTCACCAGCGACGCGGAAGGAGGGCTGTGATGACCTACCCGGTTATCTACGCTCCAGGCGGAGACGTCATCGGGAAAGCCAGCACCGAACGCGGGGCCATCCAGTGCGCGGGCGGCATCGTCAAGGCCAGCTTCGAGCGGTGGACAGCATCCTTGCGCGAGACCCTGGACCGTGGCGACATGGCAGACTTCACGCTGGCGTGGTTCGTTGGCCCGCAACTCAGGACCCGGACAGTGGGCCTGTGATGGGCGGCACGTACATGGCCGAGCGGGCAGCGGGCGCGACCGCCGAGGAGGCGCTTGAGGCTCTCCGCGCGGCTTTCCGGGAGCGTGGCTACACCGACGTGGACGACCCCAGCGGTGATTGGCCTGAGGATGGCCCGCAGTCGTGGCCTGACCCGTTCGCGAAGGGCTGCGTGCAGGTGTGGGGCAAGCCGGTCAAGGACCACGCAGCCGAGTGGATGCGCGGATGGGTAGCGCAGCACCCGCCGGCCGGGGTGGACCCTGACGACAAGTGGGGGCCGTGGATGACGTTCCCGCTGGAGTCCGGGGGATGGATGTTCTTCGGGTGGGTGAACACGTGAAGCTCCAGCGGCAGCCGCTCGCGTTCGGGATGACCCGCTGGGGGCCGCTGCCCGGCACCACGGACCTGTTCCTGTCCTGGGGTCCCGGTGACGGGATCTACCTGCACAAGGGCGAAGACGGCCCGCAGAAGCGGATACGGCATGAGTCGGCGTCCGGCATCTACGACACGGCCAAGGCGGCGCAGCGAGCAGTCGACGCGTTCATCGCGGCAGGGGATGAGGCACCGTGACCACCACGGCCGACAGCGCGAGCGCCACCTACGCGCTCGCCAGGAAGGTCGCCGCCGGACTCGGCGGCGGCGCTGCGGCCCGTCCCGGTGAGTACGGGGCTGAGATCACCGACGGCGCGACCCGGCTGCACCTGACGATCTCCTGGCATGACCCGAGTCGCCTGGAAGTGTCCGGGGTTTACCCGTCCACGAGGCAGGAGCGCCTCAGGCGGACCAGCATCAGCGTCCGCATCGACCGGGGGCCGGCAGTCATCGCCCGCGAGATCCGCTCCCGGCTGCTGCCCGGCTACCACGCCGAGCTCGCCCGGGTTACCGAGCTCAACGCCGGGGAGGCGCACGACGCCGGGATGCGGGAGGCGCTGGCCGGGAAGATAACCGGCATGTTCCCCGGCGCGTTCACCCGCGTCACCGGCTACACGGGCCACGGCACTGAGGTGGTCATCCCCGGCGGCGACGGGCCGGGTGGCACCGTGAGCCTGTCCGGCAGCGGGGCCTCGGTGGCGATGACGTTCCGCTGCGTACCCCCGGAGACGGCGGTCCGCATGCTGGCGGTCCTCGCCGGGTGACCTGAGCGCCCCGGTGAGCGGGCCGTCCCCCTTGACCGGGGTGGCGGCCTTTTTCAGTCCTTCATGAGGGCGTGGTCGAACGGGACGTCGGCTACCTGCCCGGCGGGGATCGCGGCGACCTCCGCCTCGATCTGCGCGAACAGGGCCCGGTTACGGGTCGTCTGCGGGGCCCCGGATTCCTCGAACGGCTTCCCCGACGCGGCGGCCATCAGCATCAGGTGGGCTGCCTCGCCGCGCTCCATCACTGGTTCTCCTTCGCCAGGAACCGGGCGTACGCCGCGCGGTCCTTCACTGACCATGCGCCGCCGCGGGGCTTGGCGCCGATCAGGGTGGCGGGGGTGCCCTGGGGGCCGTTGTTGTCGTGGAGCGTCGCGGAGTCGAACAGGTCACGGGCGATCGCCTGCCGGAACGTGCCGGACACGGCGGCGTGGGTTTCCCGCAGGAACGTCTCCGGGACGGCCCGGCCGGTCTTCGCTGCGCGGGCCTGCGCCCGCTTCAGTGCCTCGCCCGTGTCGACGGTGACGTACTGGCCGTGGACGTGATAGCCGGCCTTCCGCGCCGCGGTGACCTTCCCGGCGAGCTTCTCATAGTGGGAGTCACCGGTGCCGTCGAGGGTGAAGTCACGTTTCCCGGCGACCGCCCGGTCCATGATCTTCTTCGCGACCCGCGATGACTCCTCATGGACGTACGCGGCGGCGGCCTTGTCCCCGGCGGCCTTCATCGCGGCGTACTCCGGCAGCTGCGCCTTGACGTCGTCCGGGTTGATGACGACGCCGCGCATCTTGCCCGTCGCCGACTTCCCCGACGCCGGGCCGCCGCCCATGAACGTCGCCGTCGGGTCCGCGGACCGGGCAGACCCGGCGAGCGCCCCGGCGATGATCTTCTCGTGGAGGGCCTGCCGTTCGGGGGTGAGCTGCCCGCCCCTGGTGTGCGCGTCGAGGCTGTCGGCGGCGGGGCCGGCCCCGTCGAGCTTGACCCAGCCGTGCTTGTACCGGTACGGCGCGTGAGCGAGGTTGATCACGTCGCGGTGCCTGCCGCTGAGGGCTGGCTTCCCCGTGAACGCCGGGTTGGCCATCACCCCGGCCTTGCGCCTCGCGATGCCCTGCGCGGCGGCGAAGGCGCCGGCCTCCTTGAGGAGGGCAGTAATCGGCAGGCCGGCGCGGACCACCGGCATCCCCGCCGGGACCTTCGCGCCGCCCTCGGAGTCGGCGAGGACCCTGCCCGCCCAGGTGTGGTGCCCGTCAAGGACCCGGTTGTCGGAGCTGATGATGACCGGCTTGGTGTCGGTGCCGGCCTTGACGGAATCAGCGATGCCCCGTATCGCGGCCGTGTCCCCGGTCGCCTGCGTCGGGCGCAGCGACCTGGCGGGCACCCTGGCGGAGGTGACCGTGATCCCCTTGGCCTGCAAGTGCGCGATGAACTTCGGCATGAGCGCTTTCGACGGCACGTACTGCCCGTTCACGGTGCCGGAAAGCTGGGGCATGTCGCCGCGGTCGATGCCGAGGTTCCCGTGGTAGGTGACCGTGCCCCCGGACGGGACCCCGATGAGCCGCCAGCCGTGCGTGTACCGCTGCGGGGCGCCGGCCAGGTCGATCACCTGGAGCAGTTCACCCCACCGGGCCGGGCTGAGGCCGCCGCCTACGCCGCCGCTGAGGCTTTTGGGCCTGCCGCCTTCCCGTGCATCGCCGCTGCCCGCTTCGCCATCGCCATCGCCACGGCTGGCTTCATCCCCTTGGCGAGCAGTTTCCGGTAGATGGCCGCCACGTCAGGTGACAGCCCCCCGGCTGGCTTGGCTGTCGCCGCTGGCTTCCCGGTGCCCATCGTGGTGACCCGCGGGCCGTCCACCGACGTGGCGGCCGACGTGAACGGCAGCGCCCCCGCGAGGTCCACTGCCCCGTCCTGCTCGCCTGCGTACGACGCCGTGCCATCCTGCTGAGCCGCCGGGAAGCCCCGCGCCCGCTTGTTGTGATGGTCGATCAGCCCCGCCAGGGCGCCCTGCTGCGACCCGGACGCCCCGGTGGGAGTCCCGTCAGCGTGCTTCCCGGCGTAACCGCGCCCCTTCGCGGTGATGACGCCGATCTTCATGCCGCTGCTCTTATGCTGAGCGGTGATCATCCCCGGAGCCGAACGGGACAACTGGACGTCAGCCGGGCCGCGGACCACCGGCATGCGTCTGGTCATGGTGGCCAAGCTGATCGCCTCCGTGTCGTTATTCGCGCCCTGGAAAGGCCATGTCCCCTTCACCCCGGGCGCGTTAGTGGCTTTGAGCTGCCTCGCCCGCTTGCGGATCAGCCGGGCCAGCGCCGGGCGCTTAGGCGCGGGCGCACGTCCCACAGACCGGATAGCGCGCTTGAGGTAGTCCAGGTTCGGGACCGGGAAAGCCGGCGGCTGGCCGTCAGCAGCGGGGAGCGCCTGTCCCTTCGCGGCGAGTTTCTTCCGGGACGCGGCGCGCTGAACTGGCGGGGTCTTGACCATGCAGCTTCCTCTCGCGAGCGCTACGCTGGCCCGATGAAAGGGCGGGACGTACTAGTCCCCGCCGCCCGGAGAGCTAAAGCCGGTCAGTGTGATCCCGGGCAGGAGCGCGAGGGCCGGGCCAGGCGCGCTCTCCCGCCCTTTCACTTCGCCGTAACCAGCAGGTCATTCGCCTGCCACTCAAAACCGGGAGGGCACAGGATCGTCGCCCGCACCCGGGTGCGCTGCGCAGGCCCCATGCTGTTGATCACCTCAGCAGTCCGTTCCGGGGTGTCATGGCGGGTGAACTGCGGCGGGCGGGGAGTGAACTGGCCGCCTTCCCGCACCCCCGGGGGGACGCGCTCAGCGGGGGCGATGAGGCGGCGGACCTCTGGGGCGGGCACCGTGAGGGCGTCAGCGATGGCGAGGTCGAGGAACCGGCCGCCGTCCCCGCTGAGCCTGATGGCGTTCGCTTGCCTGTCCAGTGCCCCGGCCTGCGCCCGCAGCGCCTTCGCCTTGCCTGTGAGGGCCGCCACCGTGGCCCGGTTCCGCGCCAGCGTCCGCCGCGGTGCCCCCGCGGAGGACTTGGTTGCCGCGTTCCCGGCCTTCCTCGGGGCCGCCTTCGCCAGCGCCGCCGTAGCCTTCGCCGCCGCCGTCGGGGCCACCTTCCTGGCCGCCTTGGCCGCTGCCGTGGCCTTCACCTGCGCCGCGATAACCTTCTGAATGCCGGCGATCTGCTGGTCGATGCCCGCTGCCTTCACCCGGTCGGCGTTCGCCTGGGCGTGGAGGGCATCCTTCCGCGCCCTGGGCGCCAGCGGGGCCGACGCTTTCGGCGTGCCCGGCTTCGGGGTACCCGGCTTGACGGCTGCCGTCTTCGGCGTGGTCGGCTTCGCCTTGGCGGGAGTTGTTCCCGTGCCTCCCGCCGGCTTAGCGGTGCCGACTGCCTTCGCCTTCGGCTTCGCGGCGGCCTTCTTCTTCACGGGCGCGTCCGGGAGCGGGTGCGCCGCGATCGCCGCAGCAGCCGCCGCCTCCGTCGCCGCCGCAGTCCCCGGCTTCGGCTTCCCCTTCGGCGCGTTCAGTGCCTTCAGCAGCCCCGCCAGCTCCTGCCGCTGCGCCGGGGTCGCCTTACCTGTCGCCACCAGGTGCTGCAGGTGGGCAATGTGGGCCATGTGCAGGGCATGCTGCTGCGCGGCTGTCTTGCCTGCCGTGCCGCCCGAGTTCGTGCCCTTCCCCGACGTGGTCCCGAACTGGCCGCCGGCCGGTGAACCTGCCGGGACATGAGGCGGCACGTAGCCGAGGTCGATGGACTGCCCGTTCCAGGTGAGCGCGATCACGGCACCGCCCTCGTTCGCATGGGCGTGGGCGACAGCGGACTTCGCGGCGAGGTCAGCCAGCGCCGCCTGAGCCGCCGCGACAACCTCAGGGTGGGCCTTCCCGCCGCCCCGCGCCCACCTGCGGATAGCGCCCCAGGTGATCGCGTACGCCACGGCGGGCGGGTGACCGGAGCGGATGAGAGCATCCCTGACGTGCTGAAAGTACGGCAGTTATGGAGGCAGCTCCATCCCCTTCACGTGGTAAAGGCCGGGACCGCCCGGTTTCCCCGCCGGGGCTGGCGTCACTGCCAGCCGCGCGGTATCCGCGGACATCTCGATTGGTGCTGCGCTCACTTGCCGATCACCCCCAGCCCTAGTTCGATCGACGGGCATGCATGACGTCCCACGGGCCTGTGGCGGTCTTCGCGGTGCCTACCCATGCGGTCACCGGGCGGCCGAGCGCGATGCTCGCCAGTGCGCGGCTGTGGCCGTCCACGAGGCGGAGGAGCCTCGTGCCGGGCCGCCGGATCGCGACGACCGGCTTCCTGGCCCCCGCCCTGAGTGAGCTGACCATGGAAGCCACCTTGAGGCGGTCCTTCGCGGCCAGCGCCCAGTTCGGGTCGTTGTCGCGGTCTAGCTGCCGGGCCGGGACCATGACGGGTTGCGCCCGCCATTGGACCTCGTCAACCCAGCCGAGGGAACCGGGCGGGTAGTCGCGGGCGAGCTGGATCTTCACCTCTTGCGCCACGGTCAGCTTCTGCGGCGTGGCGAGGGGGGCGTGGGCGTCGGAGACGGGCTGGACGGACGGAACGGCCACCGGTCACCGCCGTCGCCTTGTACCTTATCGGTGTGACCGACAGTGAGCACACCACTACGAAGCTGGCGCGGGCCCTGGAAGCCATCCCCGGGGTGCCCGAGGACATGATCGAGAAGGCCAGGACCGGGCACTACCATGACTACCTGTCGCCTCTTGACTTCCCCGAGATGCAACTCTTCGCCGACCTGCGGAACCTGGCCGGGCGGCGCACGATGCCCCCGGCATCCCGGCGGATGCTCCTGAACCTCGCCAAGGACGTCATCAACGGCAAGCACGGCGCCAGCAAAGAGGAATCCGAAGAGTGGGCCCGCTCCCCGGACGGGCAGGAGACGATGGCGCTCCTCACCGGGCAAGCACCCGGGGACGCCCCCGGCGAGGCCGGCCCCGGGATCTGGATCAAGTCCACGCGCGGTCCCGACGATGAGCCTGCCTGCGAGGTCACCTGGGGGCCGCTGCAGTGCTACGCCCCGGTTGCCGACGTCCGCGACACGGCGATCGACCTGGTCACCTGCGCCGCCTACGCGGAGATGATGATGACCCTCATCGTGCGAGTGGACCTCTCAGCTGCGATCGTGTCCCAGTTCGCCACGGAACTGCTCGCCGGGCGGGACAAGCGCTACTTCGGGGCGAAGACCACGATGACGCTGCTGCCCGCCGGGTCATCGAAACGGCGGCAGGCCCTCGTGCTGCTGAAACGGGGGTCGCTGGAAGGCGCGCTCAGCCCGGATGAGGCACGGGCGATGGCGCTGGCCTGGCTGGAGGTCGCGGAGGCCACCGAATCCGACCAGCTCGTCAGCGAGGCCCTCCGCGGGACAGGCGTCCCCGGTGACGCGCAGGACAGGCTGTTCGGCTACCTGCGGCACCTGCGGAAGCAGCCGGAAGGCCAGTCGCGGTGAGCGCGCCGCCACGTGACGTTTTCGCCGCTGCCGCCCGGCTGGCCATCGAACGGCATGACGAGTGGGACGCCCCGCACGCCTTCGAGACGCTCCACTGGGACGGGGTCAAGCTCACGACGATGACCTACGCGTGCATCATGCCCGACGTTGACCCGCCGGACTACCCGAAGCTGATGGCCAGGCTCGCGCGGGAGGAACTGGAGAAGCACCCGGACGATCCCGCCTACGGGTACCTGGTTCAGGCCGAAGGGTTCAAGGTGGTGACGCCGGCACCGGGGACCAGGGAGGCGGAGGCGTTCGACTGGGAGCAGTATCACCGGGACCGCCTCGGAAGGACGTTCCACAAGCGCCCGGATGCCGTTGAGACATGCACCGCGTGGGCCGCCGACATTCACGGCCGGCTGTGGTGGGCGGAGAAGGCCCGCGGCGTGGAGGGCGTCCGGGAAGCATTCTTCGGGCCGGACGGCACCTCATCGGGCCAGATGCGGCGCATGGGCGGACCGTGGCCGGAGGCGCTGCTGGCCGTCGCCTACGCTACCGGCATGACCGCGTGGGGGCTGCCGGGGCCGCAAGGGCGGATGAACTGACCATGGGCGCGGCACGGGGGCGGCTGCTCCGCGCGGGACTGGCGGTGATCCTCGCCGGGTTCGCGTGCGGGGTCGCGTCGGCAACCCTGTCGTTCGCGTGGGCGTACACCAGGGCAGGCGGCCTCTCTGAGGCGTCATGGTGGCTGACGTGGCTCGCCCGGGGGTGCTTCGCCATCGCGGTGGCGTGCGCGGTCCTGCAGCGGCGGCTGCGGGCACAGGAGGCCAGGATGCTGCACGATACCCGGCCGCGCCCCGACTACGCTGCCATCGCCGCGATGGAGACCGAGATCTGGGGGCACCCGTTCCATCACGCGGGAGCGCCGTGGCGCTGTGAATGGCCTGCCTGGTGCGGGCCGGGCCGGGAAGCCGACGCGGCGGAGGCCCTCAAGGCGCGGGGCATCCTGGTTACCCGGGTCACCGGTCACCCTGCCATCCCGGACGGGGAAGTGGTCCTGGTGAACCCTGACAGCGGCTACCAGCCCGGCTACGGCAGCACCTCGGCGCCCTTAAACGGGGCAATGGCACGGCACCTGCAGTTGGGATGCGCGGACCCGGGGTAGGCAGGGTGGCCTTCGACGACAGGCGGATGGTCAGCCCTGAAGTTCTTCCCGCTGGCAGCAGCGCAGCCCGGCGAGCACCTCGGGTCAAGCTTGGCCTGCCAGCCCAGGAGGTTGCCGTGCTTCGCGGCCATCCCGTCGACCGCCGCCGCCGCCGCAACTCGCTGCGCCGAGGCTTCCACGTGGAGGCCGAGGTAGCGCTTCTCCGTGGCCAGCGCGTCCCTGATCGCGGTCATGGCCGGCTGATCCTTCGACCGTGCCGCCTTGACCGCCTGCTGAACCCGCCTCGCTGCGGCCAGGAAAAACTGCGCCTTCCGGAGAAGGTTCTGCCGCGCGGCGAATCGTGACGCCGGCCCGGCGCCCTTCACGGCCTCACCCGGCCCGGAGGAGAACAGGGCGGCCACGGCGGACAGGACGGCGGCGGAGATCCCCGCCGCCTTAAAGGGTGCCCGTAGCGCCGCGCTGAGCGCCTTCACGGTCCCGTAGGCGGCGAGGGCAGCGACGATCAGGGCAATGAGGTGATCATCGGGAGACGGCGGGGGCTGCTGGCCCGGTGCGGGCTGCTGCTGCGGGGCTTGCGGGGCGGGCGGCACGGCTCACCTCACGCCCCTGGGCCTCCGCAAGTCATCCCCGGCCAGCGCCACGCCGTCAGTGCAGATCAGCACCGGCCACCCGGAGGAGGTCACCCCGACCGCCATCTCATGATCATCAGGCAGGTCTGTCGCCTTCACGCCGCACGCCGGGCAGGTCACCGCCACGGCGACCCCCTACGCTTTTGGATCGCCGTGGGCAGGCACGCGCCAGAGTGCGTCGGGTGCGGTATCCAGCACCTCGGCCAGCGCGATCAGCTCATCGGCCTGCACGTAGCGTTCGCAGCGTTCAACGGCTCCCACGGTCTGCGGGTGCCAGTTGCCGTAGCCGAGGTGCCGCATGCCGTCCGCTACCTGTTTCTGGGACAGTCGCCGCCGGGCCCGCTCGGCGCGGATGTTCGCCGCTATGGACAGGCGCACGCTTACATAGCGACCTGCACCGGTATCAGCCATGCGTGCATTTTACATGATCTGCTTGCGCTGCACGCGGTAGGCTGGTATCATCGTAGATGTAAGCAAAGCAGTTAGCCCGGCGGGGGTTCGCTACCGTCACCGGGCGCGTGGGAGGACAGGCCTTATGCACCCCGGGCCTGCCAAGTGGCCACCAGACCACCAGGGGTGAAGTAGCGGCCAGGGACCGGGTCTAGCTAACCCGGGGTCCTGGCCGTTGCGTTTCCCTAAGCCTTCGGTATCCCGAGGGTGGGCATCCCGAACGGCTCGGCGATGTTCTCCGGCAGCGGCTCACGGCCCGCCTGGGCGAGGGCCTGCTGCGCCACCCGGGTAGCAGCCGCCGTCCCCCCCGCCAGCCGCCCCAGTGACGCCGCTGCTTCCTTCGGCATCCCCGGCGGCGCCGTCGCCACCACGTGGGCCTCCCGGTCCCTAGCGCCCTGCTGCACGATCTGCGACACCGCGTCCACGTCCAGGTTCAAGACCGTCGCCAGCCGTTCCGTGATCAGGTCGAGGATCGCGGGCGGCACCTGCAGCGACGGGGCAACGGCCAGCTCCTGGAACAGGCCCACCAGCTGGGATGACGACTCGTCGGTGAGCGCCCCGAACTTGAACACCGGGTAGGCGGCGGACGGCCCGAAGTTCAATGTGACTAGCGGCGCTATCACGTCATGGGTGAGGGACTCGGCGATCTCCGCCGAGATGGCCTGCCGGGACTTCAGGAAGAACGCGCTCTGGTCCTGGGACAAGGCGAGGCTGCCCTTGCCCATGGACGCGAGGCTGGACAGCCCCGTGAAGCCTGCGAGAACCGATGCGGTCTGCCACGTCTCCAGGAACGCGAGCGCATCGGCAAATTGTGAGGCGCCTTTCCCTGAGCTTTCGAGCACCTCGAAGTCTTTTGCGCCCTGCGGGCCTCTTGTGAATCCCGCCACCCCGGAAGCCCGCATTGAGGCGACGTCATCAGCTCGCGCATTGGCCTCACGCTGATCCTGGCCGTACACGATCACTTTAGGCAACGACTGTTGCTCAAGGAACGCCAGCCACAAAAAGACCAACTTTAGCTTCGTTTTGTAACACCAGTAACAGACCGCTAGCTCGGACGTGCCGGTTAGCGGCTCACGGTGCCGGCCATTTACGTGGACGAACGAGCGCACCTTCGGGATGTCCACCCAGCCCGGCGTGGACCCCGGTCTCGTGCTCAGCGCCTGGCCGCCGAGCAGGAACAACTGCTGGCGGAAGCCCATCTCAGCGGCCGTCTTCGGATCGCGGCGCAGCTCGCACGTGGCGGTCGGGCGGTGCGCGAGCTTCTCGTAGGTGACCGCGCCGTCTTCCTCGCGAATCCGGAAAATCTTTTCGTGAAAGGATTTTCTATAGATTTGCGCTGACGTGACTTGCCCGATGACATCCTGCAGCGGCGTCTTCATGCCGCCGGACGTGGCGGGGGCGAACAGCGCGGAGTTGCAAAGCTCTGCCTCGCCGCTGTCGCCCTTGGACGGCTCGATCGCCCGCGATGCCTGCCTGATGGGCAGGGTCAGGACGGCCTCAAGCGCAGACGCCTGGCCGTCCTGGTCAAGCATCTTCGCAACGTCACGACTTGACCACTCTCCGTAGTCGAGTACCGAGCCGTCACCGAACGTGGAGAACATGCGGGTCATGGAGTCGTACTGAGTCCCGAGTTCCCCGCCGAGGATCTGGTTGCGAGTCGCGGGCTTCAGGTCGGGGAACTTGACGATGCGCGCCGTCTGCGGGTCGGGAGCCACGAGCGCCCCCCGTCGCTACGCTGGGGTTTCATGACCGGGCCGAAGACGTCCGCCGACCGCCTCCGCGAGTATCTCTACCACCGGCCGCGAGCCATGTGGGCGTACGCGAGCGAGCCGCTCTACCACGCTGAGGTCGAGTGGACGTGCCGCCTGCTGGGCATCGTGGACGAGGCAGCCGACGCGGAGACGGCGGAGAGGGTCACCGCCGCGATCTGCGAACGGCTAGCAGGCGACAGCGTCACCGAGGCCATTGAGCGGGCGCAGGACAGGCAGGCTGAGATGGACCGCCTGATGGGGCGGGGCGCTCCCGGCTAGTTCGCGACGCCAGTCTTCAGCCCGGGAACGCCCCTCAGAACATTCGCCGGCGTGGTCGTGTCTACCGAATTCGGGGGCGCAAGCAAGATCTTGCCCTCGGCGAGGAGACGAATCGTGGACGCCTTAGCCGGGTTAAGCGGCAGCACGTCCCCGGGCTCCGCAAACCAGTCATCGATCACGGAGTAGACGCGCAGCGGGACCAGGGCCGTGTACAAGAGAGTGGCCACGGCTCACCTCCACGTGCGGACGTTGGGCCGGTCGGGGCGGCCGTCGTCGTCCTGCGGCGCCCACGCGTCCGGGGAATCCCACCCGTCCCGCCTGTCCCGGTCATCCGGACCACCGGGACGGCGACGCGACCTGTCCTCCGTCAGCCGCTCCAAGTCGGTGTGCGCCGCCCACTGCCTCGCCGACGGAGAATGAGGCAGTGAACGCGGCCAGTAGCTCTGAACGCAGGCGTCACCGTCGTCCGTGCTGCGGCCAAGCCGCTTCTCGATCTCGTCCTTGGACTCCACCGCGATCTTGCCCCCGGAGGTGACCGTCCACTGAGGGGCCGACAGGTCGCCGAGCAGCATCTCGTCGTCGGGGAGGCACAGGTCCGAGCCCGCCGACGGGTCAAGCTGTTCCCTGAGGCCCCACCAGGCCGCGCTGCGGGTGCAGTTGAAACCGAGGGTGCCTGTGCTGTCCATGCGATCCGTGCGGTTCGACGCGCCGAACGCCTCCACCTTGCAGCCCTGCTCATGCAGCCGGTCGTACACGCCGCCGCCGACGCCGACCACGTCAATGACCGCGGTGCGGGCCGGGTCCGCGTCGAGAACAGCCTTTACCTTGCCCGCGGTGACCATCGTGCTTTCCTTGGCCGTCTTCCGCAGCTCCACCAGCACCGGGCCGTTGCGGACCGCGATTACCGTCTTCGCGGTCCCGTACCTGGCGACGTCCACGCCCGCCGTGCGCGGGTAGTCCATGTCGGTGCCCGGCCTGCCCGCGAGGTCCCACTCATGCCAGCGCTCAACCGCCGCCTCGGCCCACGCCAGGGGGATGACCGAGTCCTCATCGCCGGCGTGGAACTCGCCCAGCACCCGGTTCTGGTAGATGCTCGAATCGGGGCCCCACTGGAGCGCACGCTGGGCGGCCCATGCCGGGTCGATCTGCCCCGCCGCTATCGCCTGGTCGAGGGTTATGTGGACGGCGTGCCAGTCCTCGTAGCCGGGCTTGCGGGACTGGATGTCATAGAAGCGGCCAGACGGCGCACCGGGCGTTGACAGGGCCAGCGCGAACGCTTCCCCGGTGCCGTTCAGCGCGCCCTCGCAGGCGTCGAACGTGCCCGCCGGGATCGCCTTAGCCTCATCGAAGACGAACAGGAGGCTGTCAGCGTGCGCGCCCTCAATGAGGGCCGAGTTGGCGGACGCGCTGGCGAACGCCGCGCCGTGGTTGAGGCGCAGGTTCAGGTTCATCAGCTCATTGGGGCTGAACGGGTGGCCGCGAAGGCGGACGTTGAGCTCCTCGTGGGCGGTCAGCCGGTCACCGCGGACCTTGTCCCAGCGGACCCGGACGGCCCAGCGGTGGATCTCCCTCCACAGGAACTTGGAGATCTGATGCCATGACCCGGCGGTGGTCGCGACCTTCCAGTCCACCCCGGCGGCCTCGCGGGTCAGCGCGAACCACAAGACTGTTATCGCGGACAGCGCCGACTTGCCTGCGCCGTGCGGCGAGCGGACGCATACCCGCTTAGCGGCAGGCAGGCCGCCGATGATCTCCCGCTGGTAGGCGGTGAGGCTCTTGCCGCGCCAGTCGATGCAGTCCTCGGCGAACGCTACCGGGTCGTTGTAGTACCGCTGCGACGCCGCTGCCTGGCTGGCCGCTGCCTGCCGCTGAAGGTCACGGAGGTAGCGGAGACGGTCAGGCGGTGCCTGTACCAGCCGGGTCGTTGGCACTCAGCGCGCCCTCAAGGCGGGCGATCTCATCCTCGATCAGCTCGGCGGTGATCACCTCAACACGGGACCGGGACGGGGCGTACAGGCCGGTGAGCTTCGCCTCATGGTCATCGAAGCGGAGCAGCCGGTCCAGGGCATGCAGGACAGGGGCGTCATCAAGGAGCGGGTCACCGGTCACCGGGTGCAAGGCGACCTGCCCGGACGCGGTGGTGGCGTAATGCTTGGAGGTCGCTACCCGCCAGGCGAGCCGCCGGTAATCCTGCAGCCGGTCGAGCATCACCTGCAGCGCTTCCGGCCCTGCCAGCGTGTCAGCGGCGGTGGTGCGGGCGTGGCGGCGGATCGCGTCCCCCACCGACTGCGGTGACCGGTAGCCGAGCTGCTTCGCTATCTGCCGGTAGGACAGGCCCCGCCGGTACAGGTCAGCGGACTGCGCGTCACGCTCCATCACAGCCAGGGAAGGGCGCTGAGGCATGGCCACCCCCTCGGGCTTTTGTCCAGCGTTCAGTGTCCGGTGGACAGGGGTCAGGCGAAGGAGACGGGGACGGTAGTGCCGTCAGGCTGGACATGCTCGGGCTTGATCCCCGTCTGGCGTTCCCAGCGTGCCGCGATCACGTCGCAATACGCTGGCTCCATCTCAAGCAGCGCCGCCGTGCGGCCGGTGTTGTGAGCGGCGATGAGCGTGGACCCGGAGCCGGCGAAGGCGTCAAGGACCACCGTGCGCTCGCCCTTGGGGTCGATCACCGAGAAGGCCCACTCGGCGAGCGCCACGGGCTTCTGCGTCGGATGCACGCGCTTACCGCGCTCGGAGGCCCGCAGCATCCCGTTCCACATGTGGCGCAGCAGGCGAACGGCCCCGGGGTGGTTCGTCCAAGCGAGCTCACAGTCGGCGAAGTCACCGTTTGTGTCCTTGTCCCAGACCAGCCAGCAGGAGGAGTCGGACAGGCCGGCGGAGGCGGCGTAGTGATTGCCGCCCCACCAGACGTGCAGGGCGGTGGGGTACTCGGTAGACAGGAGGCGGAACGCGTCGGCAGCGGTCTCTGTCGTGCTATCGCCAGCCACCGGCCTGTACTGGGTCCAGGTGACGTTCCCGAAGCCGGGCCGGTAGCGCCCCCCTGATGCCGGATCGTAGCCACCGACGTTGCCGGTTTCCCTCACGATGCCGATCCCGTACGGCGGGTCGGTGTAGACGATCCCGACCGTTCCCAGCCCTTCAGTGACCCGTTTGAGGTCATCCGGGCTGGTGGCGTCACCGCACAAAAGCCGGTGCGGGCCGAGCAAGTACAGGTCACCTAGCGCGCTGACCGGTTCCGCTGGCGGTTCCGGCACGTCATCCGGGTCACCGCTGCCACCAGTGCTGCCCGGTTCGTCCCTGCCGAGCAGGTCCGCGAGGTCATCCAGGTCATGGACGCCCCACCCGGTGCCGTCATAGTCGCCGTCCAGCGCCAGCAGCAGCTCAGCGAGCGCCCGGTCGTCATACCGCTCACCCGTCTCCGGGTCCGGCAGTTCCCCGGTGCGGTTGTCCGCTAGGTTCACGCGGCGGGCTTCGTCGTCGGTGCAGGTGATGACCTCGCACCGTGCCGTCTCATGCCCTTCGGCCTCGAGCGCGTCGGCGGTGTGGTTCCCGGCCAGGATCACGAGGCCGGTGCCGGTGTCGCGGACGACGATGGCCCGGTACTGGCCGAGGCGGGCGACGCTCTTGCGGATCTCGGGGACGTTGCCGCGCCGGGCGTTGCCGGGGAAGCGGGTGAGCTCAGCGATCGGGACCTCCCGGATCCCCTCGGGCTGGATGGCCACGCGCCTGCCCCGCCCGGCTCTCTTGGCTAGTTCGAAGTTCCCGCGGCCGGGGGTGCCGGGGGCGCGAGGTCAGTCACCGACGACACGGAGGAGTCCAGGGACGCGGCGGTGCCCTGCGCGGCGGCGACGGCAGCGTCCAGGGCAGACGTGTCCACCGAGGCGGGGAGGGCGGCGAGGGCGGCCTTGATCGCGTCGATGTCGGTCCCCAGCTGGGCGACGTTCGCGGCGACGTCGCCGGTGAGGGCGGTCAGGGCCTGCGTGGCCAGGTCGATCGACTGCTGCTGCTCGCTCACGGTATCCAGCTTTCTCTCAAGGGCGGTCAGGGACTTGCGGATGGCTTGCAGTTCCGGGGAGTGGTCGCAGGGCCGGCGTCCCCATTCGGGCTCCATCAGGCTGCCTCCGCCCGCCGTGGGCGGCCTCGTAGCTGCCGGGGGTCGGTGCCCGATGCGGTGATGCCGTGCTCCCGGACCAGCCTCTCAGCGGCCCTGAGCGCTTCGGGGGTGTGGAGCGGCCTGCCGCGCTCGTCAAGGCCCTGGGTGGCGAGCCAGCCGCGCCAGCGCCAGGACCGGATCGTGGCGGGGCTGACGCCGATGTACCGGGCGGCCTGGACGGTGCCGAGCATGCCGTCATCACGGGTCGGGACCACGGTCACCGCCCTGTTACATGCGAAATGCCCCCGTACGCGAGGTGCGCAGGGGACAGTTGTTCTAGTGGTGGCTAGTGTTGCACCTTGCTCGTGAGCTGGCAAGTTACGGCGGCTGACGGCGTGGCCGCCTAACCACTCGTCATCGTCGCCCCAGCCACTAGACGGGCACCAGCAGTCCCGGCACAGGCACAGGCAATCGTCCCCGCATGAGCAGTCCGCGACCTCGTTGCCGTCCACGTCGGTGCGCCCGCTGTAGGTGTCGGCGGGGCAGCATTGCAGCGGCTCAGGCGGCGGCACGGCCCCGGCCCCCGCAACATGAGCACGACGCCCAGGAACATTCAGGATGCCGGTCCAGGTCGGGGCGCATCTCGCAGCGGCGGCAGGTGAGCAGCCCCGACCCCCGCACCCACGCCGCGTACATCACGGCCCACGCGGTCAATTCCGGGCGGGTCATCTCGTCCCCGCACTCCGCGCACCGTGTCCACCGTGGCGGCGGCTGGGCCGGGTCCGGTGGCGGCTGCTCCAGCACCGTGAGGGCTGACATGGCCTCGCACGACCGGCACGGCATCCCGTCGAGGACCTCCGCGGACGCGGGGACCTGCCCGGTCAGCCGGCGGGCATGCCAGTCCAGGGCGAGGATCTCCGCGCCGGCGTGGACGGCGTTCCGGCGGGTCAGCACCTTCACCCACCCGTCGCCGGCGGAGACGATCTCCAGGTCGCCTAGCTCCGCCTCAGCCTCGGCGGGGACCGGCCCGGACGGCACGGCTTCCGGCACGGGGCCGGGGTCGTGGTCACAGAACCCCGCCGCCTGGCCGTCGCACGCCCACCACCAGCCCGACACCGGGGAACGGGTCACCGTCCGCCCGCACCTCCGGCACGCCCCCTGCGCCCGGTTCAGCGGGGCCGTCGCCTCGGGGAGGTCGTAGGCGCGGGTCGTCCACCCGTCCGGCAGGGCCATCAGCGGGCCGGGATGGCGGGCCAGGACGTTGCAGTCCTCCCGCACCCTGCCCGGGGTGCCCGGGGGATGCCGGGGCGGGGACAGGCGCAGGCCCGGGGTATCGCGGACCCGGGCGGCCCACCCGGCGAGGACCGCGGACGCCTCCCGGGCCAGTGCTTCGGCGGGGGGGCTGACCAGGATCCGGGGTCCCGGAGGTACCCGGACCTTCCCCGTAGCCCGCGCGAGGGCGGCGGTACCGGAGGCTAGCAGGGAATACAGCGGGGGGAGCTCCGTCAGGCAGGTGACGATCTTTGACGTGCAGGCCGGGCAGTACGGCTGCCAGGTGAGGGCCGGATGCCATGCGCCTTCGGCGTCGCGGGTCGACGCGGCGCACCAGTCACCTCTCGAGCACGAGCGCTGCTCGTCATCGGTTACCGCCGGAACCTGGGCCTGGACTGCCTGCCGGGGAGCCATGCCCCCATCATGCCACCGGGGGTGACGGGTGCAACGCGAACAGTTAACGGGTATCAGTCGCGGGCAGCGAGAAGGGCCGCCTCCCCCCGGGAAACGGCCCTTCGCTTTAGTCCTCGCCGAGCGCCAGCCGCATGTCGCGAGGGTGATCTAGTACCAGGTGTAGATCTCAGAGGGAACGGGCGGGCCAAACAGCCAGATCGCCGCGTATTGCCAGATGAGCAGCGCGTTAGGCAGCTCCATGACAGTCCCGGCGCGGGTAGCCTCTTCGTGGATCAGGTGCCGGGCGACGGTCAGCCGGTCGGCGGTCTCTCCGTCGGCGACCGGGCGTCCGAGCGAGAAGCCCTCTTCCGGGCCTGCCGCCCAGTCGGGCGCAATGGCGATCCCGCTCTGATGCAGGCCGATGGTGGTCATAATGTCGATGAGCAGGCGCAGGTCTTCCTCGGCGCGCGTGAAGTAATCACTGAAGACCGGGCTGTCCAGGGTCCCGCCGGGGGTGTCCTCGCCGAAGGTCTCGGGCTGCGCTATGTGGGGTATCGCAAGCAGGCCGAGGGGACGGGGATAGCCCGTGCTGGCGGACGCCTCGGCGGGCATGGGCTGGGTGGTTGTCTTTTTCCTGAACATCAGCGTCCCCGCACGCTGTACAGGACGTCGATCCACTCGGGCCTCTCAGGGTCGAACGGGTCCTCTTCGAGCGTCACCGGGTACCCGAGTTTGCCTCCCGCCCACGCGGCGAGCTCGGCGGGAGCGAGCCCGCGCGGGCCATCCAGCGCGGCGTACGGCGGGCAGTAGAACTGCCTGTCGTAGTCGCCGCGGGTGAGCAGCGTCCAGGTACCCGGGCGGCCCGCGAGCCGGTCCCGGAGGCGGGGCTTATCCGGCTGGCTGTAGAACAGCACGTGATCGTCGTCATCCGGCATGATTCGTTTCCTTTCAGCTAGTACCAGTTGGGATTGGTGTGCTTCTCGTGCCACCATGCGCCGCACGGGTTGGCATAGGTGGCCGCGATGTAGTTCAGGCCCCACCTGATCTCCCAGTACGCGGACCCGCTGTTGGCCTGCCGCGCCTGGGCGTCGGTGAGGCCGAAGCCGCCGTACTCGTTTCCGAGGGTGCCGCCCCGGCCGGGCCCGCCGTGGGTCAGCGCCTGGGGGATGCCGAGCGCCCCCGACTGAGGGTTGGCGACCGACGCAGACCAGGTGTGCGCGGATTCCTCGTCCCATAGCAGGTCAAGGCAGTGCTGCTGCCTGGCCCCCCACCCGAGGGCGGCGGCCATCTCGTTGGCGAGCCGCTCGTTGGCGGGCATGCTGCTGTCCCGCACGGCCAGCACGGTCCCGCCCGAGAGTGCGTTACCCCCGGGGTGACGGTGGGCGGCGGCGTGGCTGGCCGGCATGTACCCGGCGGCGGCGAGTACGGCGAACGTGCCCAGCGTGGCCCTGGTGCGCAGTTTCATCGCTTGCCCTAGAGGTGGCCGGTGGCCCCGTAGGCGACTGCCATGATCACGGCAACGCCTACGGCCCAGGCGAGGATGAACAAGACGAGGTATTTCACGGGGGGTTTCTCCTTTTCAGGCCCGCGGGCGGGCGTAGCCGACGACTTTCCCAGGGCCAGTGCCGCTCAGCGCGGAATCGACCCCGAACGGGTAGGCGCCGATCGGAGTGCCGGGGGCGTACGCCTGGATCATCCGGTGAGCGCCGGTCACGAGGCCGACATGCCCCGGCGCCTTGCGGGTGCCGTCGGCCCCGGCGAAGAACACCAGGTCCCCGGGCTGCGGGCTGGTGACGTGCGGCAGTTCCGCCCACTGCTCCTGTGACGTGCGGGGGATGGTGACGCCCGCGCGGGCATACGCCTCCATGACCAGGCCAGAGCAGTCGAACGAGTCCGGGCCGGTGCCGCCCCACAGGTAAGGCTTGCCGAGCTGGGCCTCGGCGTAGGCGAGGACCCGCGCGGTGACCCGGTCCCCGGCAGGGGCGCCGTGCCGGGCGGCGCGCAGGTGCGCCGCCGTCGCGGGGGCGTGTGAGGCGACCGCGAGGACGCCGCCGGCGGCGACCACGCCCAGGAACGCGCGGCGCCTCACCAGCGCCGTCCCCTCGAAGGGCCGGCGACCGCGGCGTGCAGGTCACGGGCGGCGCGCAGGATGTCATCGGGGCTGGCGTCCTGGTGCTCGCACGTCATCCACAGCGCCGTCTTCCGCAGGTGGTAGTCAGCGTCGCCGCCGGCTTCGCTGAGCCATGCCCGCCACTCTTCGGCGACGCCGTACACGCGGGCGCGGCCGTGGAACAGCGCGTTGCCGCGAGCCTCCAGGCGCAGGTAGCGGGCGGCGAGCGCGATCGTTACGGCCTGCGCCGCGAACAGCCGGTCAGCGACTGGCAGTTCCGGGTCAAGGCCGGTGACGCCCTTCCACCAGGGGTCGGCGTGCACGCAGGCCACGTGCGGCCCGGGGGGCGGCGGGATGGTCAACTGGTCCTCCGCTGTGTACGGGATAAGAGTGGTCACTGGGCTGCCTCCTGGCCGCTGATGAGCGCCAGCACGGCGCCCAGGTCTTCGGGGGCCTTGAGCACGTCGCGGGCCTTGGATCCCTCACTCGGCCCGACGATGCCCCGGCTTTCCAGCAGGTCCATCAGCCGCCCGGCCTTCGCGAAGCCGACGCGGAGCTTGCGCTGGAGCATTGACGTGGAGCCGAACTGGGTGGTGATGATCAGCTCGGCGGCCTGGGCGAGGAGGTCCCGCTCGTCGTCGTCCACGATGCCCGCAGATCCCCCGCCGGCGTCCCCGTCCGGGCCGCCGCCGGCGGGCGGGGCCACGGTGGCGTAGGCGACCGGGCCGCAAGCCTTCACCTGGGCGACGACCCGGGCGATCTCCTCCTCGGACACGAACGCGTTCTGCAGCCGCACCGGGCGGGACGCGCCCATCGGCAGCCACAGGCAGTCACCCTGGCCGGTCAGCTTCTCCGCGCCCGGCTGGTCCAGGATCACCCTGGAGTCAGTCAGCGACGATGTCGCGAACGCCAGCCGCGACGGTACGTTCGCCTTGATCAGCCCCGTGACGACGTCCACCGACGGCCGCTGGGTGGCGAGCACCAGGTGGATCCCGGCAGCGCGGGCGAGCTGGGTGATCCGCACGATGGATTCCTCGACGTCACGGGGGGCGACCATCATCAGGTCGGCGAGCTCGTCGACGATAGCCACCAGGTAGGGGTAGGGCTCATACACCCGCTGCGAGCCGGGCGGCGGGACCAGCTTCCCGGCCCGCACCGCCTTGTTGAAGTCGTCCACGTGCCGGTAGCCCGAGGCCGCGAGGTCGTCGTAGCGGCGGTCCATCTCCCCGACGACCCACTCCAGGGCCTCGGCCGCCTTCTTCGGGCTGGTGATGACCGGGGTGATCAGGTGCGGCACGCCTTCGTAGACCGAGAACTCGACCCGCTTCGGGTCGATGAGGATCATCCGCACCTCCTCCAGGGTGGTGCGGGTCAGCAGGCCCGTGATCAGCCCGTTGAGGCAAACAGATTTCCCGCTCCCGGTCGCGCCGGCGATGATCACGTGCGGCATCTTCGCGAGGTTCGCCAGGACGATGCGGCCTTCCACGTCCTTGCCCAGGCCGACGGTCATCGGGTGATGGTCGGCGACCGCCTGCGGGGAACGCAGGACGTCACCGAGCATCACCGTCTCCCGGTCCTCGTTCCTGCGGGGCACGTGGACGCCGACGGCCTTCTCGCCGGGCACGGGGGCCTGGACCATGACATCGCCCGGAGTCTTCGCCTCGTAGGCGAAGTTCTTTGCCAGCGCGGCGATCTTCTCCACCTTCACCGCGCCAGTGAGGGTCAGGTCATAGCGGATGACCTGCGGGCCGCTGACCCTGCCGGTGACGGCGGCGGGAATTTCGAACTGGGCAAGGACGGACTGCAGCGCCTTCGCGGCCGGGTCGTCCTCCAGGCTGGGATGGGGGCCGACCTGGGGTTCTGGGAGGCTGGCGAGAACAGCCGGGCCTGGCGGCGCGTACGCGGTGCCTGCCGCCGCGGGCACCGTAACGTCATCAGGGCCGGCGGGCTCGCTGGCGATGACCTGCCCGGCGAGTACCCCGGCGGCAGGCCGGGCGGCCTCGGTGACAGCAGCGGGCGGCTGGCCGGGCACGGGGTGGAAGGCCCGCCAGGAGCAGGACGCGGCGGTGAAGCCGCCGCCCGCGACCCAGGCGGCCTGCATGACCCCGCCGGCGCCGACCGGGGTGATGAGCACCGCGACAGTCAGCCACGCCGCTGCCGCCACCGCCACCATGATCACGGCCCGGCCGTCCGCGCGGGATGCCCTGGTGGCGATCATGAAGATGGTGACGGCAGCGACGGCGACGGCGGCGGCAGTGAGGCGCCCGGCGGGATGGCGGGCGGCCAGGTGGGCGATGATCGCGTAGGCGTCCCCGGCGGCGAGCAGCAGCCACGGGGCCGCTGCTCGCCTGCCCGGCATCCCGGCTGCTGGGATGGTCACGAGGCCTCCTTCGCCGGGCGCGGAGGGGCTGGCAGCCGGCCGGGACCGGGCTGGCCGCCGGCGGCCTGGGTGCCCGGGTGGGCGCGGCGCGGCGCGGCGGCCTTGCCGGCCTTGCGGTAGCCGCGGACGAACACGAGCGCGAGCACGACCAGGAAGGCCACGGCGATGATGACCACCGGGTGCCCCCCCGCCGAATGAGCGGCGGCGGCCGGGTGACGGTGACCGCCGGCGGGTGCCGTGAAGGCGGTGCCGCTGATGACGCCGGCGGCGGCGTGCCGGGCGCTGGCCAGCCCCTGACCGGTGCTGCGGGTGATCTGGTGCCACCCGCCGATCACCAGGGCCAGCGCGGCGGCGAAGGTGACGGACACCGCGATCGTCCCGTGGTGATGATGGGCTTTACCCCGGAAGGCGCCCAGGAACGCGAAGACCCCGGTGACCGCCAGCACCGCCAGCAGGACCACCAGCCCGGCCCCGGCCCCGGTGACCTGCCACAGCACCGCGAGGCTCGGCGCGAACGCGATCATGCCGCAGAACACGGCGACCGCGAAGATGACCGCGGCGGCCCGCTCGCACGCAGCCGTCCTCTTGCCCTTCGCCTCCGCCCCGCCGCCTTTCACGTGGTTCCGCATCGTGAAGACGAGGACCCCGGCCACGGTGGCGAGCACCGCGACGGCGGCCATTGGCCCGTTCATGCTTTCCCCTTTCCTTTTCTCTTTGGCCTCATCCGAAGATGAGGATGATGAGGGCTAGCACCCCGGTAATGGCGAGCACCGTGAAAATGCGCGCGAACCGGTCACCGGCCCAGTCAATCCGGGTGCCCGCGAACACCAGCGCCTCGCCGGCGATGATGAGCGCTTTCCCGGTGAGCTTCGCCGGGGCGGTAACGGCCAGGTGGCCGGCGACGAATGCCCGCCCGGCCCACGGGGCGCCGATCTCCTCCAGGACCGGGTGGGCGGTGACGTGCCGCCAGTGCTGGCGCATCGTCTCCGTGCTGGGGCTGGCGAGCTCGGCGAGGAGGCCGCCGGGGCCGCCGCCGACCGCCTCGCTGCCGGCCAGGGTCCCCAGGTGCGCCCGCAGGCGGAGGCCGGGCGCGGAGCGGGCCTCCCGGGCGGCGGGCCCGCCGGGCCCTGTTACCCACTCGCTGGTACCGAGCCAGTCAAGCGACCGCGGGTCGTTTCCCCCGCCGGGGTGATCGCCGTTACCCGGCGGGGTAACGCCGGAGGTGACAGCGGGGGTAACGGGCGGGGTAACGCCGGGGGAAACATCCGGGGTAACAGTGCCGGGGGAAACGGCGTAGTCCGGGTCGGCCCAGTAGTCAACTGTGCCGCCGGTGTCATAGGGCATGGCGGTCATCGGGGGTCCTCCTGTCCGGGTCGCCGGGCCAGCGCCCGGAACGTCGCGGTGACCGGGGCGAGCGGCGCCCACCCGGCCGGGTTGAGCTTCCGGGGCTCCCGGAACCACGGGTCGGGCTGCTCGCCGCGCTCGACCGCGGCGGCCAGCGCGTCGATCACGTGGACCGTCGCCCAGCACCAGGCGGCGGCGTAGTGCCAGTTACGGCGGCTGGCAGGACGAAACACGCTGGTCAGGTACTCCACGGCGCGGGCCAGGGCCATGAACGGGTCAGTCTCCGCGTTGACCCTCGCGACGCCGGGAGCCCCCCGCCGGCCCCTTCCCTGCAATACCACTGCCGGGGAAGGGGTATAATCACGCGCCGGCGACGCATGCCTGCCCGTCGGGCGAGGCCACGGCCCCCCTTCGAGGGCACCCGGGCCCACGGGGGAGGGGCGTTCGGGGCGGCCCCGCGGGCCCGGCCCGGTAACGTTCTGGTCACGGATCTCTCGCATGCCGGTCACTCCCCGGCCGCTGACTGCCCGGCAGCGCGGGCTTCCTTGACTCGCTTCACCAGCGGCGCGACGCGCTTCGGGGTGCCGCCGTACTCGTCCATGAAGGCGCGGACGGTGAGGTCCAGGCCGGCCCGCTCGCGCTCATCGGCGAGCTTCATCGCCAGGGCCCACATCTCGTCGTCGGCCATGGGGGGCTTGCGCATCAGGTCCGTGACGGTCGCCAGCGGGCCCGTCTCGTCCTCCGGCGGCTCGATGGCGAGGGGGGTGGCAAGGGGGAGCGCGGCCTGTCCGGCGTTACCCTCCGGGAGGCCCTGCGCGTTACCCGCGAGGCCCCCGGACGCGTTACCCCAGCCGTTACCCTCCCTGTTACCCCCGGCGTTACCCTGGCTGTTACCCCGGCTGTTACCCGGCCTGGAGAACCGGGCCGCGAGCGCCTCACGCTCCGCCTCAAGCCGCCGCGCCTCCTGCCGGGCCTCCCACCGGGCGAGGTCCGCAGACTGGGATGCCGAGTACATGAGGACCCCGACTGCCGTGAGGGCCGCCAGGTCCAGGCCGTAGGACGCGACGCCCGCCGGCACGGTGCCCATCCCCGGCGTGAGGACCTTGATGCCGGACGACGCGGACGCGAACATCAGGGCCGCGGCGATCCCGCCCACCCATATCTTCAGGGTCCAGTGGAAATTCACGTGCGCGGCCACGTGGGACAGGATCGCCACCAGCAGCGGCACCGCGAGGCCGACTGTCCAGCCGATTAGCGCGGGCATGTGCCCGAGCTTCACGTGCTGGTAAATGTTCAGCTCAACCGAAATGGTCAGCGCGATGACCGTGCCCGCCTCGCACGCGTACGCCACGTCCTTGCGGAGCGTCTTCGGACGCGGGTCGTGTAGCGCCTTAATGTCACTCAAGGCCGTTTCCTTTTCTTCCGGGGGGCCTAGGGGGAAATCGGGGATTAGTCAATCTCAATCGCGGGCATGGTGCGGGGCCTTTCCCGCAGGCGCGGCAGGCGGCCTTCCCTCGCGGCCTGCCGCGCCCTGACGGGGAGGTGTCCCAAGGGGACTCAGGCCACCGCCTCGCGGCGGCGGTGGCGGACGGCCACGGTGATGAACAAGGCGGACATCACCACGAGGGCGACGAACCCGGCGGCGGCGCTATGCATCAGGTCGCCGATGAAAGCGGCTCCAACGCCGGTGATGACCGCGCTGACGAGGATGCGCATGATAGGTGCTCCTTCCGAGAGCTGACTTGTGCTGTTTCCTTGCGTGACTGCCTGGCCGGGCGGCCAGGTCAGGACTTGTGGCCCCGGGTCCGCCTCGCCCAGCCAGTGAGGGTGAGGATGACGGCCAGGATGATCACCACGGCGGCGATAGAGCCGGCGTGGGTCGCGGACCCGGCGGGATCCGGGTGGCTGGTGAACGCGGAGATGAACGCGTGGATCGCGGCCGGGGACTCGCGGACGGCGGAGAGCACGTCACCCGCGTAGTGGGTGAGGTGGGCTTGCCAGGGAGCCGGGCGGGCCATCAGTGACGCCTCAGCCGTATGAACGCGACCACGAGCAAGATGAGCAGGGCGAGTAGCAGCCACCAGGCCGAAGGACCGGCATGATGGCGGGCGGCGACCGCGAGGGCGACGCCGGCGAAGGACTTGATCACCAGGGGGCTTCCTTCCGGGGGGTCAGGCGGCGCGGGGACGGCGGCGTTCACGCTGCACGCTCCCGGGTGCGGGGACGGGCCTCGGGGGCGGTTGCAGTGCGGGCACGGTCTAGCCTGATCCGCTCGCGTTCCGGCGCGGACTTGCCGCCGTACACGCCGTGCGGGTCACCGATCCCGTACTCAAGGCAGGGAGCCTTCACCGGGCAGGTGGCGCACACCCTCTTCGCGTACGCGACGGAGCCGCCCTTTTCCGGGTAGAAGAGGTCTGGGTCGACGGTCGCGCACAGCGCCGCCTCGGTCCAGTGGGGAGGACGGGGAAGCACTGGCGGATCATCGGGAGGCGGGAGGGCGGGCGCCTTGGCGGGCCAGTGCCTCGCGGTCCTGGTGCGGGTGCTCACGACGCCTCCTTCTCGCTGCCGGGCCGGGTGTTGACGGTCAGCACGGCGATCGCGAGGGTCACGTATGTGGCGGCGAGCGTCAGCCACAGCGCGTGGCGCCCGTGGCCCGCGAGGATGAGCGCGAGTTCCACGACGGCAGCCGGGATGCCCCACAGGGCGACCCGGAGGGCCTGCGCCGTGACACGGCGGGACCGCACTGGGCCACCGGAGACCGTGATCATGTACACGGGCTCAGGGAACGGGATCACGGGGAGCCTCATGATTCCGCCTCCGTCCGGTCGCTTGCGCACTCCGGGCACCGGCCGCGGCCAGTGGCATCCCAGGTGACCGGGTCATAGCAGCGGGTGCACCCGAGCCACCAGCCGCCATCGACAGCCGGGATTGCGAGGCCGAGCACCTGCCCGCAGGGATGAGGGCCTTCGCTGTCGATGACCAGGAGGCACCCGTCACTGGCGGGGGTCAGGTACAGGCTGGGCCTGCGGGGGATCCGCAGGGCGGACAGCACGCCGGCTTCCATCTCCGGGGAAACCCGCGCGGGGGACAGGACGGCGGTCATGACGACTCCTCCCCTGCCGGGATGACCCGCTCCAGGCACACGTAGGAGTCCCCGGCATGCCAGAAGATCAGGTAGTCGCCGAACCGGTCCCAGTAGCCTTGCCCGGCCATCGGGGTGGCGGGCCTGTCCTCAACCGGGCCTGTCCCCCTGTCGCGCTCGCCGGCGAGGAACCTCGCCACCTCAGTGACGCCCAGCTGGCCGTACTCGCTGATGTGCCGCAGGTACCAGCGTGCGTAGTCGTGCTCCAGGTGCGCGACATGCTGGTAGCGGTCACCCGGCACCGGGGACCATCCGCTCTTGTGCCCGGTCACGCGGTCACCTGCTCTCGTGCCTGGTCCCACGCAGCGGCCAGGACGACCCGGAGCGGCGGTGAGCAAGGCAGCCCGCCCGCGTGCCCGCAGGCGTCAAGGAGGAGGTCCCCGGCAGTGCCCGGGTCGCCGTCAGCGGCAGTGAGGAGGGCGAGCGACGCCGCGTTCAGCGCATGCCACAGGCCCGCCCGCCACGGCGCATCGGCGTTCGACGGCCTGGAGGCGGCGAGGACCAGGCCGAGGGCGTGGACGACCTCAGGCGCGGCGGTGACCCCGGAGGCGGCGTCACGGGCTGCCCCCCATGCGGCCCGCGCCCGGTGAGGCCTGCCCGAGCCTGCCTCGTCGACCGCGACAGCGCACAGGTCAAGGGCGTCGTACAAGGCGAACAGCGCCTCCGGCGGCGGGCCCTCATGGCCGCACCCCGGGGCGCAGGGCGCGGTCATGACACGGCCTGCAGGTGCCGCCGCTTCCCCGCAGGGCGCGGGAAAATGCGGGCCTCGGTGTCGGCGCACCCCTGCTCGTAGGCGGCTGCGGCGATCTGCCCGTGCAGTTCCCCGGCGCGCAAGGCCCGCAGGAACTCCCGCTGCTGCTCGGTCAGTTCCGGGGCCGGGGCGTCGCCGGGTGATAGTGTGTCCATCAGTCGTGAACCTTTCAGTGGGGGAATGACTTACGGCGGGTCCCGGCGTGGCAGCGTCACGGGGCCCGCTTTCATTGGCGGGGCTGTTACCGGTGGTACGGGCACCCCGCGCCGACGTTGGCGCACAGGATGCAGTGGTCGCGGTCGGGTCCGTCTTCGCGCATGACAGCGCTCCTTCACTCGCCCGGGGCGAGCAGCCAGGGCACGGCAGGCCAGCCCACTTCGGGGACCCGCAGTTCAGGCAGACCCCGGTCTGGTCAAGGGCGTCCGGGACGGCTGCGGTCACGCGGGTGACAGGCTGCATCGGATGCCCGCACGTCGGGCACGCGCCCGGCGCCGAGGACATGTTCCCGTGGCAGGCGTAAGCGGGGGCGGCGGCCGGAGGGTAAGGGATGAAGGGGGTGCCGTCGGGGAGCGCCCCCGGCAGCGGCGGCAGTGCCGGGAGCCGCACCGCGCCCCGCTTGTCCGGCGGCTGGCTGGCCATCTTGGCGTACTGGCGCAGGACGATCTCAGCGACCCTGCACGACGGGCACGGGTACCCGGCCTCGATGACGTGCCGCCAAGCCAGGCAGCACTCGTGAACCGGGCCGTCGCCGTCAGCGCGCCACGACGGGCGGGCGCAGATGCGGCACGGGGCCGCTTCCAGTACAGCGCTGGTCCGGTTCAGGTTCTGCGGCGGCACCGGGGTGTACGCCATGCCGGCCGGCCGTGGCGGCGCGCAGGCGGCGCACAGCCGGCCACCGGGGTACAGGCCCGCCGGGGACCCGCCGCACGTGCTGCACGGCGCGGTCATCACGCAGCCGCCTTCACAGCCGGGGCGGTCATCGTGACCTCCGGGGCGTCCATCTGATGGGTCGCGCCGTCTGCCGGGCAGATCCCCCGGGCACCGCCACCTACCGGGGCCAGCTCACGATCCGGGTGGACCGGGCAGGCGACGGCGGCGCGGATGCGGAGAGCGGAGGTGGTCATCAGGCCACCGCCTCGGGGGCTGCGTTACGGGTCGCCCACTCGGCTGCGAACGCTTCAACATCCACGTTGCGGCCAGAGCAGATCTCGCCGATCAGGGCAAGCACGAACGGCCGGTAGAGGTCGATCTTGCGGCCGAACCTGCGACCGGGGAACTGGCCGGCGTTGAAGCGCCGGTAGACCGTGAGCGGGCTGACCTTCAGGAGTCCCGCCGTCTCCCTGACGGAGATGTACGTGGACTCCTGTTCGCCCGCTTGTTTCCCGAAGCTCTGCACACTCCGAAGTTAACTCATCGTATCGCATAATGCAAGCATTGCCAGAGATATGCGATACTGACGGTGCCAGGTTCCGCACCCCGGGTGGGCGCGTACCCCGGCTGACCGCACGTCAGCCGGGGTACGTTGCTCGCAGCCTCGCAATTTGGGAGCATGGAAGCGGCAATGCGGAACCAAGGAGGTACCAGCCATGAAGTTCGACCAGATCGAGTTCCTGTGGAAGACCGCCGACTCAGGCGGCGGCAACTGCCCGTCGCTCAGCCGGGTCGCGGGCGGTTACATCGTCAACGGCGTCCCCGTGGACGAGGAGACGCGCGCCACGATCCCGCACGCCGCAGCAGGCGGCGAGGCTGCCGTGTTCGTCCCCGCCGACGTCCTGGACCGCCTGAAGGGACTTATGTGACCCTGCTCGACGACGCCAAGTTCTCCGAGGTGCTGCTCAGCTTCGAGCACACCGCCTTCAGGCTTGAGCTTCAGCGCTCCTACGCCGTCGCCCACGAGGCACCGCAGTTCGCGGCCTTCCTCCGGGGCGACCCTCAGCCGGGGCCGGACGACCCTGAGCTGCGGGACTGGTACAAGGGCGTCGCCGGGCATGTCGCGCAGGGCGGCAAGGTGGAGCGAGTGCGCGTCCAGGAGGACCCGCCGACCGACTACCAGCGGTTCGAGCGGTGGCTTGACCAGTGGAACATCGAGGCCGGCGAGGTCATGCGGTACATGACCCGGCAGCGTGCGCACGAGGTCGGGCTGCTGCCGGCGGCGGGAGACGCTGACTGGTGGCTGCTCGACTCAGCGCGGCTGATCGTGATGCGGTTCGATGACGCAGGGCACCGGATCGCAAGCGAGCTCGTCACCGACCCCGAGGCCGTACTCCAGGCGTGCAAGTGGCGGGACCTGGCAGTCCACCACAGCGTCCGGCATCACTTGCCGGGCGCTGCCGCCTGATCAAAGGGAATCCCGTGGAATCGCTTGAGGAATGGCTCACCGAGCCGGAAGGACTGGCGACCCGCCTGCGCGCCCTGCGCGCGCAGGCGGGCCTGTCCGGTAAGCAGCTAGCCGACGCCAACGGCTGGGCGCAATCGAAGGTCTCCCGCATCGAGAACGGCCAGCAGATGGCGTCACCGGACGACATCCGGGCATGGGCCGGAGTCACCGGCTCCGGCGAGGAGACCGTGCGGGAACTACTCGCCAAGCGCGAGGAAGCGCGGATCATGCACGCAACCTTCCCGCAGCGGATGCGCCGCGGGCAGGCCGCCACGCAGAAGACCTACAGTGACCTCGCCGCCGGCGCCACCCTCATTCGCGACTTCGAGACCGTGTACGTACCGGGGCCGCTCCAGATCCCCGACTACGCCCGCAGGGTGCTGACGGAGATGATCTCCCTGCACAGCCTGGAAATTGACGACGTGGACGCCGCCGTCCAGGAGCGCATGGCACGGGCGCAGATGCTCTACGACCCGGCTAAACGGTGGGAGTTCCTGATCGCCGAGCCGGTCCTGCGCTGGCTGCTGCCCGCGCCCGCAGTGATGCGCGCCCAGCTTGACCGCCTCCAGGGCGTCATCGGCCTCGAGCGGATCCGCCTCGGCATCGTCCCCATGGGGGTTGAGCTGAAGACCACGCCGCAGAACACGGTCGCGATTTATGTGGGTGCCGAGACGGTCACGGTCTCGGAGACCTTCATCGGAGAGACGTGGCATCGCGGCGATGAGGCCGCAGCCTACGCGAGGGCGATCGACCGGCTGTGGGAAGACGCCTTGGAAGGCGACGCGGCTCGGGAACTGATCGTCCGCGCCAGGAACAGCCTGCGAGAAGGGCCGTGACGAATGCGTTACAAGCGGTGGAACAGGAACCCGGAATGAAGACGGCCCTCTACCGCATCTTCGGCGACGAAGACGACTCGCTGCTGTACATCGGCATCAGCAAGCACTTTGGGATTCGGTGGACGGAACACGCCGCGGAACAGCCGTGGTGGCCGCTAACGGAACGCATGACCGTGTACTGGCACGGGACGCGGGAACGTGCCCGCGCGGCAGAGCGCACGGCCATCGCCGCCGAGCATCCCCGGTTCAACGTAAGAGACACGAACCCTCGGCAGCGACGGCGGTCGGTCTCACCACCGCCGGGCGGGCGGGCCGGCCCTGTTCCCACGCGCCTGACGATCGCATTCGCCGGGGCGCCCCTCACGATTCACGCTGGCGACATCGAAGGCTACGCATCGCCTTTCCAGGAAAGATCCGGTGCCGTCATCTTCGAGGGGTTCATCACCGGGCCTGGAGCACGAGGAATTCTCTATCCCGGGTGGACCCCCGGATGGCAGGACTGGGCGAGAGAAATTCAGGAGCGGGGCGGTGTCATGACTCCGGAGGAAGTGGAACTGTGGACGCATCCAAGGGTTTCGTGAACATGATGATCCAGGTAGCCGTGCTGCCCGGGAGCGACCAGCGGCCGAACGAGGACTTCGCGGGGGCGCTCCCGTCGTGCGCGGTGCTCCTCGACGGGTCCGGCGGGCCGGCTGAGCTTCCCTCCGGGTGCATCCACGGCACGCCGTGGTACGTCCGGCAGCTCGGCGCACGCTGCCTCGCGGGCATGGAAACGGCCCCGGATGAGCCGCTCCCTGACATCCTCGCCGGGTGCATCACTGAAGTCTCTGACTTGCACCGCGGCACCTGCGACCTGTCCGCTCCCGGCACCCCGGCGACGATCGTCGTCATGGCGCGGGCGCGCGGGGACGCGTTCGAGTACCTCGTCCTCGGCGATTCCACGATCGTGATCGACGCCGGCGGGAAGCTGACCGTGGTCTCTGACCGGCGCATCGACGGCGTGGCCGTCGGCGAGAAGCGGGCCATGGAGGCGCTGCCGACCGGCACCCCCGGGCACCAGGCGGCGCGGATCCGGTTCGTCACCCGGCAGCGGGAACTGCGGAACTCACCCGGCGGGTACTGGATCGCAAGCACGGACCCGCAGGCAGCACACGAGGCGTACACCGGGAGCGTGCCGCTCGCCGGGATGCGGCGCGCGTCCCTGATGAGCGACGGAACCACCCGGTTCACGGAGTTCGGCCTCGGCACCTGGGGAGAGCTGCTGTCCATCCTTGACCTGTGGGGGCCTGCCGCAGTGTTCTCCCGGATCCGCGCGGCGGAAGACGGTGACCCGGACGGCATCCGCTGGCCACGGGCCAAGCAACGCGATGACGTTGCGGTCGTCCATTTCACCACGTTCAGGCGGGATGGGTGGGGCCACATCGACCTGCAGACCGTGCCTACCGGAGAGGCTGCCTTAACGATGGAACCCGAGGTGAGCAGCCCGTGAAAAAGAGATCGGGCCGCCGCAGGTATCTCACACCCGCGACGGCCCCAAGCACCGGAACCCTCTGAAGAAGGCCAGGACTTAACTATGAGTAAGACTACCGCACGTTCCCCCTCGGCGGTCAACTCGTGACCGCCGAGGGCATCGTCATCGAGCGCAGCGTGCACGCGCAGGGATTCGTGGTCGTCGGCAACGACGCAGCGCGCGACAGCCGGCTTAGCTTCCGGGCACGCGGCCTGCATCATTACCTCCTCAGCCTCCCGCCCGGCTGGCGGGTGACCACGGCCCAGATCGGCAAGGACAACCCCGAAGGGCGCGAGGCGATCCGCACCGCCCTGAACGAGCTGGTCAAGCTCGGCTACGTGACCAGGGCAAAGCGCCAGGATGAGCGGGGCCGGTGGTTCACCACCATGACGGTTCACGACAAGCCGCAGGGCGTAACTCCCAGTGACGACCCGGCTACGGCAACCGAAGACGGGTTTCCGGGCACCGGAAACCCGGACTCCGGTGAACTGGGCGCTAAACAGAAGACGGTTACCGAAAACGGTAAAGATCAAGAGATGGCCCAGGGGCGGGCCTCCCGGCGGGCGCAAACCTTCGGTTCGCGCGAGCCGCGGACAGTCGGTCAAGTCGTCGCGGACATCCGCCAAGCCGTTGCCGGGGTGCACAGCGAGGCCGAGGCTGATGAGCTGACCGACGGCCAGGTGCTCGGCCTGTACTTCACGTACGCGAACCCGAAGAAGCCAGCCCGGGACCTCGTCGCCTACATGTCCAAGATCCTCGGCGACGCCCCTTACCTGGACACGCTCATGGCCAGCGTCGAACCGGTCTGCGTGCCGTGCTGGCAGTTCGAGAGCAACTGCCGCTGTGAGGCGGCGTGACACCGGGTGCTCGTACCACTCGACCTGCGGACGCGGCCTACTGCAGAGCGGCCCGTGCCGCATGACCCGAAAGGACACCCGATGGACCCGACCACGCCAGGCCCAGCCGCATCCGAAGGCCCGCCACGGGGAGACGGAGACGGCCAGCCGCGCGGTCCGCAAGGCAGTAGCGAGGCGGCCCGCCGTGCGTCGATGATCGTCCGGGCCGCGCGGGAGTGCGTTGTGCACGCGCGGATGGACCGTGACGCCTTCGCCGCCTACCTCGGCATGACGCTGGGCGCGGACATCCCGCCTGAGGAACTTGAATTCTGGGAGCTAGGCGGCTCCATGCCCGGGGATGTCCTGCTGCTGTGCGCCGCGGTGATCCGGGAAGTCGCCGACGCGGTGCCCGGCCTCGCGCTTCCGCCCGGCGTTCGCCGGGATGTCGAGAGGTTCTCACGCGGCCTGCCCCGCTTGGCTCCTGACGACCCGATCCGCGAGGCACTCGGCGGTGAGGCGGCATGACGCTCGGGCCAGTCGGTGAAATCAGCGACTTACATTCACGCAATTCCGCCAGTGTTAGGGGTCATGGTTGACCCCGAAAGCTTCCCGAACATAGGTTCGGGCAAGGAAACAAACGGAAGGATCATCCGATGGAATCAACGATCAAGCAGGCATTCAACCTGCTGCCGGGCCTGCCCGCACGGGACGACGCCGAGGTAGCGGAGCTGATGGAGGTCATCGCAAAGCTCCCCCGCGAGAACGTGGAGGAGGTCGTCAGGGACCTGCTGCGGGCGGCGGCCGGGTACCGGCGGTCGGGGGATTCGTCCTACCTGACCGGTTTGGCCGAAGATGCCCTTGTCACGATCCGGCTACGCAGCGATCCTGAGGTGGACCGGGCGCTGAGAGATGCGCCGAGGAAGCCGGCCGGCCCTGGCGAGTCCCTGGACGTGGAGGAGATGCTGCGGGAGCGCGGCCTGTAGGGGATGGTGCGTGATGGCGCTGCGTCTCGCCGCTGACGGCGTGCAAGTGGTCGATGAGTGGCGGGTGCAGCGTCAGTCGCCGGAGGATGAGCGGCTAGTGGCCGAGATGCTCAGGTCGGTCGCCGACGGCCGCTGGCAGCAGTGCTGGCGGTCGTATAAGGACCAGTCAGAGCCGGACGTCACCGTGATCGAGCTCCGGGACGGGCTGGTCGCCCACGTGCGCCTGTGGGACGGTGACGCTGAGGATGAGTTCACTGTCGTCGCCATCAGCGACGTGCCCGCGGGCGGCGAGTGAGCGCGGTGGACCCGCACGGCCCTAGAGCGCGACCGTCCTGCTGCCGTACGGTGGACGGCGTGGCCCCCTGCATTCATGCTTACTTGATCGCTGAGCTCTCCGTCCTCGGCGTCGCGCTCATCGTAGCGGCCGTGATATCGATCCGGATCGGCGCGTGGCACTGGGGCTGGCGGTAGCCCCTCGAATGTCGGTGCCTGTCGTTACCCTGCGGGCATGGACGGGATGACCCCGATTGACTTCCCTGAGCTTCCCCCGCCGGGGCCTGAGCGCTCATGGTGGGAGGTGTCGGCGTCGTTCCCTGACGGGGAGGCGCCATGGCCTCCCGTGTCATACCCGGCTGAGGCGGGGGTGCTGGCGGTTCACACGGCGAGGATGAGCGTGATCATGGTCCGGGCCGGGTCCGGGTCGGAGGCGCTGGCGGCTGCTGAGGGGCTTCTCGGGCTGGGGCCGGCGGAGTGGCGGGTGCGCTTGGCGCCAGTGACGGCCATCTCCGTTCAAGCTTGACTGCCTGCCGGCGGCGTGAGCGGATTTGCAATTGCACGTGCTATTGCACATGCGACCTGACCTGCGCTGAGACACGAGGAGGCCCTGCGTGTAGCGTGGAAGTTGCTGAAGCTACCACGACTACAGGCAGGGCAATCTCATGCACGACGATAGCACGACAGGCGACCGCGTCCGCAGGCTCCGCGTCCTCGCGGGCATGAGCCAGGGTGACCTCGCGAAGGCGGCGCGGGTGTCGCTGCGGACCGTCAAGGACATCGAGGCCGGCAACGGCCACCAGCGGGGCGAGACCCTCCACAAGGTCGCGCGGGCGCTGCGGGCCCGGACCAGTGACCTCACCGCGCCGGGGCGCCCGGAGCGGGTGCCCGCCGAGCCGTGGGGCGACGTCCGCGCCGCCCTCTACCACCCGGCCGCGGGGGACGCTGAGCCTGCGACCCCGGCGGGGGTCCTCGCGGCACTGGACGGTATCCGCCCCGACTGGGAGGCCGCCCGCTACTCCGCCGCCCGCCCCGCGCTCCCGGCCCTGATCGCCGACGCCCTGTCGCTGCCCGGTGACACGGCCGGGCGGTCCGCGCGGTCAACGGCCCTGTCCGCGGTCGCGTGGCTGCTGACGATGACCCGCCAGTTCGATGACGCCGCCGTCGCGGCGAGGCTCGCGCAGGACGCCGCCCCGGAGATGCCCGACTACCTCGCCGCCGTGTCGATGAGGATCTGGGGGCTGCTGCGGCAGGGCCGCACCGAGGAGGCCGCCGCGATCGCCGTCCGCCACGCGGATGAGGCGGAGCCGAAGTTCAGCAGGGCGACGACCGGGGAGATGGCCGGCTACGGGCGGATGCTGCTGTACGTCGCGCACGCGATGGCGACCGACAACCGGCCCGGGGAAGCGCAGGACGCGCTGCTGCTGGCGCGGGCGGCGGCGGCAAGGCTCGGGCGGGAGGTGCCGTTCCACCCGGCTACCACGGCCCGGTTCGGGCCGGCGACGGTGATGGTCATCACGGCGGAGAACGCGGCGCTGACGTGGCAGCCCCGCCGGGTGCTGGCCATCGCGGACCGGGTCAGGGGGTCACTCCAGCTGATCGAGCCGGCGCAGCGGCTCCGGCACCGCCTCGACGTCGCCTCCGCGCACGCGATGCGCCGCGAGTACCCGGAGATGGTCGGGGTCATGGCGGGGCTGCGGGCGCAGGCACCGGAATGGCTCGCCTCACAGCAGTACGCGCGGGACATTCTCGAGCGCGTCATCGACAGGCGGCGGGGGCCGTGGCCGGAGGGGCTGCGGGAGCTCGCCGTGGCGACCAGGCTGCCTGTCTGACCCGATGACCTGCGCTTTTGCACTTTCGCCGTCGGCGGGGCGCGAATGGCCGTTGCGCCCTCCTTGCTGCCGCGCGTAGCGTCCCCTTCCATCGAACGGAGGCGGGCAGCCTCCGGGCCGCTACGCCGGCAAGGGGGAAGGGATCCCGGGGAACCGCGCCCCATGGGGTCTCGCCCGGCCGCAGGGAGGGTGATGGTGATGGGGGAGGCAGCTACGCGGGCTGCCAGCCGGCGTAAGTCAGCCGCGCCGGACGGGTACGACCAGGTTGTCCGGCGGGAGGAATTCGAGGAGGCCCACCCGGCCGCGCATATCCGGTGTGACGGGCGGGACTGGCGCGCGCAGTGGTCTCTCGGCGGGCCCCCGCTGCGGTCCCGGCCCCACTGGCAGCTGAACGGTCTTCTGGATGAGCTGGACCGCCTCGCCGCCGTCGACGCCGAACGGCGGGCGATCATGGGCGACTTCCCCGGCTGGCACTGCTACGTCACCCGCCGCGGCCCGATGGAGTGGTGGCGGGCTTTTCCCCTCGGCGATGGCGTGCAGGCGCCCCCGGAGGTGATCGCGGCGACCCCGGCGGGGCTGCGGACCGTGATCGCCGCGGCGGCGTGGTCCCGGTGGCGGCTGATCGTCCCGGCATGGGCGGCGGCGTGAGCGGGGCGGCGGGCAGGCTGGTGTGCCGGAAGTGCCGTGAGCCGGCGCGGCTGGAAGGCCCCGGCGCGCGCGGGGGCCCGCTCGAGCGGGCCCTGGCCCGCGCCGTCCACGACGCCACCGGCCTGGAGCGCGGCCCGGACGGCCACGTGGCCGCCCCCCTTGACGCGGGCATCGCCCGGCCCGCGCCCGCGTGATCCCCGGGGGACGGGGCGGCTCTCCCCGCCCCGTCCCCCGGCCTTGCGGTCACGAGCCCGCGCGGGCAGCCCCCGCCCCCCCCCTGCCGAGAGAAGGCCAGCCTTGCCGTCGCCTGAAGGTCCCCCCCGCCCGGTGCCGTCCCGCGTCCGGGACGCATTGCTCGGCGGTGACCGTAACCTTGCCGCCGACCGGGACCACGCCGCGATGATGGAGGCCCGGTTCCCCGGCACCGCCGCCGCAGTCCGGGACGCCGCCGCGTTCACCGCCCGGGCCGTCACCTGGGCGGCGCGGCAGGGCATCGCCCGGTACGTGGTGCCCGAGCCGTGGCTGCCGTCGTGCGCGGTCCGGTCCGCCGCGCGGGCGGTGATCCCGTCAGCGCGGGTGGCGTACCTGTGCGGGGCGGGTGACCCGTCCGCGGTGGCGTACGCCCGGGACGCGGCTGCCCGGTTCCCCGGCACCGTCGTGGTCAGCGGCGCGGGGGGGCCGGCGGCGCTGCTGGCGTCGGCGGCGGCGCGGGCGGTCACCGGGGAGGGCGAGCCTGCCTGCGCGGTCCTGGCGATGATGGTCCACATGATGCCCCCCGGCGGTGCCCGCGGGCTGGTCGCCGGGGTGGCGGCGGGGCTGGCGCCGGGGTCGTGCGTGATCGTGTCGGCGGCGGTCCCGGCGGCCGGTCCGGACGGGGACGCGCTGATCGCGGCGGCGGCGGGGTGCGCGCCGGCGTGGCGGCACCCCCCTGCGGTGATCGCGGGGTGGCTGGAGGCGGCGGGCCTGGAGGTGGTGCCGCCGGGGGTGACGGACGTGCGGGGGTGGCGGGCGGGGTGGCCGGAGCCGCGGCTGCGGGCGCGGCCGCCGGCGGCGCTGATGATCGCCGGCGGGGTGGCGCGGGTGCCGGGCTAGGCGGGCAGCGGCCGGGTGGCGTGCTCGCCGTCGCGGAGGCCCTGCTCGTAGGCGTCGGCGGCGATCGTCCCGGCGCGGGACAGGCGGGCGAGGAGCCGGCTGGTGTCGGCGAGCTGCTCGGCGAGCCACAGCAGCTCGGGGCAGGGCGCGGGGGCGGCGCGGGCGGCTGCGCGGGCCTGGGCGCACAGCGCGGCGGCGCGGCGGAGGAGGTCCGCGGTGGCGGGCGGGGCGGGCGGCGGGGGTGATGCCCCGGGGGCGGCACCGCAGCCGGCCCCCGGGGGACAGAGGGTAATCAGGCCGTAGCTGTGCGTCATGTCCGCAGCGTAACCGGTTAACGGCACTCGCAACATGCGTAACACCAGGTTAACCCTTTAACACCACCGGGGGACCGGTCAGCCCGCCCGCCGTGCCGCCCGCAGCGACGCCCGCCGCGCCCGCAGGCCCGCGATCTCCTCCGCCCGCTCATCCGCGGTGAACTCAGGCGACTCCCAGATCATCCGCTCGAGCGGGTCAGCGAACGGCACCTCGCCACGGGCCTCCGCCAGCACCTGCTCCCGCAGCGGCGCGTTCACGGCCTTCAGCGCCGCGTACAGGGCATCGCGGACGGCCTGGTCCGGCGGCGGCAGCGCCGGGGGCTCCGTCTCGTAGCCGGCGGCGGGCAGCAGCCGCAGCGCGAGGCCGGACACGGCGGGGCGGTTCTCGATGAGCCACGCGGTGAGGCGGCGCAGCGGCTCGTAGCCGGGGCGGCCCGTGCCCTTGGCCCACCGCCATGCCTGGCTGCGGTCCACGCCCGCCGCGTCGGCTATGTCGGAGTCGGTAAGGCCGGCGGCGGCCTTTGCCTCCTTCAGGAGGCGCGCGAGCTCAGCGCCGTCGTCGTGCACCGATGCAACATAGCACACGGGGCCTTTGAGCGCACGCACGCGGGGTTCCCGCTGGTCACGGTACCCGCCGGGTGTGCGCCTGCGCAACGGGACACGCAGGCCGAGGGGTGCCGATTGACAAATCGCTGGCCACGGGCGTTGAGAATGCGCACGCGCACTGGTATGTTGAGTGCATGCGCACTCCGACCTTGCCGCCCCCGGGACCGCCGGCCCCGGCGACCCTCCGGCTCCGCGACGGCCAGTTCCGGCGGTACGCCGGGCTGCAGGGCCTCGTCACCGACGCCGAGATAGCCGCGGCAACTGGCCTGGACCGGTCCACCGTCAACCGGCTGCTCCGCCGCGAGCTCGCCCCCGGGCACCGGATCATCGCCGCGATCCTGCTGGCGTTCCCCGACCGGCGCTTCGACGACTTCTTCGAGATCGCCCCCGGGGCAGTACCCGCCGCCGCCTGAAAAGCGTGCCCCCGGCCGCCTTGCACGCGACCGGGGGAAGCCGGAGAGCAACCGGCACACCGCCAACGATAACCGAACGGAGAGCGAATCGCATGACCATGACCGCCATTTCGCCCGAAAAGGCCGCCGGCGCCCCGGATGACGAGGCGACGCGACGCGCCGCCTACGTCGCCGGGCTACGGGTCCTCGCCGGGATACTGGAGAACCACCCTGAGGTCCCGCTGCCCTTCCACGGGTCGGCCAGCCCGCTCACCTTCCACTTCCTGGCCGGCAACGGGGACCGGGAGAGGATGGCCGCCGCCGCCCGGGCGCTGCCCTGCACGTGGCGGAAGGGCGCCCGGGACTACGGCGAGCTCGGCGGTGCCTACTTCGACCTCGCCGGGGACCTCGCCGGCCTGAAGGTTCAGCTCACCGCCGCCCGCGAGGACGTCTGCGAAAAGGTCGTCACCGGCAAGCGGGAGGTCACGGAGATGGTCAAGGACCCCGTCCTCCTCGCCGCGGTGCCCCTGACCGAGGTCACCCGCGAGGTCGAGGAAGTGGAATGGCGATGCAGGCCCGTCACCGCCCCGGCGAAGGCCAGGACCACATGACCAGCCCCGGCCCCGCCACTGCGGAAGTGTCAGTCACCCGCGACGACGATTCCCGCTACTACCCGTACCCGCCGACCCAGGAGCTCCTCGACTCGGTCACCACGATCATCGGGGCGACGAGCTCCAAGCCATGGATCGCGAAGTGGCACGGGTCCACGTCAACCGCGTGGTGCGTCGACAACATCGGCCGGGTGGCCCGGGTGAAGCGGCTGGAAGGCCGGAAGGCCGCCATCGACCTCGGGAAGGACGCCGCCGAGCGGATCCGCGACATCAAGTCCGACGCCGGCGTCCACGTCCACGACGTGCAGCAGGCACTCATCCTGTGGGCCGCCTCGCCGGGCAGGACCGGCACCGACATCGCGTACCCGCTGCTTCCCGAGCACCTGGAGAAGGCCACCTACGACCTCGGCGACGGACGCCCGGAGCCGCCGCTGCTCCGCGACGTCGTTGACTGGATGGTCGACGGGTTCATCAACTGGGTGTCCGATTTCAACCCCCGCTTCGAGTCCACTGAGATGCCGGTTTACAACCAGCCCCTCGGCTACGCCGGCACCCTCGACGCGATCGTCGCCCTTGACGGGTACGCGCTCAGCTACGGCACCGGCCCGAAGGGCGCCGATGAGGTCATCGCCTCACCCGGGTCCGTCCTGCGGGCCTGCATCGACACGAAGACCGGAAAGGCCCCGGAAGGCACCTGGAAAGAGCAGCTCGCCGCGTACCGGCGGGCCACCGAGTGCCAGCCCGCGATGGTCGAGGGGCTGTACCCGATGCCCCCCACCGACTGCGGGGCCGTGCTGCACCTGCGGCCCGACTACCCCGACGGCTACTCGCTGACGCTGGTCTCCGCCCGCGATGACGAGGCGGCGTGGGAGCGGTTCGCGAAGGCGGCCAGCATCTACCGGGACCGGCAGGCGGTGAAGGACAGGCCAGGCCCGGCTATCCGCCCGCTGAACGCTGACGGCACCATGCCCGGCTACCGGCTCTGCGATGTCATCGGCATGGGCTACGGGCGGGCGCTCGCCCCACTGCGGAAGGCCCTCGGCGCTGACGCGGAGCTAACCGAGGTCGCCCGGTTCAGCGCCGGGGAGATCCTCGCCGTCAAGGGCGTCGGCCCCAAGCTGATCGACGTCATCCGGGAGATGCTCGCCGACCACCACCTCGCCCTCAAGGGCGAGGAGATCCTGCCACGCACGTGCCCCCCGAACGCGAAGGCGGCCTGACCATGCCGATCGAATTCCGGTTCTCAACCGGTGACAAGGAGATAGCCGACAGCATCGCCCGCCAGTACGGCGGCGAGGTGCATCCGCTGGACGGCCCTATCGGCGGGTACGAGGTCGTGGCCGTCATCGCCAGCACGGACGCTGAGGACGACGCCACCTTCGATGGTGACCTCACCTACTGGAGCGACGACGACGTGCCGGCCGGGGACGTGGCCTGACATGCCGATCGACGGGACGCTCCTCGGGCTGCAGCGGCGTGACGCGCGGCTCGGCGAGATCCGCATCGGCACGTCCGTGGAGGTGCCCGGGAAGAAGGGCCGGCAGCCGCAGCGGCTGGAGGCATTCCGGTTCACCACCTCAGTTGAGCTGAACGCGCGGGCCATCGTCGCCAAGTTCGGCGGGGAGATGGCCCCCTGGGAGCGGCGGAAGGGCCGCTGGGAGGTCATCACCGCCTGCACCGCCCTGGAAGTGTTCGTGCCCCCGGCCGGGGCGGCGGTCGACACGAACATGGAACTGTGGGACGACCAGAAGCGGCTCCGGGTCTGCGACGGCCGTATCGAGCAGATCAGCGGCGAGCCGTGCTCCTGCCCCCGCCCCGCCGACCCGTATGACCCGGCGTCAGTGCGGGCGGCCCTCGACGAGCGGCACCGGCTTGCCTCCATGCGGCACCCGCAGGCATGCAGGCCCCGCACCCGCATTAACGTCACCATCCCCGGGCTGCCCGGCCTCGTCGGCGTGTGGTGCCTCAGCACTGGCAGCGAGAACGCCGCCGTGGAGATCGCCGCCGCCGGCGACGCGATGATGTTCGCCCGCGAAGGCGGCGTCTACCTCCCCGCGGTGCTGTCCATCCAGTGGCGGAACCGGGCCGACACAGGGGCGCCCTACCCGGTGCCGTTCCTCCAGATCGGCGTGTCGATGGCGGAGCTCGCCGCAGGGCAGTTGCCTGCCGGGGTGGGCGGCCTGGCGGCCCAGCTCAAGGCCGCCGCGGAGCACCGCGCTATCGCCGCTGACGGGGACCAGGCCCGCGCTATCACCGCCGGGGGCGAGGAACGCGTCATTACCGGGAAGACCCTCCCGCCCGGTTCTAAGCCCCCCGCTGCGGACGATGACGGGCAGTGGCCGCAGGAGCCTGAGGAGCCCGCGGACGGCGTCCTGGCCGAGGATGAGGTGGACTGGCTCGCCGCCGACTCGGAAGCCGCAGCGACCTTCACCACGAAGGACCAGGCCCGCGCACTGTGGCGGGCAGTCGCGGCCAGGGCCAGCGCTGGCGTGTACGGGGCAGACGACGCCGAGCGCATCCAGGGCACCATAACCGCACGGCTGGCGGACCTCGCCGCGCCCGCTGGCACGCTCGCCGACGATGACCCGTGGCGGCTGAAGGCCGAAGGGCTCGGCGACGAGCACGACGCCGCTAACGCGCTTGACGAGCTCGCTGAGCGTACTTCAGCCGGGGCCGTGGACCCCCGCCGTTCTGCCCTCATCCGCGCCGCCATCCTGGCCCGCTTCCCCCGGGCGGAGGCGGCATGAACGCCCCCTGGCACCTCGGCATGATGTGCGCGTTCGACACCGAAACTACATCGGCCGACCCCGAGGCGGCCCGGCTGGTCACCGCGTGCATCGCCTGGATTGACGGCAGCGGGAACACCCCGCCCGCGTCGCGGGACTGGCTGGTGGACCCCGGCTGGGACATCCCGGAGCAGGCCACCGCGATCCACGGGATAACCACCGCGCACGCCCGCGAGAACGGCACGCCGACAGTCACCGCCCTCCCGGAGATAACCGGGGAGCTGACCCGGGCAGCGTCCGCCCTCGCCCCCGTGATCGCGTACAACGCCCCCTATGACCTCACCGTCCTCGACCGGGAGACCCGCCGCCACGGCATGACGGCGTTCGGGGCGGAACTGGACGCCGCGAAGGCAACCGTCGTGGACCCGTTCGTGCTCGACAAGGCACTCGACCCGTACCGGAAAGGATCACGGAAGCTCACCGACGTCGCCGCGCACTACGGAGTGAAGGCAGGCGAGGCGCACACCGCCGCCGGGGACGCGGTCACCGCCGCGCGGATCGCGTGGAAGATCGCCGCCGCCTACCCGCACGTCGGGCGCATGTCACTGACTGAGCTGCACGCCTTCCAGGTGAAGGCGAAGGCGCAGCAGGCCCGCTCATTCCAGGACTACCTGCGCCGCACTGGCAGCGCCGAAGTAGTAGACGGGTCATGGCCGCTGCGGGCATGGGCGGAGGCGGCATGAGCGCCTTCAGCGCCGCGTGGCAGGAAGTCACCTGCCGTACCTGCAAGCGCACGTACACCTGCACGCCGGAAGACGACTACTACAACGCCGACAGCGCCACGACCGGCGTATGCCACGGATGCCTCCTCGCCGGGAGCGGCCTCAACCCGGAGACCACGCCGGTCCGGGTGATCAACCTGACAGGCGGGGGAACTGACCCGCGTGACCTGTCACGCAAGCCCGGGGGCGCGTCATGAAGCGGTCACAGATGCCGCGCCGCGCTACGCCGATGCGCCTGTGCGGGAAGCAGTACTGGTCAGCCGGGGAGATACCCGAGGGCGCGCGGCTCAAGGACGGAGACTGCCCGTGCGGTGCCCTCCACGCCTGGCCGTCATCTCCAGCCCGGGTCCAGGCACTGCCTCCCCGCCCGCGTGACACGGGGTTCCCTGCCCGGGTGAAGCTCCTCGTGCGCGCCCGCGCCGGAGCCGGGGAAATCGATGACGCGGCCTGCGAGTCGTGCCGCCGCTGGCTAGGCCGGTACGGCGGTCAGGTGCAGCACATCGTGGCGCGCGGCGCGGGCGGCACGAGTAACACGGTGCTCGCCACCGTCGTCAACGCGGCGCTGCTGTGCGGCACTCCGGGAGACAAGAAGACCTGCCATGGCCTCACCGAGTCCCGTGACCTGCGGATGCAGGCGAGGGGCTTCTGGCTCCCGCGGGGAACCGACCCGCGCCTGGCACCGATGACCTTGCACACCGGCGCCGAGGTGTGGCGGTCCGAGGCCGGCGGGTACCTGTTCGAGGCCCCGGCAGGTGCCGC